CCTTGACCGAGCAGTTCCCTATTGAGAGCAAGAATTATATCTTACAGGTCAGTAATGTAAAAGCAGATCCTAAGAAGTTTACGGCAAATGATGAAAAGACGGCCATCCTACAATCCAAGTCTTTGACTTATCCAATTAGAGGAGACCTAACCTTGACCTCCAAGGCCACGGGTAAGGTAGTAGACCATATTACAAACTTCCCTCTTATGGATGCCTTCCATATGACCAGTAAGCATACCCTGCTTTACAAAGGCAATAACTATATTGTTTCCAATCTTCTACAACTGCTTCCTGGAGTCTATACTCGTACCCGTGAAAATACCGGCGAACTAGAGGCCCACTTTAATACTGACAAGGGAGCTTCTTTTAGAATTGTCCTAGAGCCTAAGACTCAGCTTTTCTACTTGGAGGCAGGTAATTCTGCCAACCCTATTGCCCCATTACTGACAAAAGTCTTCGGCCTTTCGGACTCGGAAATAGAAAAATATATACCAAAAGAAGTCTGGGAAAGTAACAAGGTGGCCACAGCCGGTAAAGAAGATAAGATAATCAAAGCTCTTTACTCTAGGATGGTCTATTCTAAGGATCCTAATGTAACCCTCCCCGTAATGATACAGGAACTTAAGGCCTCTATTGAGAAAACTGAACTACACCCTGAGACCACTAAGGCTCTACTCGGCTCTAGTTTCACCAATATTACTCCGGCGGTCTTCTTGACCACCTTGAAGAACCTGGTGCAGGTTCACAAAGGGGATAGGATTGAAGATAATCGGGATAGTCTTGAATTCAAAAAAGTCCAGAACTTGCCCGACTTCTTAGCCACACGCTTCCGTAAAGGGCAAGAGTCCGTCCAAAGAATAAAGAATAATCTTCATTTCGGACTTGAAAAGATAGATCAGAATAATCCTAGAATTAGAGATGCCATTCCTAGTAAGCCTTATAGCAAAGTCTATTCTTCCTATTTACAAAAGAGCTCTTTGATCTCTACCCCATCTGAAACCAACTCAATTGAGAGTTTGGAAAATGTCGGTAAGGTAACGATTTTGGGGCCTGAAGAGGGCGGTATTGGAGAGGAAAGGGCTGTCCCAATGGCCGCCCGTAATATCGACCCAAGTCACCTTGGTATTCTTGACCCGGCCCGTACTCCGGAATCTGGTCATGCAGGTATCGACCAAAGATTTGCCATTAATGCCATGAGGGATAAGGCTGGCAAGATGTATGCCGAAGTAAAAGACTTGGCAGGTAAAATCAAACACTTGTCTGTTTTGGAAATGATGAGTTCTGTAATTGGATTCCCTGATTCAGTAGAAGGAACTACTGTCCAGGCCCAAGATCATGGAGTCCTGAAACGGGTGCCAACCAAGTCAGTCAACTACTGGGTTTCCGACCCTACTTCAATGTACACCTACACTACTAACCTGGTCCCCTTCCTCAATAGTAACAGTTCGGGTAGATTGACCATGGCCGGTAAGTCTATTCCCCAGGCCCTTTCATTGGTTGACCGAGAGGCTCCTTTGGTTCAGACCGTTATGGCCAACAAACAGACTTTTGCACATTACTTGGGAAGAAAGGTCTCTACCACGTCCAAAGTTGGGGGTATAGTAGTCAAAGTAAATGATGAAGAAATACATCTCAAGTCTAAAGATGGATCTATAGAAAAAATTAAGGCAGTAAAGAATCTACCATTCAATATGAAGGGGTTTTTTGATGATGAGAAACCATTGGTATCCCTAGGACAGGATGTTGATAAATATACTGCCGTATATGAAAACAACTATACTAAGGATGGTCATCTTGCCCTTGGTAAAAACCTGGAAGTAGCCTATCTACCATGGAAAGGTTATAACCACGAAGATGGTATTGTAATATCCAAGGCTGCCGCCGAAGGGTTGAGTAGTCACCATGCCTATAAAGTAGACTACGACGTAGTAATTGACACAGTTGCCAAAAAGAATTTGGTCAAACGTTTCTTCCCAGGTAAGTTTACTCCAGAGCAGTTAGCCAACTTAGACGACTCAGGGTATGCCAAAGTAGGAGTAGTAGTTCACAATGGTGATCCGGTCTATGCAGTCCTGGAAAAAAGAGAGCCTACTCCAGAGGATAGAATACTAGGAAAACTACATAAGTTTCTGGTCAACCCCTATAGGCTGGTTACTGAAATATGGTCACATGAGGAACCTGGTTCTGTAGTAGATTCCCATACTTCTGGTAACTCAATTCGTATCCTATTGCGAAGTGTAAAACCTTTGGAGATCGGTGATAAGCTCACGGGCCTTCATGGCAATAAGGGTATTGTATCCTTGATTCTACCTGACTCCAAGATGCCATATAATAAGGATACCGGCAAGACCGTTGACCTACTATTAAACCCGGCCTCTGTGACCAGTCGTATTAACCTAGGTCAAGTAATGGAAACCGTGGCCAGTAAGATTGCCGAAAAGACCGGTAAGCCTTATATGGTTAAGAATTACAGTAGTAACAGTAATGTAAAGGATCTTTCTGCCGAGCTTAAGAGCCATGGATTAAAAGACACTGAAAACCTGGTTGATCCTGAATCAGGCAAGGAATATAATAATATACTTAGTGGTAAACAGTATATTCTTAAATTGTATAAGACCACAGACAGCAATTATTCTGCCAGGAATGTAGGTGGGTATGATGCCGTTGGTCAGCCCGTCAAAGGTGGTGAAGAAGGCTCTAAGGCCGTGGGTTATATGGAAGTTCTTGGACTACTAGGCTCTAATGCCAGGCATAACCTGAAAGAGATCGGGACCACAAAGTCAGAAAATAACGAAGAGTATTGGTCTAAGTTCATTAGAGGTGAAGCCCTGCCTAAGCCACGGTCTACCTTTGCTACTACTAAATTCTTAGACTATTTAAAAGCTTCTGGTGTCAATGTTAAAATTAGTAAAGACTCTTTGGTGGCTAGTCCTATGACTGACCATGACATCGTGTCTCAGTCAAACGGTGAAATTACTGAACCTTCAATCCTGAATTCCAGAAATCTGGAGCCAGAAGAGGGTGGACTATTCGACCAAGTTATTACTGGGGGTTTGAGGGGAAATAAGTGGAGTCACTATAGATTGGCCGAACCAGTTTTAAATCCTATTTTTGAGAACCCAGTCAAGAGTATCCTAGGATTAAGCACCAAGGAGTTTAATGATATTAACTCTGGTAAGATTGGGGTGGTCAAAAAAGACAATAAATTTCATTTGGTTGATACGGTGAACGAGAATAGGTTTATACGGGAAGTTAAACATTAAAATGAATAATCAAGAACCGAAAGTATCTGGAGAGGCCTTTAAGGCTCTACTATCAGGTCTAGACCCGGACAAGAAAATAGCAGAGATTACTGAAGAAATCAAGACGGCCAAGTCAATTTCTAAGAAAGACGAACTTATTAAGCGTCTTAAGTATGTATCTGGCCTTAAAGGTTCTGGGCTGACGGCAGAAAACGCCTACATTCTAAATAACATACCAGTCTTACCTCCTACTATGCGTCCTACGGCCATCATGGGAAACCAGGCCAAGTTTGCTGACATTACCAGCATATATAAAGATCATATGCTGGTCAATAAACCTCTGGGTGAAAACAAGGACTTATTGGAAAACTCTGAACTGATAAAAGAGAGGACTGATGCCTATAATGGTGTTAAGGCTATAATGGGCCTAGGGGAGGCTATAAGTCCTAATTCCAAGGGCAGGGGTGCCCGAGGGCTCTTGGCTCAAATCTCTGGCTCTGGAGGCCCTAAGACAGGCCTATTCCACTCTACTTTATTATCTAAAAAACAAGACTTCAGTGGTAGGGCCACGATTTCGGCAAATCCAGATCTAGGGTTTAACGAGGCAGCCGTGCCTATAGATATGCTGTGGACACTATATAAATTCCATATACTGAGAGATTTGGCCAAGCAGGGTCTTGATTATGTTACATCAGAAAAGGCTTGGAGTGATCGTAATACAGTAGCAACCAGCAGTTTTAATAAGGTCATAAAAAACATACCTATAATTCTGAATAGGGCACCTACTCTTATGAAGTCTAATATAATTGCAATGATGCCTGTCCCGGTGGAGGGTAGTACTATTGGCATAAACCTCCTACACCTCCGTTATTTTGCAGGGGATTTCGACGGTGACGCCTTGTCGATATTTTGCCCAATGTCACCAGAGGCTGTTAAAGAGGCCAAGGACAAGCTACTGCCCCAGCATCAAATGCATGATTACCGACTTGGTTTGGGTAATTCCCTCATAGGACCACAACACGAATCTATCCTAGGATCTTTCCACCTAACCAACCCGGCTTCTGGAACCCCTACCAAGTTTAAAACTGAGTCTGATGCCTTGAAGGCTTTCCATGCCGGACACCTGGAGGTTAACTCTCCTGTAGAAATTACTGGATGAACCTGGCCCAACGTAAGGCCTCTTTTATAGCCAAGGCCAAGAAGATCTATGGGGATAAATATGAATACGCAAGGTCAGAATACTTTAGGGCCAAGTCCAAGGTTACGGTAACTTGTAAAAAACACGGTGACTTTAACATTGTGGCCCATAACCTGATTCGTAAACAAGCCTCTTGTCCTAAGTGCGTCTCCCGTAATAAGTACGTTTCAGGTCCAGAAAGAGAATTGGCCGAATTCATTTCTGGGCTCGGCTTCGAAGTCATTACTAGTGATAGATCAATTCTCAAAGGCTTTGAAATTGACCTAGTAATACCTGAGGCCAAATTGGCCATCGAGTTTAATGGAATGTATTTCCACAGCCAACAACGTGGCAAAAGACAAGGGTATCACTTATCTAAGACTACTAAGGCAGCAGAGGAGGGATATGACCTGATTCATATATGGGAAGACCAATGGAATACTCGTAAGGATCAGGTAAAGGAGTATTTGGTCAGACACCTTTCTTTTGATGGGCTAAAAAAAACCAGAATCAAGACTGTTACAGAACTCAGTCAAGCCCAGGCTCTCCTTTTTTTAGATCAGAACAGTATACTAGTAGAACCACCTGAGTTTGACCGGGCCTTGGGCCTTTTTAAAAATAAGATTATTGTGGCCAGTATAACATTGGCCGACAACAAAATTACAAGCTATACCTTTCAGGCCACCGCCCCAAGTAATTCCTTGGAGATTCTCCTAAAAGGACTTGGGCCAGTAGAGGTCAACCTAGACAGGTGTCTCCTAGACCAAAAACACTTTATATCCCTTGGCTTTGAACTGGTAAGGACTAATAAACCAAAACTGTTTGCCTACTCTCTTAAGTCGGGGCTTAGGGAAATAGGTGAGAGAATGGTTAAGATATGGGATTGTGGGTCAGTCACACTGAGATTAGTTGGCCCTTAAATTGATTTGACCACTACACCGGATTCTTCGAACATTTTTTTTGATATTTCAAAGGAGTCTTTCCATACCTGTTGTATGTTTAAAATTGATGGGATATAAACTTCTTTGATACCGGCCTGGATAATCAAACCAGCACAAGAGCTACATGGTGGCAGACCCCAGACTAGAATACTACAATCACAGGTGCTAGAACCGGCCCTGGCAGCATTGGTTATTGCATTGGCCTCAGCATGAACCGTATAGGCATATTTGCTTTCCTTGTCATAATACCTGTGGCTTAGGTGTTTTACCCCTCTGGGAAAACCATTCCATCCCTGGCTAACAATGTTTAGTCCTTTTCCAAAAATCAAGGCTCCAACTTTGGTACCAGGATCTACGGACATATTGGAAATGGCCTTGGCCACACCTATAAAATCAGCTATGTTCATTAATAAATTTCTTCCAGGTTGTGTAACTACGAATGAAACTACGGCGATAGCTTGGTAGTTTGGCATGGCTATATTTGATACCGATTAGGCATGACCTATAGATGGCTGCGCTTCTGGAGGCAAAATCTAAGGCAGCCTTAAGTCCCATGTTGTTCAAGATGACTAAGTGACGTGTCTCCATCTGGTTTTCCTAAGATAATATTAAGGGCATGATCTAGAGTGTAGTTTCGGTTCTTCAGATACCCAGCCATGGCAGAGTGTCCTATCTGTTTGGCCTTTCGTCTCAGGCCTGCCGTCACTCCTGGCTTTTCATAGACCACAAAAACTACCGGGTCGGTCTCCCCTTTTTTACTGTAAACTAAGTCCATGAAAAAATATGGAAAATATGTGTCACCCTCAAAATACTTATTAATCATAGTGTAGTAGACGAAGTCAACTAGGTTGGCCTTTAAGGCCTGTTCGTAGATGGTAGCCCCACCAATAATAAAGGTTTCAAGCTCTGGGAAATTACTGGTTTCTTTAATGGCTGCTGCCAAAGATTTGACCACTATACACCCCGGGGCAATATAGCCCAAGTCTCTAGTAATGACAATATTAATTCTTTTAGGTAAGGCCCCTTTTAGGGATTCATATGTCTTCCGGCCCATGATCACTATTTGTCCAATAGTCTTGGCCTTGAAAAAAGCCATGTCCTCTTTAATATCCCAGGGAATCTTGCCTTTGTTGCCTATAATACCATTTTCTGATACTGCTACAATTACATTAATCATTATATCTCCAAAAAAAATACTAGGCCGGGCTTGGCCTAGTATTTACTTAAATACTACCGCAAGAGTTTTTCTTTGGCCATTTTTTGACACTGACAGCTACGGGCTTAATATGCTCCACTATTGCAACAGGTTTGACTGGCTCCACTATTGCAACAGGTTTGACTGGCTCCACTACTGTAACAGGTTTGACTGGCTCCACTACTGTAACAGGTTTGACTGGCTCCACTACTGCAATAGGTTTGACTGGCTCCACTACTGCAATAGGCTCTGGAAATTTATATCCAGGCTGACAACTAGGAGCATCCTTCATCCGCTTAACCTGGCATAGGACCACTATGGAATCTTCCCTCATGCCACGATTCCAAAGGTCATCAGATAAACGTAGTGATTTACACTCTTCGTCAGACCAACTGGTCCCAAAATTTAACCCAAAGGCGGTCCCAGAGACACCGCCACCAGAAGTACCCATACAGACGGCAGTAGGATACGAGATTATTGCTGCCAAGGCTGGGGTGTTTCTGATTGTAACTTTGGCCGGACTGGTATTGGTCAGGGTTACGGACTGGTTACCACCAACCTGACTTTGCCCTTGCCCTTGCCCCTGCCCTTGCCCCTGCCCTTGGCTCATTCCAATATCAATGTCCGAAGACATTGACATGTAATTCCCAGGTTGGTTGGCCATCGCCCCTGTGGTCAAAAACATTGCAACAATTACTAGATATTTCATTTTTTATTTCCTTTGAAGTTGATGTAGTGCTTCTACTGCCGTCTTTGCCTTACCTTCTCGGATAAGCTTGGCGGCGGCGTACTCTTGTTGAATTATAACACAGGAACCTGAAGAGCATTCATTACTACTATTGAAGTCCTCTGCCTCTTTAATTGCCTTGCGGTCAGAATCAGTATTGGGGTGGGACAGAAGATTGATAACTTTAATGCTATCGTCTTCGGTCCAATTACCCCAACCATTTTCCTCTAGCTTGGCTATTTTCTTTGCCATTACTGACCCAACCTCTGGAGCAATAGTAGCCTTAGGCCGCCTGTCGGCATTAAGTATATCTACTTCCTCTTGGGTGAACAGGGGGTCAAGTTTCTGGTCTTCTTCCTTAGCATATCTCAACTGCTCCCGGAGATCATCTAACCTATTGGCCTCTGGTACCAGATTGGGATACATGGTAGTTATCCGCCATCTGTCAGTAAGGCCCGTAAGGTCGGTGGCTGCCTGGAAAAGGGTGTCCACTCTCTTACTATACCCCTCTACAAACATTTCTTGTAGATGTGTTTGCCTTAGAGCACTTTGATATTCTGCATCCAGTCTTTTAAGCTCTTCTAAAGATCTAGCCGAGGATATAGGGGCGGGGGCAGGTTGAGTCGCTTCAGGGGCTGGAGCAGGACCTTGGCCCTGCTCCTGACGAGCACATCCAGAGGCCATTAATGCTATAAGTATTGCGGCTGCCAATTTCATTTTACTACTCCTTGAATTGGGTCGATATTGACCTATGTACTTATACCATTTCTGAGGCTAATATCTAGCCCAGCTTCCTACTATCTTGACAAAGACCAAGGCTTCAGCCACATTTTCGCCGGGTTGGGCAGTAACCTGGGCTATGCATCAGTTTGGTAGTGCGCTGGATAAAATTTTTCAATTATTTTCCTTTTAAAATTAATTCCGTCTTTTGTATAAAAATCGGCAGAAATTAAGGCATTCCTCATCCTCTCTCTGCCAACCGGATTGCTAGTCACAAGCTGCACCTTATCAGGTATAAACTTATATTTAAGACCCCAGACTAAAATATCATACCCTGACTCATCTGCGCCCAGGTCGTGGTCCAGACATAGACATTTCCACCCACCAAAGGCAAGCATTGCTTTACCAGCTCTTGGGGTACGAGCTATAACATCGACATTAAGATTTCTCAGGTCATCAATCAGCAGCCACATTTGACCTCCTTAAAGGTGAGTGAGAAAATAGGCTACTGCCCAGGCTGATGATGCTATAGCAAATGCTTCTGGCCAATTCATACTAGTCTATTTCTCCGCTTCAAGGCTATCATTCCTAATCCACACAAAATCAGTGCATAGGTTTCTGGTTCGGGCACAGCAGTAGTAGGTAGGTAGCAGTAATTAGCCACTACAAATTCCTCAGACCAAGAGTAACTATAGGCAGTCTGAATTGCGGAAGCCCCGGTTGAGTTAGCCATTACAAATTCCTCAAACCAAGAGTAACTATAGGCAGTCTGAATTGCGGAGGCCCTGGTTGGGTTAGCCATTACAAATTCTTTAGGCCAAGAGTAACTATAGGCAGTCTGAATTGCGGGGGCCCCGGTTGAGTTAGCCACTACAAATTCTTTAGGCCAAGAGTAACTATAGGCAGTCTGAATTGCGGAGGCCACGGTTGAGATTGATAATAGTATTACTGCAAATAAGATTTTCATTTTTTAAGCTGTCCAAAATAAGTTTTTCATTTAGTAAATACCTAGTATACCTGGCAGGAATAACTTTAACATATGCGGGGTATATAGTAAAATATCCGGATGGATTACCCTTTATCCAAATCGATACCCCCTTAATGTAGTCATATACTGGTTAATGTAGGTGAAACTTTCTCCTGTACTCAATCCCTCTAAAAACCACTGATCAAGATTTTTACTATATTTGTACGGTTGTATCCAATAAGATGGATGGAATAGTGCAAACAAAAAAGCTTTCATAATACCCTTTCTTTAGAATATCGTACTAACCTATCCCTAAATGGATGTTAACTGGTCAGTAGAATTTGTTTAAATCTTACCTGTACCCTTTAAAGCCCTACCGAATTACATGGGACGTTGGCTATAGAAATAACCTGATATACTATATGGGTTTGAGAGGAGATGGTGGCATAACAAAGACCATGCTTATCTTTAAAATAGGTAAGTTCCTCTGTAACATCCGAGGCCACACCGGAGCTTACCTTTTCTGAGACAGTACATGCAGATAGGAGGATTACCCCTAATAAAAATAGTTTGTTCATAGATCTCTCCTGGGTCGTCAGTAAAATATTTTGTTCATTTAAATTCATCCGTTACCTACTTATATCAAATTCAGGCCGTTATATGTAATATTTAGTCCCCTCTTCTATCCTTAACTGGCTTACCATGGTGCTCTTTATGCTTCCAGACGTCAAAAGGAAATAGCAAAATTTTCATAATAAAAGAAGGCTCCTTTTGGGTCAAGGTAATACCTGGCAAGTTTAAGTGGTCATGCTCTTTCCTATTCCTAAGTCTATTTAATAGTTGGCCCCAAGTCATCAAAGACAGAGGCCAAAGTAAAATTATTGGTCCAGTCAAAAGCAGGGCCATCGACAATATTAATAAGTATATCAAGATAGACATTCTCGTAGACATTTGTCCCAGGAGCCAGACTGACTCATTTAAATGAAGGCATAAAAGATCTGCAACTACAGTGATAAACCTGTAAGGTCTTTGGTTGGACTTATATCGTTTTATCAATATCCACTCGGGATCGGCCTCTCTTCTACCTAGATTTCTATGGTGGGCAAAGTGGAAGTCTCTATATTTCTGCCAGTCAATACCCATCATACCCATGCCTAGGAAATGGATTAGTCTTGGATTACCATCGACCAATTTATGGGCTGCCATATGACCTATTACCAAGAGTCCGTGCTGACAAAGGCCAACTACTACCCAGGCAGTGACCCAGGCCACAGGGTGGTTTATCCATAGGGCCAAAACCATTGTTGCTGCAATGATTAAATACTCTGCTCCTACTTTTAAGTAAGCATTATAAATGTAATCTGTCTTCAATTTAGTCTCCAAACATAAGTTTCATTATACTATTCCTTCCAGAAGTTTCCTCGCATCGTTATAGGTAGTGAGTTCCAACATAACCAACGACATTACATTGGCCACAGTTGCCTCGATCCAAGTGTAGAAGCTCTTGGAAGTTCAAGCCAACCTTTACCTTTCTCTATTCGCATCGGTGTTGGTAAGGTATCTAACCCGGTCTGGTTACATATCAAGAGCGCATATTTTCCACGTTTGATTCCCATTACGATTATGTTATGATTCAGCATCTCAGGATCCAATCCTCATCATACCACAATCATTGCAACCATAGGACATATTGTCGTCCCAGAGATTAGAACTGCCGCATTTCCAACATCTGCCAGTATAGTCTCCGGTCGGTTGACTATGTGGATTCTTTGGTGTGGTTTTTGGACTATCTTCAGGGATTTCATATCCATGTTTAACAGTTGGTGCATATTCGTCATAAGTCATTTTGTCATCTTCCTAAGTAGGGACAGTTGTCCATCCCACGCCATAAACGGTCCGTCTATAGATCGTAATACCCCTTACGGGTTCACCTATAGATCATTTTACTAAACCCATTACTATACTAACTATACCCATAAAACAGAAGGAGAATACTACCCAGGGTAATAAGAGGGTGATACTCAAAAAGGCGGTTATTTGCCTGACCAATATAAATCTATTATTTTTGGTGAAATAGTATAATGGGAAAAGAATCATTTGTACCATATTTTCATAAGACATTTATTCCTCCTTTGGAATTTCTAATTATTACTTGTTTGGTCAAAGGTTTCCAGCTGGGAAATTCATATGGCTACCTTGGCGCTTATTGCAGGATGGCTTTGATACGATTCCAAAGTAAAATCCTCAAATTTGAAATCATCTATACTCCTAACCTCTGGGTTGATCTTCATCTCTGGTAATGGATAAGGAGACCGGGTTAGTTGTAATTGGATTTGTTCTTGGTGGTTGTCATAGATATGAGCATCTCCTATTGTATGTATGAATGAACCTGGCTTGAGTCCGGTGACCTGGGCTACCATCATTGTCAAAAGGGCATAGGAGGCTATGTTGAAGGGAGCGCCAAGTAGGGCGTCGAGCGATCTCTGGTACAGCTGACAACTTAGTTCTCCATCTTGTATATAGAACTGAAAAAAGGTGTGGCAAGGGGCTAAGGCCATCTTATCGAGATCAGACACATTCCAGGCAGACACAATTAACCGTCTGCTATTGGGATTAGTCTTAATCTCATTTATAACCCAGGCCAATTGATCAAAGCCATTCCAATTGCGCCATTGTGCTCCGTAAACTGGGCCAAGGTCACCGTTTTCGTCTGCCCATTCATTCCAAATCCTTACCCCATTATTAGTAAGGTACTTGGTATTGGTATCACCACTTATTATCCAGAGAAGCTCTAGTATAATGGATTTGAGATGGACTTTCTTGGTAGTAACCAAAGGAAATCCGTCGGCTAGGTTAAACCTCATCTGATATCCAAAAATAGAAGTAGTCCCAGTCCCGGTCCTATCTCCCTTTTTCTTACCCTTGTCTACAATTTCTTGTAGTAGATCTAAATACTGTTTCATTTTAATTTTCCAATATTAAAAAAGTCCTGGGAGACTTCCCAGGACCTTTACTTAGGCCAAATCTACAAGCTTATTACGGATGTCGGTCATTAAACCATTAACCCATATCAAGCCTGGGTGATGCCTTACTGGGGTCTGATGCTTGTGACTTATCTTACCGGTAATCAGCAAGACATGATCCGCCCGTTTGGCCAATAACCCAAGAGTACTAACGGGTTGGTTGACTTCATAAAAGCCTAGGTTAAAGTCTTTACCAAACTCCGTCTTTATCATTTTTTCCTGGCCTGGTAACAGACCGGCTACTACAACCCGTTTCAGTTTAGCCCGTTCAGGATTCTTGGCCATAGGAGACTCGAAGTACATATTCTCCAAAAGGAGGGCCATACGATCTTCTACTACCTCTTCTATTTCCTCTCGGATTATAAGCCCTAAATAGGTCAGGGCTTGTTCCATTTTCGAAGGTTCTTGGTGAACTTCTACAGGAGGTTGAGAAATGGCCGCAATAACCCTGGAAGTCAAGGTGTCTGGCAAAGGGTTTATTCTAACCCTGTATTCAAACATGGCCCTGAAAGGAGACCCCGGCGAAACCCTCTTTTGTCGATCAAGCTTCTTGTCCCTGTACAGCTGGGATAGGTGGCTAGAGATAGCCTCGATTTCCACTTGAGTCTTACCATTAAAATCCTTACAGGTATACCATCTACCAGGTTCCATAACCTTATAAACTTGTACTTTAGTCATTTTCATTGCATACTCCTTTATTAGAAATATAACCTCTAAGAAAATCTACGAACGATCCTTTGAGGGCTTCTGCTTGATCCATGCCACATTCTACTGCCAGCCTCCGGAGTTCTTTTTTTACATCTCGGCACTTGGCTTGGTAGACTTCGAATTCTATCAGTTTTTCTATAACTTGAACTCTCATCTTCCAAACCTGGCCTTTCTTTCTCTGGTTCTTCTATGGAAAACCCTTGGGATCTCCGTGGGATCTTTGAAACCAATCAGTAGAAATACCAACGTGGAGATTCCCCAGATCAATAACAGGCTATGTACCATATACTATTTCCCCCGTTTCAGAATTATATACATTCCATTGTTCCTGGGTTTGATCCTCAAACTTCTGGGCCGATTCTATGGCCTTATCCTTGGATTGAAACTCCCAAGGAATACCGGCCATACATAAAGGCTGTCCAGTATACGGTATCACCTTTCTATTCACATGAAACATACTAATTCCTTTATAAACAGAGAAATGTTTCTCTACTATTGTTATACCAAAATAAGTGTATTTTGACTAAAAAAATAAAGGACAAGGTTTAAAAAACAGGGCTCTGAATTGAGCCCTGCTGTTGTTACATAGCTCCGACCGTGTGGTCATCAAGCGATGCTTGGTCCTCAACCTCCCGTGTTTCTTTAACACGTTTGTAGGTCAAGTATACACTGGTAGAAACCATCAATCCAAGCAGGTACAGGTACCAGTTGGACTTGAAGTGATTCAAGACCTTAGATGTAAAACCTTCTTCTTGGGTGGCCTTGGCCAACATACCCTCAGCCTCTTTACGAAGGGCCTCAATTTCGTCAGGGCTGCGGCCAGCTTCTCTGGCAGCTTCCATCAGTTTTTCAACGGCTTGGTCTTTTGTAGTTGCATTCATTTGTAATACTCCTTAGATTATATTTGGACAAACGGTATGTTTTATCCTACTATTGTTATACCAAGATATGATACCAATATCTAATTATTTAGGGTTTAAAATATAGAATGACTATCACTACTCCAGGATCTTTGGCCATCAAGGCCTCCTTACCAACTCAAAAGTCTAGAGATGTCTATGACCTGGCCCAGCCATTGGACAAGCATGGCATCTCCAATCTAATTAATAACCTACTGGAAAACGGTGGTCCAGAAGCTCATAATACCATCAATACTCTTACCAAGAAATTCTTCGATACAGCTACTGAAATCGGTGCCACAACCCCCCTTGAGGCATATACAAACGAGTCCGATGAAAGACAAGCCACCCTCAAAGAATTTGAATTTAAGGTCAATCAAATACTGGCCAGTAAGCAGACCAAACAAGAGCAGGCAGCTGCCTTGGGTAAACTTGCAGGAGAATATCAGGGTAGAATAAGTAAGCAGAACTTACAGTACATGTTGGGCAAAGGATCTGTAGTGGCCCAAATGTCCAATGTAGGAGCACGAGCCACAACTGGTCAGTTGGCCCAGGCTACATACTCCCCCCTGATGGCAGCCGACATCAAGGGTAATCCAATTCCAGTAGTAGTAAAACATAGTTTTGCCGAAGGGCTTACTACTGCCGAGCATTTAGCAATGGCCTATTCTGGTAGGGCCAGTACCGTCTTGGCCCAATTGGCCACCCAGTATCCTGGTGCCTTGTTTAAAAAACTAACTCCTTCTGTTTTTCACGAGGTGATTACCGTCAAAGACTGTGGAACGAAGAACGGTGTTCAAATTCCTACCTCAGACAAACTAGCCTCAGTAGGCAAATTTGAGGCCAAGACCAATAAGTTAGTAGACTTAGAGTATCTAAAGAGCAAAATCAATGACGGCCAAAAATTCTTGCTCCTTAGAAGTAGTCTAACCTGTGAGGCCAAACAAGGACTATGTCAAATGTGTTACGGCCTGGCAGCCAACGGTAGACCTCCAGAAATAGGCACCAACCCAGGTATTATTGCAGCTCAGAGTATTTCTGAAGTCTTGACCCAGGCAATGTTATCGGTCAAACATACTGGTAGTGGAGCTGGTGCCCGTAGAAATGCCTATGAGTCGGCTGCTAATCTTCTAAATAACCCAAGACAGAACTTCCAAGACGAAGCCACCCTTTCCACCCTAAACGGCAAAGTTACGGACATTAAAAAAACTGCTCTGAATGACACCAATATTTCAGTAAATGGTATTCAGCACTTCGTTGACCGTCATGAAACCCCATTGGTTTCTGTGGGCCAGAAGGTAAGACTGGGAGACGTTCTCTCTACTGGCGTTACCAACCCTAGACAGTTGGTAGATCTAAAAGGAGCCGGGGCAGGTAGAATCTCTTTGTCTAACCAACTAAGGGAAGTCTATTCTAGTGGGTCTGGTAAAGGATTGGATCCACGACACTTTGATGTCATTTCTAGAAACATGATCAAGCACGTAGTAGTCCAAGACCCGGGTCTTAGCGGACTCTTGGTTGGTGACACAGTGGATATTGGTAGTCTGAACCAGCACCTTGCAGAAAACTCCAAAGAAATTGCAGTGGATCAGGCCTTAGGAAAATCATTGGCCAAAGGTTCTCTAGAACTTACTCCTGGAACAATCCTGGGGCAGAATCATCTGGATTATCTTAAAGATGAAGGAGTCAAGTTGGTTTCAGTTTCAACAGATAACCTTAAGGTCAAACCTATTGTCCCCGGGCTTCAGACAAATAAGCTATTGGATAAAAACTGGGTTTCTAAATTGGCCTTTAACCATCTGTCAAAGACAATTCAAGAGGCTGCCTTCTTTAATCATAAATCACCGATACACTCTACAGAGCCTATTACTAGCTATGTAATGGGTAATGAATTTGGAGATGGTACTGATGGGAAATACTAGTGTTTCCTCGGCCAGGTATAACAAAGTCCAACACTATGCGGTAATTACTCAAAATCTGTTAAAACAATATTTTCCAGACCTAGCCCGTATTCCTGACATTGTCTATATTGCCATGGCAATATGGGGACATGAAAGTAGTTTCAATATGTCCTGGAGTAATACTAAATTCTGGGGAGAGAACTCTGGCCTCAATGGTAGTAGTTCTATCCATCCAGGGGTAACTCCTTCTAATTTTGGATCACTTATCCCCCAGTATATGAATAGCCCAGCCATTAGGAGCTTGATTTCTAACGGGTCCACCCCTTCACAAGTACTTATAAATATCAATCAAGGCAGGGCTGCCCACGGGGCCTCTGGGGTAATGGGATGTTACTGTGTAAAAAACACCGGCCCTAATATAGATATGTTTGGGCACAGCTATTACCGAAAAGTTATCACAGACCTTGGTTTAGAAGTCAATCCTGGGGAAAGTATAATAGCACTATTTCCTGATAATGATACGGGGTTAACCAGGTCCATTGCAGCTGGATTACTAGTTTTAGATTCTAAATATAAAATTTATCGTAGACACAAAAGATCGGTCCATGATTCTATAGTCGCAGCCACTATAGCCTATGTTGGTAGGGGAGCGGATATTAATGGATATATCGCCAGTAATAGGGCTATTGATGTAAATAGTAAAACTGATGGTATTGCCATACTATTGGCCAACTCTAACATAACTAAATCTGGACTAGATGCCTTCAATCAAGTGGCGAACTATAGTGATTCCTTAAAACCCGTAGAGGCTGACAGCAAACAGACTACGGTGGCCGCAACAAACAGCACACCTAAAGGGACAATAGGCTGTTCCTAGGTTAAAATAAGTCTATAATCTTTTGGACCCTATATTAATATGGACTTTTCAGCGCAGGCAATTACCAAAATTCTCCAGCTATTTCCCAAGCTTTCTCAATTCATTGTGTCCTTTAAGGACATTACTGAGGAAATGAATCGGGAAGGTGACGACACCCAGGCAGGAGTCTGTGTTGTGTCTTTTGGTGGTCAGATGTATTTCATTCCTGTGGTGGCTAAGGCAGGCGTCGTTCAACCTATTGACTCAATCTTTAACCCGGCTGCCTCAGAATTTCTACCCATGACAAAAGGTTTTGTAGAGAACTTGACCGAAACCCAGTCCTTGAACCAAATGGGTAAATCTACCAAGATTCCCCAGACAGTAATACAAAATCCAAGCCTACATAACCTGGTGGTACCTCCACGAACAGGTAAGGTGGCATACGCCTCTACAGGTAGATTTATTGATCTCCTGGCCTCAAGCTCTAATATGGTCAAGAAGGCCTTTACTGAAGTCCTTAGAAACAATTCTGAAATGGCCAACGGGCTAGACAGTCACTTTGACATCAGTTCTATTGTTCAAGCCTTGAAAAGTAAAGTGGAATCTGAAACTGGTACAACTCCAGAAGTAAAGGTCATGGTAATTACTGGTGGAGACAACCTGTCTGAGCCTGAGATTCAAAGTATCCTGGACAAAGGGTATGCAGTCCGTGGTAAACAAACCAATCCACGAATTGTGGTAGATGCCTGCCTATCTGGGGCTGTCAGACAACTGGGGGCACTAGACTCAAATATGACCTTCGAGATTGTCTTGAAGTCAGGAGAAACCCGTCAAGGTACGGTAATGAAACAAACCTTACCTACCGATGGCACCGCCAATCCGTTATTTGTCTTATTTTCTAATGGAGATTTTTCTACTACACATAAATCAGTAGGGGCCGGTCAGGGAGTTCAAGGGCATTCTGTTCTTAAGCAAGTGTTCCAAAACTGTCCTCCTATGGTTCCTAGTCAGGTATTGGGCGGCACCAAGGTAATGATTTTGACTCCATGTCTAGAAATGGCTGGAGCCTTTAGAGTCAATCGGGCTATGGCCTCCTCTATAGGTATAACATTATACTGTAGATCTTTAGTCACTGACCAGCCTATGACCATCAATGCCTATGCAAACTGTACCAATATTACTAAAATTAGCGACGATGAGGTAATCATTCCAGCTGATACCTTGATGGTAGAACTAGGCAAAGACATTTATTGTGAACTGGAATGTAATCCAAATACGGCCCAGATGAAAATCCAAATGGCTAGTATGATGCATCTAGGTGACCATGGTGTCATCAGTCATGACGGAGTTGAGTTTACCTTTAATAACAAGCCTGTGGCCTCTGCCGCCTCAATGATTGGTAATTTGATTGATCTAGGCATTGACCCTGATATGGCCGAATCCTTCATGGAAAAAGCTAGGATCAGAAAACAGTTTAAGTTTTTGATGTCTAAAAAGGCCGACTTCAGTACTGGAGATATTCCTACCTTTGGAGAGTTTCCAGGAGATCCCTCTAACGATTATTCCTTTGGCCCAAGCATGGTTGGTAATACTAACCAGTCCTTCAGTACCAACGATGACCAGACAATCGAAGCCACCTTGTTGGCCGAGCTATTACAGGCTCCTGATATGAATGAGTATGTGTCAGAATACTTGCCAGACATTAAAACAAGCATAGACCGGTTAGGTAGACTGCTACTACTTTACCGGCTGAACATGTCCAAAATGTTTAATGGTAGTAATGCTTCTGAGATTTTGGCCCTGGTTGGTTCACTTAGAAACGTGTATAGATCTTTGGGCGATGCCTACTTGAAGCTGAGTAGACTTGCATCAGAGCCTAATGAACCCAAAGAATAAGTTTAATCTTACGGTCGATGCCATTAAAGGTTTGGACTCTAGGGTGGACTCTATTCTGGAAAATCCAGATGGGGTATTAGGATTACAGTTCAAAGAAGCAAAGGCAGCCTACAACAATCCACTTAAAAAACGATATATAGAAGCCAGTCTAATCTGTAGCCAGGACTTTGAAAAGATTGCCGAAGTCTTGGAAGTAGACTTGGAGGTATTAAAAGTTTATTCTGAGTTCTTTTTTAGCATAACATCTTGGGATAGACTGACTAAAATAGATCATATAGACCGAGTTTCTGAAGTAGACCTGGCCGAGGGTAGTCTCAAAAGATGGGCCTTGAATCATGGGCTTGATTTTATATCCTGGAGACTAGGTAAGACGGCAGAGATTAGTCCTGTTACTGGACTGCAAGACCTGTTTAACATTTGCCTTTTTAAATCCAAAGAGGCAATGTACAATTCCTCTACTAGTGAGACCGGTAAGGAAAGTGTTAAATGGGTCAAGCTGAGTACTGACATTTCTAGACTGTTGAAACTTTGGGTGATGGACTCCAATGCCGCCAGAAAAGACTTAGAAATTGCAATACGAGAAGTACTACCGGAGTTTGATGGTTTGGACTCCATACTAGAAGAGAATTTAGGCAATGACAATTGATTTAACACCATCCCTTTTACAGGCAATGTCCGTAAGAGCAGTAACCTCATTTATGAGCAAAGAAGCCTCTTTGACCGAGGCAGTAGCTTACGAAGCAAAGGCATCTGAACTTAATCCGGAGCAGACTAAGAGACTTATCGAGGCCTCTAACTCCATTGCCTACCTTAGACAGTTACAAGACAATACTGACCGGACTTTTGAGTTTCCTGTCTGTAGGTATGAAGACGTACTAAATCATATGATTACTCCAGGAGTGCATGTTCCTAGGGATGCTATAGTACCAGAAGTAATTTCCCCACTTAGTAAAGTTGCCACTTGGAGCAGCTGTCTGACAGAGCATGAAAAGCTTGCAATGATTTCTAAAGAAGTTATTAGTCAGAAGAGCTACTTGACCAAGCTTTCCTATGATAAAGAAGAATGTTTTTATAAGATCAATTCAGCAGTAAAAGGTCTGGCCTCTGAAAAGAACCTTATGAGTAAAGTGGCCTATGTAACCAAAGACAGCCCAGATGACCTGGCTAGACTTAGGGGTCTTTTGGGTCTTACAAAGTCGGCCTCAGAAAAAGTGTTGTTCAGAGACGCTGATCTTGTCCGGGTTGAAAAATTGTATGGCTTATTGAAACAGGCCGAAGCCTTGGTGACAGAATATAACTCAGTATCTGCCTCAGTAGGTCGGGCAACAAATGCCCTTGAAAAAACTGCCGTCTTTGGGTTTGTAGGAGGCCTGATTGGTAAGGGTATAAAAGGGGTTTCTAACCTGGCCGTCAATACTGCCAAAAATATGTCAGCTACTAGTAAGGGTTTGGACCACATGGTGGGTAAGGTCGGTATACCTAATAGGGAGGCTGCCATCTCCCAATATACAAGTGATGCCGGGATGTATGGAAAAGATGCGGCAGAGGCCAAACATGGATTTAAACTTACCACAGCCGGGAAACTTGGAGTAGGTGGTATTGTATCGGCCACTGCTGGATTGTCGTTGGCCAAAAAAGAAGATAGCGTCTGGACCAAACTACATCCAGACACAGGGAATTAAAAAGGAACTTAAGAAATGGAACAACTAATAAAAGAAGCAGTAGAGCAGTTTGAAACCCAGGCAGAGAAAGAGGCCTTCTTAGACGGCCTTATGGAGAAAGTAGCTTTTACCCTGGACCCAAAATTCACGGCAGAGGCCTTCGGTTCTGCCGGTAAAGGCGTGGCTGGTCTAGGGATTGCCCTGGCTGGTGCTGCCCTGGCCACTGGAATTTATAAGGCCACAAAAATAGTAAGTAGCTCTGAGCTTAGAACGGCATTTTTCAAATCTTTAGCCCAGGTTATGAATACCAACAAAATTATTAAGGCTTCTCCTGAAAAGGCCAGGCAGTACGCCGAAACCATTTTCAAGTTCGCCCCCAATGTCGCAGGAGATCCTAACCTGCTAAGTTCGATTCTTAGTAATGTAATCCAAGGTGAGGGTGTGGATGCTGGAACAATTAAGGCTCTAGTTGACCTAGAAGGTAGATACTTAGATAATAATAGTCCCAGGGGAATCCCTAGTTTTGGAAGGGTTTAAAGAAAATGAATAAGTATATAGAAAAGATTGCAGTTAGTATGCCTTTAGTAGGAGCAGCAGTTGGTGGGGTAGCTGGAGCTCTGTCAAACAAAGATCACAGAGTTCGCAATGGGATTATTGGTGCAGGTCTTGGTACATATCTTGGTGAGGGGGGAGATTCATTAGGGTATAAGGAAGGATATTCAAAGGCTTCGAAAATGAAGTATAATCAAAAGTATTCCTTTGGGCAGGGTGTGGAACACGAAGGTTTAAATAAAATGAATAAGTATCTAGAAAAGATTGCACTTCGTATGCCTTTAACAGGAGCAGTATTTGGTGGGGTAGCTGGAGCTTTGTCAAACAAAGATCATAGAGTTCGCAATGGGCTTATTGGTGCAGCTCTTGGTGGGAGCCTATTGCCCTTAGCAGAAGAAGTGGGAAGTGAAAGAGGATTCTCTGAGGGTCAGGTAAAGAGTAATCATCCTCTAGCTGAGTCCTTTATAAGTGGTAAGGAGCATGGCAAAAATATTGTACTAGAAAAGTCAGCAGAACTCTCTGGCTTTGGAATGGTGGACAGTATTACTCACTCTAACCTTAAGGCCAAGTATGATGAATTAGTCAAGAGTCATGCCGCCCTACAAAAGGCCCATACCTACTTAAAGGCTGAGTCTGGTCTGAATAAACAGATAAGGGATTCTGGGTTGTCCAAATTGGCTGGCCAAATCTCCTTAGGGAAAAGAGATCTGGGTTAAATGTTTAAACTCCTAGACAATTCAGAAGAAACTATTACTATAATCGACCTGGCCGGGCCGGATCAAGGTTTGGTCAAGGCCGCTGCTCATCAGGATTTGGTAGACTATGTAAAAACCATTAGACCAAAGGCAGGTAAATCCTATCTCCATATAAATGCAATGGGAGCCGGGGAATACTATGGCTCAAATCGTAATGGTGACTACTTTCCAGAGGCACAGTTAATCGAATACCATAAGACTTTTGAAACTAGTCCAGCCCATCTTTTCAGACATCATATAAACAAAGATCCAAAAAGGGCCAATGGCGTGGTCTTGCTGGCAATCTATAATAAAACAATGCACAGGGTTGAACTGATTGTAGAAGCGGACAAATCCTTGACTTCTGACATAGAGGCCCGTATTGCCAGAGGCGATTACCCAGCCACATCAATGGCCTGTAAAACTCCTTTTGATACTTGTTCTATCTGTAATAATAGAGCTCATACTAGGGCTGAATATTGTAGTCATTTATCCAACGAGTTAAACCGAGTCTATACAGATGGTCGTAGGGTAATGGCCTTGAACAATGGCCCACTTAAATTCTTTGACATTAGCTTGGTGGTAAAACCTGCTGACCCTACTAGTTCCATACTTGTAAAGGTGGCCGGGGAAGACAGGGTAATAGGTTCTGCCGAGATGGCTGACCTGGAAAACTTGGCCGAAGGAGAAAAACGAGCCGAGCAGTATAAGTTGTCTGAACTTGTGAAAGAGATTAGAGGTGACGTGGTGTCATCAGAAGCCTTGGACAATATTTTGAACAAGACCTCAGATCTTCCAATGTCCCTGGCCCATTCCTTGAGTGTCTTTAGTCTGGCTGAAGTTTTGAATTCAATGGCAACTGCCGGGATTAGTCCTTCTATAGGGTTCTTGGCCGAACTGATTGCCCCTAACCTTAAAGGTGTAGGGCCTGTCGTAGAAGCTATGATGTCGGAGATTCATCCAGATACTATAATGGAGGTTTACAAGGTTGAAAAAAGCCTAGGACAAAATCCATTGGTTGACCATGCCTTGGCCAAACATCTAGACTCTTCTTCCTTGTTACCTGCATATGTGGAAAAACGGGCTTCTGGCATCGGGTATGCAGGACTAGGTCCACATATAGAACCTTTGTATGACCACTCTGTAGCCCAACCTGAACAAAGACCAGACCTGAGCTCCTTTCTAAAAACCAACTATCCAATTCTTATGGCTCTGGGTGGTGGGGCCCTTATGGCCAAATGGTACATAAACAAGGAAATAGAGGCTAAACTTCAAAATAATGCTAAAATAGTTATTATAAAGCAGGCTTCGGATTATCGAGTGGCTTCTGTTCTTAGTAAGAACGGGCTTCCTGAAAGTAATAACGACGCCGAGCCAGTAAATTCCGAGAGGCTTATTTCTAAGATAATTAGAAGGCTATTTAGGATGAATAAGACTACCGGTAAAATTGCTGGCGGTATTAAAGTTGGAGATATAGTGTATAATGTATCTCAATCAAATTAATAATTTAAAGGAAAATTACGTGAATCACAATCTAGACCAATTACTGAAAGACCTGGAAATTGAAACTGGCATGGAAAAGGTAGCTGCCGCTCCAAATGTAAGCCAAGAACTGGCAGACATCTTAGGAGCCAAAGACGAAATGTCTATGACCAAAAAGGCTCAACTAGAAGGCGAGAAATTGGCCCAGAAACTGATGGAGAAATTTGCCACAGAAATTAGTAATGGCAATGACCTTATGGTGGCTGAAGCCCCTGCGGCCACTCCGATAGACCCTGGTACGGTTGCAGAAGTTACACAAGATACTTTACAAAAAGCAATAGATAATGGAGTACAGACAGCCGATCAGGCAGACACGGTTTTCGATGACCAAAAGGATCAGAATATGAATAAACTAGCAACAGAAATTACCGAACAAAATGCTGAAATGATGGCAACCCAGGCAGTAGCAGATCCCACTCCAAGTGAAGGTCAACCCAATGAAGTTCTACAGGCAATTATCGACAAAACGGTTGCAGCCGGTGGTACCTCAAACAATATTGATGCTGATGCCGTTGAAAAGGCTGCGGCCTGCTCTGCCCTCGTAGAGGCTGGAATGGATTTTGAATCAGCAGTTGACCTGGTAAAACAAGCAGAAGTAGCGATCCAGGCTGACGACTTTGAAATGCAAAAACGTGCCGCCCTTGGTGAACTCCTAGAGGCTGGTATTGACTATGACCAAGCAGTAGAACTTGTAAAAGAGGCTACTGAGGGTATTGTTGACAAAGCTAAGAAATACCTTCCAGCAGCTGGCTTAGTTGCTGGAGTATTAGCTGGTGAGAAGCTCGGGGGTACTCTTGGGGCTAAACTTGGAGTTAAAGCTTTGGCTCATGATGCGGATGCTTTAGCTAGAGGTAAGCCAAGAGGACTAGTATTAGATGAGGAATTAGGTGCTAACTTAGGGTCGATTGCTGGCGGAGCAGCTGGGTTATATGCAGGAAGAAAATTAAAAGCAGTTGACCACGACTTTGAAATGCAAAAACGTGCCGCCCTCAGTGAACTTCTAGAAGCTGGTGTTGACTATGACCAAGCAGTAGAACTTGTAAAGGAGGCTGCTGAGGGTATTGTTGACAAAGCTAAGAAATACCTTCCAGCAGCTGGCTTAGTTGCTGGAGCAGCAGTTGGTGCGAAGCTCGGGGCTCCTCTTGGGGGTAAACTTGCAGTTAAAGCTTTTACTAAAGGGGTCACGGATGCGGATGCTTTGGTTAGAGCTAAGCTAGGAGGACTCCTATTAGGTCCGGTAGTAGGTGCTAACTTAGGTATGATTGCTGGCGGAACAGCTGGATTATATGCAGGAAAAAAATTAAAAGCAGTTGACCATGACTTTGAAATGCAAAAACGTGCCGCCCTTAGTGAACTCCTAGAGGCTGGTATTGACTATGACCAAGCAGTAGAACTTGTAAAAGAGGCTGCTGACGGTATTGTCGACAAAGCTAAAGAAAATGCTATCGTAAACTCAGCAATGGAAATGACCAGTCATGACAAGACTGCCGCTCTTGGTGAACTCCTAGAGGCCGGTATTGACTATGATCAAGCAGTAGAACTTGTAAAAGAGGCTTGTGAATCCTTAGAGGCATGAACAAGTATTTGGAAAAGATAGCAGAATCTTTAGAGGACAAGGATAAGTCTAGTCCTCTAAAGGTAATGGTTATGATGGGTGCTGCTTCTCTTCCTCTTCATGCAGCCGGTGCAGCAATAGGCCACAAATTAGGAACTAAATTTCCAGGCATGGCCTTAAAGGTTCCAGAAAGTTTAGCCTCAACAACCATGCCCTTTATGAAAAAAACAGTTGGGGAGTTTGCCGACATAGATGCCCCTAGTCTGGGGCAATTTGTAGGGTCTGGAGTGGCAGGCGGCATAGCTGACTATGCAGTTTTAAAACATGAGCAAAGAAAAAATGAACGAAATCAATAATCTGTTAAAACAGAGTGTCGCCCTAGAGAAAAAAGCATATTCTGAATATGTCAAAACTGCAACTTCTGAATCTATTAAATCACTGGTGACGGCTGGCCTCCCCTTTGAAAAAGCTGCCTCTCTTGTTGCAGCAGAGTTTGAAGTATCTGAAGACATAAGAGACAAAGTTTCTACCATTTCTATGATGGATAAAGTTGCAGAATATGTAGACTTCCTAGAAAGCAAAGTTCAAAATCTTGAAACCACTTCTAAAGAACAGGCAATCAAAGAGCCGATGACTAAACTAGCCTCTTTTGGCCTGGAAGAAGAAGAGCTTAAAACTTTGTCTGGTCTGGATTCAAAACTGCTGGAGAAAATTGCAGCAGCCTCAGGTCCCCTGGAAATGGGTCATAGAGTCGGTCCTAGTCTAAACAGGACTGACCCCTTAATTAGCTGGATTCTGGGGACAGCATGAATAAGTATCTGGAAAAAGCTAAGAAATACCTTCCAGCAGCTGGCTTAGTTGCTGGAGCAGCAGTTGGTAGGAAGCTCGGGCCTCCTCTTGTGGCTAAACTTGGAGTTAAAGCTTTGACTCATGGGGTCACAGATGTGGAGGCTTTAGCTAGAGGTGAGCGAAGAGGACTCCTATTAGGTGAGATATTCGGTGCTAACTCAGGGATGGTTGCTGGCGGAATAGCTGGGGCCGCAAGTGGTATAGCCATCCAGAAAATGACCAGTCATGATAAGACTGCCGCCCTTGGTGAACTCCTAGAGTATGGTATTGACTATGACCAAGCAGTAGAGCTTGTAAAAGAGGCTGCTGGGCCAGAATATTTGAAAGACGAAGTAAAGTATGTGGACTCTGTCCTAGCTAATGAACAAAAAAACAAGCCTAATTCTTTAATAAACATTGCCAAAAAAAGTAACCCCGTTGGCGCAGCACTTGGTGTACTCACAGCTATAGAGGTAGGTAAGAGGGCCTTCCATGCCATCCAGAAAATGACTAGTCATGATAAGACTGCCGCCCTTAGTGAACTCCTAGAAGCTGGTGTTGACTATGATCAAGCAGTAGAACTTGTAAAAGAGGCTGCTGGCGGTATTGTTGACAAAGCTAAGGAATACCTTCCAGCAGCTGGATTAGTTACTGGAGCATTAGTTGGTGCGAAGCTCGGGGTTCCTCTTGGGGCTAAGCTTGGGGCTAACTTTTTGGCTCATGGGGCCACAGGTGCGGATTTTTTAGCTAAGGCTGGCCTAGGACTCATAGGAGGTACGGTAGTAGGTACTGGCGTAGGGGTAGGTACTGGTGCAGTAGCTGGGGCATATACAGGAAAAAAATTAAAAGAAGCTATGAAAAACCCAATTTTAAAACATATTGCAGAAAAAGGTAATACTAACTAAACTAATTACAACTCTTTGTTTTTAGGCTAAAATAATATTATGTAACAACTCCCCAGGTCCGTGACCTGGTTTTTAAAGGAAAAATAAGATGTTAATGGAATCAAGAGCAGAGGTAATTCGCGGTTGGCCTAATGATGGCGCCCGTGAACGGAATGAAAATGTAGCCTCAGGCTCATTACTTAATACTGGTGACCTGGTCATCAAACAACCAGATGGTTCAGTAGCCCTGTCTACTGCCACGGCAACCAAACGTGTCGGCCTTGTAGTCCGTGGCAATGCTCCAGGTCAAGATGCTTCAGCAGCTAATGCTGTTGGTGATTTTTCCTATACGACTCCTGTTACTGCTATGTCCGGTGCTGCCGGTGTAGTAACTGTCACCGTGGCAACTACCTCAGGTATGGTAGTTGGCAGCATTGTAACCATCGCCGGTGTTACTCCTGCCGGTTATAATGGTACTTTTGCAGTAACGGGCTTTACCTCAACAACTTTTACCTATGCAAATGCTACTACTGCTGCCGTTACTGTCCAAGGTAATTCTACTCTAAATCGTGGTTTCAACAACACGGGCAGAGCCGTTGTTCTGTGGGGCAACTATATCGTTCGTACTACTGGATATGCAGCCGGTGCCTATGTTCCAGGCTCACCTGTTACTTCTACCAATGGTGTATTCTCTCTGGCTAACGGTACTACTGACCCTGAAGTTGGTTTCGTCCTATCTGTACAAGGCGCTGTCGCTGGTGTTTCAGGTCAGACTGCTCATCTTGTAATTAATGCATATTAAAAGGACAAACTAAAATGTATAACACTGAAACTCTAAATGTACAAATGATCAATCAGGCTTTTTCTGATAAGATCGAAGCAGGTATGACCAAGGAAGCTGGCGTTGCCATGACTGCCTTTGTCCGGCAAAGACTGCGTGAAGAATCGTTTGCTCGTAAAATTCTCGAGCCAATGATGATCACGGCTGCTGACCTGGATCGTCAATCAACGGACACTCCTACGATCATTGCAGAAAAAGAGCCTGATTCTGTGGCCGTCTCAATGGCCTTCTCTGGCCGTCCTGACAACCGTTACTTTACCGGTGCTCGTTATCCCGTACAGTTTACCAAGATTTCTAGCCCACGCTTTGAAAAGAGCATGGCTGAACTGGCAACCTATCGTACGGACATCTCTACGGTTCTGCAACAGAACTCAGTAAAAGACCTACAACGTCAAGAAGATACTAACTTCTTCAGTAGCTGTATGACCATGGCAACCCAGTTTAGTAACTACAGTACTATTACTGGTCTTTCCGGTGGCTCTTTGACCGTTCAAGGTCTGATGCAGGCTGTTCGTCTGATGACTAAAAATCAACTGCCAGTTGGTAAAATTCTGATCAACCAAAGCACCTATGCAGGTCTACTGGCTCAACCAGCTACGACCCTGGGTAGCCCATTGGCTAGCGGTCTGGTTTCTGGTAAAGAGAACCTGGATAATTTCTTCGGTTTCCCCTTTGTTGTAACCAACAAAAATGACATCGTTCAAGATAATCGGGTTATGATCTTTACGGCTCCTGAGTATCTAGGTCAGTTTTATCTACTGAAGGATGCTACGGTTTACCTGGAAAGTCGCTCTGATATAATTTCATTTGAGAGCTATGAATACCTAGGTATTGGTCTTGGTAACACTAACGGTGTAGTAGCAGTTGACTTCATCTAATAGCTAAAAAAAACTGTCGAAAACGCCCTGGACAAAATTCAGGGCGTTTTCCATTTTAATCCTCCGAGTCAATCATTTCGGCTAAGTATTCTTCTATGTCATTGTGACGCTTTTCAAATTCGTCCTGATCACCATAGCAGATGTCACTCTCCTTTGCCCAACGAGAATATTCATATAATTGTTCCCAGTGTTCTTTAGTCAGCACCATTATCAATCACCTTTTTACATTTACGACATTTACTTTGACTGTGACTAAGAACTACTTTCTTACCACACTCATTTGAAATCCGGAATGACTTAGTAATCTCTCCGGTCACAGGGTCAACCACGGTTGACCATATCTTTACTTCTCTGTATTTACACTGCATACATCCATCTCCATTTGTATCTTAAACCTACTCCAAAGTCTTAGAATTTCAGGCTCAACCTCCTGGATTTCTGGGTCAATATTCATACGCAAATATCTAAGAAGCAGACCTAGATCAGGCCCATCCAATCCTGTCAAACCCCTAACCAAGAACCCATTTATCTTTTGTCTACGGGCCCGGTCCAGATCATACTCCTGTCTTACATCTTCTACTAGTCCAGGTAACTCTGGGAACTTGGAAAATAGAATATAACCCGGTATTCTCTTAGGCAGGTCTTTGATATATTCCAGGAACTGGATATAGACAGGCCTATGTCTATTACCAGAAATCAGGTTGTCCAGTTGAAATATCTCAGGAGAAAACATAGGGCTGGAGATTATAAAATCGAAGATGTCCTTTAGACTGACAAACCCATTTTTATAGGTGTCATAGCTAAGTCCCAAAGAGCCTAGAATTTCTACTGGATCCTTAGATACATAAATAATACCCTTCTTAAGAGTTCCATCCATGACCTCAAAAAGGAGTCCTTTGTGGCCATATTTAAATCCATTACTGTGGAAGATAGTTCCCAGCAGGTTGCCTAGGTCATTATAAGATAGATAGTAGTAGGCTGATTTAAAATCTGAGTCGTCAACCACAATAAAGTCCACCTGTACTTCTTTATATTTGATTGAGAAATAGGGACCGTTTAAACAGATGGCATCGGTGTTAAAGATTCTCTTCAACAACTCTATAAATACAGGATCCCATCCGGAGATAATTATATCTATATCTCCATGGGATTCTTTGGCTAAGTAACTTGCAGGTACTCTGAATTTTACGGTGTTGGGTAAATATTTCAGAAGCTTATATTCAATTTCTTCCTTTAAGATGACGTATCTATCGTTAGATACTCTAGTGACACCAAAGGCTTTTAATGCATTGCCACCCATTTTAATTTCCTAAAATCTTGTTTGTATATTACTTATACCATAGAATAGGTATTTAATCTAATAGGGTTAAAATATCACTATGAACAAATATCTAAATTGGATTGAAAAAGAGGCCAACCTGCTTACCGGTGTCCTCAGCTCTTTGGGTAGAGCTGGTCTAAAGGCATCCTCAGGACTTAAATCTATTGCAACAGATGCCCTTGGTGGCCCTAGGATGAACCTAATCAATGAAGCTAAATTCGGCGGCAATGGGACGGCTAGGCAACTTCATAGTACCAGTCAGGCAATGAACAAATTACCTACTAGACCGGTAGGTGTAAAGTCGATTAATGCCAATTTCAATGCCAACCTAAGAGCACAGAAGAGACTGGTAAGACCTTTAGCCTCTGCCCCGGCTCCTCTCAAGTCTGATGGTATGGGTGGCTTTGTTCGTAACCCAGAATCTACAGACTTTAAGAATGCCGGTAATGCCAAACTAGACCAGGCCAGTAAACAAACACTTGACGGTAGACTTAAGCTGGGTGTAGTATCTGGCTTGGGTTTATATGGAGCCCATAAAATTATGTCACCTAGTGACCAAAATCAATATAGCAACTATTAAAAGGGAAATAAAATGAGTAAAATTCTAGTAAACAAAACAATCGGTACTGTCCATTTAAACGGTGGTGCCATGCAGATTGCCCCCGGCGGTACTATTACCATTTCCAATATGGAATCAGAAATCCCAGAAGTAATGAATGCCCTTAGACATGGTATTGTAGAGATGGTTGACACCCAGGGTGAAGTAGGTAATGTACCTCTTCCAGAAATGCCTGCCGCCCCCGTCATCGAAAACCCCGGTAAGGTGATCAACGAAGTCGAGGCCCCTAGTCCAAAACCAAAGGCATCTAAGAAAGTAGTAGACGCTGTTGTAGTTGAAGAAACTACTGATGCTGCTGAAGCTCCTGCTCCTGCTGCTGCTGCTGAAGCTCCTGCTCCTGCTGCTGAATGATTTCTCCAGTCTTGACCGTAGAAGAAGTCTCGGAATACATTAGAGACAAGGCGGAAAATAACCTCCTCATAGACGGAGTGGAGTTTTCTCCTACGGTTATTTCTGTGGCAATGGATCTTGCAGTTAGTGAATACAATCTTATCCCACCATTGAGCCTGGCCACAGTAAGTATTTTTCCAAGTAAGGCCTTACTTATGTCTGGGACACTTTATAAAATGTTCCTAGGTCAGGCGGCTCTTTTGGCTAGAAATACCATGAGCTATTCTGACGGTGGGATAAGTATCCCTGTAGAAGAACGATTTCAACTATATGCTACTCTTGGCAACATGTACCAACAAGAGTTCCAGACAAGTGCTAGGGCTTTAAAAACCCACTTAAACCTGGAATCAGGTTGGGGTAATGTCTCAAGTGAATACGCCTATATACCTGTATGGTAAACTAAATGTCAATACCACAAACACCAATAAGATACTATGTAGAAGGCGATCCTTATTATTGGTCTATTGATAATAGACCTCTGACAGATTTGGCCGCTAATCAAGCTACTGTAGCTTCTATGCTCAATCTATTTTTAAGCAGAGGGCTAGTTTCTATAACCTCTACTTCTGGTGCCGTCATTTCCGCCGGTCAAGTTTTGACGGGGAATATACTCAGGTCAGGTCCTTTGGCTGGCTTTTCGGATACAACTGATTCGGCCTTTAATATTTTGGCCATGATTCCCAATGTCTTTGTTGGATTGAATTTAGAATTAGTAGTGGCAAATACCTCAGGATTTACTCAGACTTTGCTGGGCGGTTCCAGTGTAACCATCTCTGGGGTGGCCACCATTGCAAGTAATACCAGTAGAAAGTTTATCCTGACAGTTACTAACGTCCTTTCCCCGGCTCTTACCCTCAAAACCATTTCTTCTGGTGGAGTTTAAATGCTGGCCTTTAGCCCTAGGCCAGATTCTTTTTTAAAATTCCAGGAGATTGGGCTTGGTCTAAAAAGCCCTACGACGGCTGCAATAAAGGTCAAGATCAATATAGTTTTTTTAAAAGAGGCAGTAGTGGAGTGGGTCATACCAGCTACTTGGAACAACTGTACCTTTAATGTCTATTCAAGCCCTAATGAACAAGGACCTTTTGTAAAGATTAATACAAGTGCCTTGGTCGGCAATCATTTTGTGGACTCCACAATAAAGTCCGATTCTAAATACAGAACCAGCTTCTTTGTAGTAGAAGTGGAGTTTCCTACTGGGCAAAAGACAAAGTCGTTCCCGGTGACTTGGGAGAATAAACGTAGCAGTTGGGTAGAGCTAAGGGCCAAGGAGATCCAACGAAGAGAATCTCTTCTATTGTCTAAATTTACAGGGGTTGATTCCTATATATTTAAAAAGAGGACTTTTGGTAAACGATGTAATGTCTGCTGGGATACTGAACTAGAAAAAGTTACTCAAGATCATTGCCAAACCTGTTTGGGCACTTCTTTTATAGGTGGTTATTTCCCAGGATTTAAGACCAAGATACAATATGATCCAACCCCTAACCAATCTGTATTGGCCAGTCAGGGTAGTATAGAACAGAATACTATTCCCGCCTGGACCGTAGGCTACCCTAAAATAGATACCTTCGATATAATATTTCGAATACCTGATTCTAGTATGTATAGGGTTAATGTTATACAGACTACGGAACTTCAATCTGTACTGGTCCGCCAAATGTTACAGATAACCGAACTTGACAAAGAGAGTGTAGAGTTTAATCTAGTCTATAAGGCAATTCAAAATATATGATATTCTCTCCTGCCTACCTGTCGTCTCGCATCATTAGGCCTTTACGGTATATGTTTGAAAACTATGTAGACCCTGAGCTTAAATGGGATTCTGACGAAGTTAAAAGCAATATCGAAATTGACACAATAAATAACTTCAATAAAAAAGTCATTCAGGCCAAGCCTCGTATACTGATTAGCCGAGGTAGCCATATAATTGACAAGACCGGTCTTTCTGACAATATGATGACTTCAAAAGGGCCCAGGTCTGAACTTGGTCTTACCAAGGAGACTAAACTAGTATTGATAAACGGTACTGTCCAGATATTAATCCAGTCAAGATTCGAAGGTACCTGTGAAAAGATTACAGATTATACAGAACACTTTCTGGTTTGGGCGGCACAGTTTTTGTGTAATACTCAAGGATTTAAAACCTTTGGATTACCTCTTCAGGTAAGTCCTTGTACCCCAAACCGGGAGGATAATGAGATATTCGAAGTCTCCCTTGGTATACCTTGGAGCATGGAAGAAAGCTGGAGCATAAGTGACGATGCCATAGTTTTGAAAAACATTAACTTTAGTATAGACTAAGAGTTAAAATAAAGTATTATTTAGGAATATAATAAATGTCTTATATCAAGCCAAGCCCCCAGATTTATCAGGAGTTACAAAACTCCGGTGGTGTAGCCAATTCCACCCCTGATCTGGATACCTGTATTATTGGTCCGCTGTATAATAACCTGGCCTATGTCCCAGGTAGCTTGGCTAGCCAAATTGAAACGGCGGCCAAATCAACTGTCTATACCACTGGTTCTATGACGGCCAAGTCTGCCCTGTTGACCGTAACCGCCACTGGTAGTATTGCAGTCGGAGCAGTAGCCCTGGTCCCAGGAGCTGGTCTAGGGGCGGCCACCCTACAGGCAATAGTCCTAGGGATTGCAGGTAATGTAATTACTCTAGATACTGTAGCCAGTACCACTGTGACTGATGTACTTGTCTCTACTAAAGCTTCTATTACAAATCCACAGGCGTCCAATACTTTCTCTCTACCCAATCAAATCCCAGGTCAGATGGTAGATGCTTCCTCGATTAACTTGGTAGTAAGCAATGCTAAAGTTCAGACTATGCTCACCGGTTTTCTAGGGCAATCAGGCTCTAGTCTATTATCTGTCCTAATTCCCAGTGGTATTACAGGAACCGGTACTGGCGGAACTAACTCTCTGACACTGAATAGTGTATCGAGTGCTAATAAACTAGTTGTTGGTGATGTAATCTCTGTGGCAGGTACCACTTTTGCAGGTGGTGGGTCCTCAGCTATTATTACATCTAAAACTAGTACTGTATTGACCCTATCAGCTGCCCTGGTAGGCACAGTAAATACTGCCGCCGTCACAAAGACGATTCCGTCTAACTTGAACAGTGTGACCAATACCCTTAGAGCTGAACCAGGTGATACACTAAGCCTATCTTATGTAAATACTTCTGGCTCTTCAGTACTGTACAGTTCAGTTATTAGAAGTGTAGTTACCTCTACAGGTAACAGTGGCACTATGTCTACTATCAATGCATTTGATCAAATGCCTGCTGATATGAGTTTTGTAGGTGTAGGTACCATTTCACTAAGTACTCCTACGACACTGACCTTAGTATCTAATCCAGGTTTTGCCGCCGGGCAAAAAATAGTTGTATCTGGAGCTGGCACGAGTGGTTCTGACCTAGTTACTGATATTACTGGTTTGTCAGGTCTGACCTTAACTCTTCTTGCCGGGGCAAGTACTGCCGTAGCAGGGGCCGCCGTTATTAGTAGTCCTACCGTCTCTTTGATGGTCTTAAAGTCATATCAGGATTTGGTCGTTCCAATTACACGTCCAATTTCAGGCGGAACCTCATATAACACTACTGCCACTGGAACTACCGGTAATGTAGTAATTAATCCCAACCCAGAAGTTAATTTTGGACAGATTGCCTCAGGCGATGTTTACTTCGGCTACAGAGCTCTTCGTACCGACAAGACCAATCAGATCCTTACTATAAATAACGCAAGTGATGCAGCAGGCCAACTTGGTGATCTTACAGATGCCAACCCTCTGGGTCTAGGATGTATAATGGCCTTGGCCAATACTACTGGCCGTATCAAGGCTATTGCAGTTGGAAGTGAAGATCTTTTTGGATATGAACAAGCTTTATTTACCAGTCAGGCAGAACGACTATATTGTATCGTACCATTGACCCAAGACCCCTCTATTCTAGAGGCATGTAGTCTACATGCAATAGAACAGTCTACACCAGACAAAGCAGCCTGGAGAGTGGTAGTTGTTAATAAGGCTATTCCACAGAATTTAGATATTGGTGCCGCCTCTGCGACCAATCCTACTGTTGGGGCTTCTATAGCCCTGTCAGGTAGTAGCTATGTTCTTACCTCTACGGCCTCAACCTTTATAAGTGATGGTATCTCTGCCGGAGATACGGTCAAAGTGGTTGCAACCAGTCTAGGGGCTACAAACCTTTCTTATACTGTCCTATCTATTGTCAGTAATCAGCAATTGGTTATTTCAGCCACTTCCGGAGCTACAGCAGTACAGTTATACATTTCCCGCCCCTTGACCCGTAGCCAACAGGCCGCCGAGGTTGCTGCAAGTGCCCATAACTATAATTCTAACCGTACTTGGATGGTTGGTCCCGATGTAGCTGGTATTGAAGTAGATGGAGTGGTAAAGAATCTTCCAGGTTATTATATTGCATGTGCCCATGCCGGTCTTGTTTCAGGTCTACCCGTTCAACAAGGTATGACCAACATCGGTGTTGCAGGTATTACCAATCTAGTCCATTCCAACTATTATTTTTCCAAGGACGACCTCAATACAATGGCCGCAGCCGGTGTATGTATGTATGTCCAAGATAGTCAGACGGGTACACCTTATATTAGACATGCTCTTACCACGGATACTACAGTTCTAGAGTATCGTGAACAGCTTGTTGTAAAAAACTGGGACTTCCTGTCTTACTTTTATTATGATCTGGTTAAGTCCTTTATCGGAACCTGGAATACCACTACGGCAACCTTTGGTATTATTCGCCAAACCATTGATGCAGGCTCTGCCCTATTGAAGAGTAAGCCTCTTCCCAGAATTGGTCCTCCCTTGATTGATGCAAAAATTAAAAGCATGGGACAAGATCCGGTTAACAAAGATACTGGTAATGTAGTTATGTCAGTCAGTGTAGTTTATCCATTAAACTATCTGAATATTTATTTAGTTATTTAATAGGAAATTAACATGGCTGTAGAATCAGTAAATGATAGATTAGGCACTACCGTAGGTGCGGGCTTTGCTCCAGACTTTGACTGGAAAGGCAACTACGTATCCAGCCTTAATGATGATGGTCTTGAGCGATTTAGTCAATATTCGGCTTCACCAGATAGTACTCTGCTTTTGGCGGGGCCTGCCCGGTTTTCGGCAATTAGCTCACCCACGGTGTCCTTGACCCCAATCGGTCTAGTAGATGGTATTGGTATCCAACAGAATCCAAGCCTTAGTAGACTTTATGAGATTGGTTCTAACCGCAGTTTCTTCACTCGTGGTAAAACCGTCTCAAGTGTAAGCTTTAGTAAGATGTTGGCCGACCAGGCAAACATCTTGGCCGCATGTACCCAAAATTCATATAAGCCTGTTACCGATTCTACTGGTACCAAAGCTCCGGGTAATAATACCAATCCAGAGATTCAAATGAACTTGGACTCAGAAGTTTTTGGGGTTCCATTCGGCCTTCTATTAGTATTCAAGTCTAGGGGTGGTGATGACTCTGGTACAGGTAAAATCCTGACGGCTATCTACTTAGAAAATTGCATGTTTGCCAACTATAGTTTTAGTATAAGCTCAGGCCAACCTGTAATCATGGACTCTGTGGCAATGGAATATGATCGAACCGTTCCAGTCTCTCTGGTCTAAAAAGAAAAGTAAAAACCCGTAGCTTTTACGGGTTTTTTTTCGGGGTAATTAAATTGAGTATTTTAAATAGTTCTTTCAGATCTGATTCTGGCATGATGGAGGCCATAGTTACCTCTGTAGATCCCATTAAGTTCTTGTGTGACTGTAAAACCCTTAAAGGACAACGTCTACGAGGTGTTACCTGGCTACTTTCCAGCAGAACAGACAGCTTCACCCCAACTTCTGGAGACAGAGTGTTAATAACTACTGCTACCTCATATCCTTTAATACTAGGTCTAATTCCAGCCATAGGGCCTTCAGTTGATTTTTCTTCACAAATAGGTACCACAGGTCCCTCTACGGACCAAGGATCAGCTACAGGCCTTTCTAGTGGCTTTCAAAGCAATCCGTATAAACCAGCAGATTTTACTGCCGGAGATCATATCCAGACTAACTTGTCAGGAGGATTGGTAGGACTTCTGAGAGAGGGTACTGCTCTGGTAAGGGCAAGTCCCCTGGCCCAAATAATAGTCTCTAGGTGGGATGATCTGGTGAGAGTGGTTGGCCGCAACTATGATCTGATGTGTGATTTCAGTAGTGAGACCATAGCCAATATATATGGCAGGCTATATAGATATTATGGATTTAACCGGGATTTAACCGGATCTAAGAATAGTCATTTTGAGTACACTGAAATCCATGGAGATGTAGCCGCAGGAGAACACTGTAAGGACGCACCTTTTGGAACACCTAAGCCAATACCCAGCCCAATTTCTATAGTAATTAAAAAAAGACTGATAGGTGCGGGTAGTGCTGGGGATGTAATGGTAGAAACCCTGGATGAATCTGGGGAAATGATAATTGTAATCGGTAACAGTACTCAGACGGCAAATGCCGGTACGATAATAGACCGGGTCGGGACTTCGACTAGGACTACTGTAGCCAATCAAATACAGGACATTGTATCCAACTCTTCAGTAACCATCAATCCAAGTTCAATTTCAATAAACTTCAATGATGTTTCCACGGCCATCTTTGATTCAACCGGGGTTAGAATAGAATCTCATAGTCATTATATGAGAGTGGATACTTCCGGAGTTCATTTTGGCTAAAACTAGGCCTCCCAATAGGGAGGATAGTTTAGGTTAATTAAAAGGTACTACAAACCTCTGTACTGCTTTATTGTAAAGATCCGGTACTTCCACAAGATGGTATCCTTTCAGAGGTATAGGCCTCAGGGAAATGCTAGCCATAACATTTGAGAAATCCCTAAGACTTCTATCTACTATTCTTATACCAAAAATCAGAGTCCTTATTTAAAACCTTGGTAACTTATATTGAGCTGATCAGTTCCTCTGGAATTTCAACCTCATCACCAAGTTTGCTGGCAACGTAGCAGCGCATGGCTGTTATGAGTGGGGTGGGCCCAAACTTAATCCAATTTCCTTCGTAGTTGTGTATGTGACATTCACATTGGCTTTCTAGTCTGTATGCTTCAAGCCATGTATGCTGTGTAAGCCCTTTGATGCGATCAATAATAGGCCCGCCTTGTTCCCAGTCGGTTGAAGGATTGAAATACACACGACTTCCGCCGTGATCTGGGTCGCCCCCAACACAGATAAGAAGCCACTTGCCCTCAATCAATTTGACATTACCAATTGGGTACATGGCATCTTCACACTTCGCCACCGCCCAATCCAGGGCTAGTCCGGTTAGTTCTTCTGTTTTCATTTTCATTTCAGCTCCTCCGGCATTTCAACTTCTTCACCAAGCCTGCTGGCAACATAGTATCGTAGGGCAGCAATGAGTAGGGTTTCCCCATAGCTTATCCTTCCATATAAATAACCTCGGGCTTGCCACTTCCCTGCAATCCAGTTCGCCCCTATCTTCTCACGCTCAATAATAGGCCCGCCTTGTTCCCAATAAGTGGATGGATTCCATGGCATCCACAAGTCCCAGTGATCTGGTAACTCGTTACCGTCTTCAGTTTGTCCCCTTACTTCCATACTTCCACCTATGCTGAATCTAACCTTGCGATTATCACACTTTGCCACAGCCCAATTTAGAGCAGTGCCTGTTAGTTCTGCTATTTTGATTTTCATTTCAATCCCCCTTATCCCGTCTAGGTCCTCAACCCATATACTAGTATGGTTATTGGCCCATACATTCCCAATGCAGAGCAGCTTCCCACTCTCTGTCCTGGGGCAACAATCCATGCTTTTGTTTTCCCATATGTAGCAGCCTAAGCACTTGCCCTTGATGGGAGTAGGCATTGTCTTGAGACTCACCTCCCTGACTATAGTAACGTTCGTTTTGATTTTCATTTCAGTTCCTCAGGTATTTCAACTTCTTCACCAAGTGTGTTGGCAACATAACATCGTAGGGCAGCAATGAGTGGAGTTGGGCCGACATATGTGTCACTTTTGTAAAGTATTATAGATTTGTCTTCGTGCCAGGTAGTGTAGCTCCAATCCCAGGATTGCGATTCTATTGTTGCTACCCAGTAGTTGCACGGCTTACCTAAATCACGGGAACACTGAAAGATACCAATACCCTCACGCTCAATAATAGGCCACATATCAGCGCCCGTGTACTCAACGGGATTACCGAATAGACCTACAGGCTTGCCGTTCAGCAAGAAACGATGCTCCCCTACCTTGTTCTTGTAGGTAGTGTTTGGATTGATGTCATCCCAGTTCCACACCTGGGGCACTCTTTCGTTCATTACAACGGCTACTTGCATACCTTCTGCTTTGGCCATCAGCCAGTCGAGCTGCAACTTGGTTGCGTCTGCTACTTTTATTTTCATAGGTAACCCTCCAGAGCCTAGTCTATTTCAACTTCTTGTGCATAGAGTCCGACCTCATGTTTTCAACTCCAGATTATGAAGTAAAGTTTCAACTGCGCACAGCGTCTCCCATGTCGGCGCTTTAGACGTCCCCACTTCCCCGCCGATGCATTCATTCGCCAGCTTGCTTAAGGCCGCCAGCATATCCGGTGCCGCCGCGATTAAGTGGGCATTTGCTTTTTCGGTTGCTAGAGGAAGCTCCATGTTGTCACATTGACAGATAATACCAATCCCATCCCGTGCGTAAACACGGTGAGGGTTGGTGCCTTTGACGACCCAGGGGCCTGGTGTATGTCTCATGTTTTCACTCCATCTAAGATATTCGTTGCATCCCCGGCGGTGATGATGCCCATTAAACGCAGTGCAATTACGTTTGGCACTGTTGCCGCAATCCATACGTCATACATACCCGAGGTCCAGTTAGGGTGCTTGCTCTTTTTTATCAGGTCGGGAAGTTGGGCGATGCCTTTGTCGTTGGCGGCAAAGTGAATGTCCACGCCACGCCGAAAGCCCACGCAGAAAATATCAGGGTTCATTTCGACTCCTCAATGAGCCCGCGCCACGGGGCGTGCTTGTACTTTGTGCTCTGATCATGGTGCTTGCACCCGAACTCGTATATCGCATTCTGCTTGCCACAGCCCCAGATGTACCAGACCTCACCGTCGAAGTAGTGATAGTTATTATCATCATCTTGGACATCGAATAGAGTGTCAGGTATTACTGAGAACTGGCGCTGATACAGGCCTGGTTCTTGGGGCAGGGTGTATCCGTCCTGCCAACTACTGACCACATAGACTGGCGTGGCCTCAACCCAAACAATATCTTCCTCTTCCTCTTGGCAGATCAAGTGTCCGTCCTTCCCCCCGGAGCAGTCCTTGGTGTTGTAGTTCTCAAACAGGTAACAGCCGAAGCATAGGCCCTTCCTGGGGGCTGGCATTTTCTTGAGACTCACACCTTTGATCGTAATAGTTTTGGTTTTCATTTCAGATCCTCTGGAATTTCCACTTCGTCACCCAGCTTGCTGGCAACGTAACAGCGCATGGCTGCGATTATAGGCGTGGGGCCATAACTCCACAGTGCTTTTCTATCTCTATACGTACGTGCTCCCCATCCGGCTGTACCGTTAGGATCTCTTATGATGTCTATGCTTTCCCGCTCAATAATCGGCCCGACTTCTTCCCAACCCAGGAACGGCGTGTAGCAGGCTGGAGATGGTAGCTCAGGTACAACAATCTGATCACTTGCATAGTGTATCCCTATTGTTTCTCCCCACACCAAGTGTGGCATCTCTATCATGCAGACGGAATAGCAAAGGGCCTTTCCCGATAGTTCTGCTGTTTTGATTTTCATTCTAAGTCCTTGAAGCAAAGTGTAGCGTAGTGGGTTCAGCCTCTCCAGCATGTTTTGATATCAAATTAGTGGGGTACTTTTCATCTTCAGTTCTCCTATGGTCAGTCTTTAGGACCTTTCCATATCTCTTGCAGTCTCTTGCCATGGCGCTCGGCCTTCACACATTTTGATGAACATCGCTTTTTGAGCTTCTTCCTCAGTATCCCTATCAGAAGCCCATAGAGTAGCCTGCTCTGCTGCTTGTGGAGCATACTTCGAAGTAACCCAGACAGCAGCGCGAGAAGCATCCCATTCATCGGCGTTCTGTGCAGCGCGAGCTGCATCCCTAGCAGCAACCCACGCATCAGTTAAGTCCATATCTGTAGCCCTTCCATTGGCGTATAACGTTGCTATGTCCAGAGCTATTAAGCTATGTGGACTAGTCATCAAGTGTTGTACCCTTCTAGCACACCAAACAGCAAATAGACGTGCGTCTCTTTCTATACCTGGGATACAGCGGAGCGCCCATAATGCGTTATCTAGACAGTTACTATGTACTATTGAAGACAGTAGTATATCTCCCTTATGTGCGTAACGTATATAGGATTTTCTAATGGAATCTTTGCAGGTGAAGGGGAGTCCCTGAAGGCTTCTAACTACCTTGTTATAACTTTCAAAATAGGCTCCTTTTTTACGTAGATCGGAAAGGGTTACTGTAATAGGATAGTTCATTTTAGTTCCTCTGCTATCGCTGGTTATCTCTACGTTAGACTCCTAAACCAGCGAGTATCCGTCCTCAAAAGCTTTTGCTGGTGAATATGACTGATACCCGTCCTCATATACAACATAGTAGCCGCCCACATCAGGACTGTGCTTTTGCATATATTCATGCGGCACACGAAACGGTTCATACCTCGTGTTGGCTGGGTGAATCATCATGCTGCCGTCACTCTCATTTCCTGGTTGAGTCGGGTCAACCATGTTGTAAATTTTCAGCGCCCACACTTCCTTGTGGCATCTGTACTTTGGCATTTCTAAGCTTGCATTCATGGTATTTCCTTTGTTGCGCCACACTTCAAGGGCAGTGGGCTAACCCTACGTTCGAGCGGACGCTGGTAAAGCGTCATGCCCCTCAACTACACGTTATGGCACACGAACCACTACGCGCCACTTGAATATAAAAAATCCACGCATCTCTACGTGCCCGATCTTTCCTTTTACCATTTCGTTAAAGCTTTCTACGGTCATCCATCCGTCTATGTCCGTCTTGATCGCCTTGGCTGCTTGAGATACATCCAAGATAATTACTTCTGATAATCCCCATCCGCAGCGATGGAATAGACATACGTCGCCTTTCTTGTATGCCACTTGTGCTGTTTCGAGTTTCATTTCAATCCCCCTCTATGGTTGTTAAGTTAATTTGGAAATACTCAGCCAGCTCGGACCTATTTCTCATTACACTAAAGTAGGTACTGCCAATATTACAATCTTCAGGTTTGGGATAATCGGGGAACTCACCGTCCCAGTTAACCACGGCTATCTCTGTGCGCCACTGCAAAGCCTGCCCATCAGTCTTGAATAATCGCAGTAGCGTGCAGTACTTAGTAATCCACTGTGCTACTACTACGCTTTGCTGTTCTTCACTCATGTCAGCTTTCCTTTGTTACCGCCGAAAAGAACCTGTCGCCTTTACCTGTAGGCTGTACAGTCATTGGGTCAAATCCCATCTTCTCGCCAAGTTTGGCCCAGGCTGCATTTGCGTTTTCCTGAACGCTACGCACCGTGGCACATTGGAGCGCGATCATCGGTACTGGCCTCATTGCGTCAAACAGCGCAGTAAGATCATCGGCTGTCATTTCATAGTTTGTCCGCATTTCGTTTCCTTTTCAAATTGCTCGTGTCTTCAAAACCTCGCCTGCTTCAAGTAATGCAGCAGGATCGTATGCTATACCCACGGACCCATCAGCCCTGCGAATGACCAGTCTAGCGAAAAGGTTGGCAATTTTTCTGAGTCGCTCAATCTCGGCTGCCTCATCTCGCAAAGTGAGAAGGTCTGCAATCGCATTGGAGTACTTGTTAATGGCATTGACGGCATCATTGTGGTGTACCCCAAACATATCACCGTCGTCAAAGGCGAAGGCTATCTTTGCTAACTTCTCCGCATCTTTCAGTGCGGCTATCGCCCTGTTAATTACTTCGTTCTTTGTGTCCATATTTTCTCCGATTTAACCTGGCAGTCTAGCTGACCCTTACAAGTTGCTCACTTTTGCGTTAGGCCAACTCAAATACATGGAATATTAGGTAGCCTCCGTGAATCCCATAGGTTCCCACGTACTCGCCCGGACCGTCATGTATTAGATTGCCTGTGCCGTAGGTGGCAAAGTTGCGGGGCACGATAGGTTCCATCTCATCCACTAAAGCCCACAGTTGTGGTATGCCGTCTTGTGCTTGCACCTTAAGTAGCTTCGCACCCTTGTGGATGTGTAGGGTTTGCAAGTCAGTAACTGTCAGCGTCCATTTCAAAATTTTCATGTTCTCTCCAAGGTTATGCGGGCCATTACTAATATAAATAGAGAGTATCTCTCTACTATTGTTATACCAAAATAAGTGTACTTTGACTAAAAAAAATAAAGGACCTGGTAAGGTCACCCTTATTTAAAAAACAGCGCTCTGAATTGAGCGCTGCTGTTGTTACATAGCTCCGACCGTGTGGTCATCAAACACCTCTGATAGACTGGTCTTCAGATACTGTTCTACCTTGTAACACCCATAGGCCGTGATAGAAAGCCCCAGTATACTCAGATAGGTGTCATAGTTGGACTTAAGGTGATCCAAGACCTTAGATGTAAAACTTGCTTCTTTGGCAGGTGCATTCATTTGTAATACTCCTTATATTATATTTGGACAAACGGTATGTTTTATCCTACTATTGTTATACCAAAATAAGTGTACTTTGACTAAAAAAATAAAGGGCCTAGAGTAGTGACCAAGGTTTTACTTGGTAAGGTCTACCACTATTTAAAAACCCTGACCCGCAAAAGCTTCATCCGGTTAACTCTATGTTATGTGTCACTTGGTACGTTGGTTATTTCAGCATTATAGCGAGTATTCCATCGCTCTATTGCCTGCTCTTTGTCACGCCCGATCCGTTCGATCATCCGGCTTGGGCCAGGGGCTTCAGCGCACCAATGCCGCACCGAAACGCTGACCGGGTCGCTATACCTCATGCCAACCCAGACTCTCCCGTTGTCTTTGAATTCGGTTATACCGCCGGGACAAAACGGGCACGGTAGCAACCGCTTCAAATCTTCATCCTTAGCTTCTATCATTTCAGCCTCCTATCATCTGTCTGCACCTCTTGCAGTCTCTTGCCACAGTGCATTTTATTATCCGATGGTGTGCCCTCGCTTATGTCAAAAAGGTTTCCGCATCCGGTAACCCAAAAGCCATTATTGTCTTCAACCCAGTTACACTGTTCACTCATTTCAATTGTTCCTTTGTTAGAAGGCTCTCGCCACAGTATGGGCATACACGTGAGTGCCTCTCTGACCGGTTTCCCCTGACGAACCCAAAGCAGTTTCCGCAGGTGCTAACCCAAAAACCTTCTCCGTCGTTGTCTTCGACCCATGTATATGTTTTGTCTTCATGCAGTAGTGTATCCATCATTTCTCCTTTTCAAAGTGCCTCACTTCAAAGGTAGGCGGTTAACCTTAGCCACCTATGCGCCGGTACTCCATGCATACAGTATCTGTGACCGTCTGCATGGTTGCTATCTTCCCTATATACATTGGCTGTATATGTGTGCGATACACAGGATTCACGCATTCCCAGTCGCCTTTCTTAAGTTCAAATGTTGGCTGATTGATTTCTTTCCATAAGCCAACACTAACAACAGCAAAGATGCCTGTTAAGATAACTACTATAATCCATTCCATACGATTCATATTTTCTCCTCTGTTTGCCATGGCGCTCGGCCTTCACACATTTTGATGAACATCGATTTCTGAGCATCTTCCTCAGAAGCTCCAGTAGCAGCCCTAGCAGCAAACGCAGCAGCCCCCGCAGCAGCCTTAGCAGCCCTAGCAGCAAACGCAGCAGCAAACGCAGCAGTCCCTTCAGTAGTCCACGCAGCAGCATTCGCAGCAGTCCACGCAGCAGCCAATTCAGAATCCGTAGCCTCTCCATTGGCATAGCGCTCAGCTACGTCTGGCGCGGCTATGCTGCGTGGATCAGTCATCAAGTGTTGCACCCTCCTAGCACACCAAACAGCAAATAGGCGGGAGTCCCTTTCTGTACCTGGAATACATAGGAGAGCCCACAGGGCATCACCCAGGCAATTACTAGAGACTATGGAAGCCAACGGTAGAGGCCCCCTATGTTCGTAGCTGATGTAGTATTCTCGGGTGGAATCCAGGCTGGTGAACGGGAGTCCCTGAAGGCTTCTAACTACCTTGTTATATCCATTAAAGCAGGCTCTTTTTTTACTTAGGGAGGAAAGGGTTATTGTTAGCGGGTAGTTCATAGTGGTGTTCCTTGAATGTTATCTGGCAGCATCTTGGCGCGTCTTCTGTACCGGGCAATTAACTTATTACTTGGGCGTAGTGTAGAGCGGGAGACAAAAACTCTCATTCCAACCATCAGTCGTCTTTGCAAAAGAGTGGTAATGCCAATCTCCTGCATCGTCCACTAGGAATCGAGAATAGCCATAAGGCTTACTCTGTACTTTGTAGGCGGCAATGCGCTCTTCAAGCACCGCCGCGTAGCCGTCCATGCAACGGGCTTGGTTGCGCAACCGTGACTGTTCGGCTTCCGACAGATCGGCAAACTGAATCGTATGAAAGAAGGTAGATAACTTTATCAGCTTCTTGTCGAGTTCGGCCTTCTCAGTTAAAACGCGTTTATGGACGTAGGTTTTGAATGCGTCTTCTGGCCGATGATTGATCTCTTCCATTTGTGCTATTAGTGCTTCTCTGAGTACAATGATGGCTGGACGGCATTTCTTTTCCCATATTCTGTAGTAACTGCCGCCCAGTATAGATATTTCTTCTAGCGCCTCAAGCGCCAGTTCCATTGCTTTCTTGCTCATATCAATCTCCATAAGGTAGTCCATCTGTAAGCGCATTGCCAGCGTTTCCTTGCTGCTCCGGGTTGTTCGGGTTAGGCGACACACCATTAGTATTGAGCACATTTATAGGTATCCCAATGCAGGCATTAACGCAGGCCGCAATCCGCTTAGCGTCGGACTCAGAAATTGCGTAGCCGATTTTCTCTCCCGGTGGGCAGACATACCAGCCATCTATATCCTCACCATATCCCCATATCGTGCCGCCTAACCCTACATTCGAGAGCGACTCCCCAAAAGCGTAGCTCGCCATCGCGGCGCGCAACATTTCAACTTCGGCATTCGAGTCGGACTCACCCTGCTGCTTGATTGCTTCAACAGTCGAAGCGTGACAACCCATGCGTTCGCAGCCACCTACAAACCCTTCTAATGAGCAGCCATCTTCAAACTCTGGGCCATTATCTTGTTGAGTGATCGCTTCCTTAAGTGCGGCGATGGCAGCATCACTTTTAGGAATCGCCCGCGTCTGCTCACGGTGATATTCCAGCGCCTCAAGTGCCTGTTCCATTGCTTTCTTGCTCATTTCAATCTCCATAGGGTAGTCCATCCGTAAGTGCGTTGCCAGCGTTAGCCACCTCATTCTCATAATCTGGCGGGTCCACGAAATAAAAATTTCTCGGCAAAGGTGCAAGGCCATCAAGTTTTGCAGCAAGCATCCAGAGAAGTTTTTCCCGAACTACAACGCCATCCACTTCAGTAACAAAGTGGTCGCCCTCTTGCCACACAAATACAGGAAACCTTCCACAGTACGTTAGGTGCAGCGTTATTGCTTCGTTTTTGTTCATGTTTTACTCCGTTGTTAGCCGTGGTCGAACTATTCAATCGCCGCCATAGCGAATTTCTTACGAATCGCATCAATACAATCACATGGGGTTGTATCTGGCATCTTATCCAACTCTATCACCTAAGTAGAGTGGGCGGCAAAGAGAGACATTCCAACCCTCAGTTGTCATTGCAATAGAATGTAAACGCCGATAACCTAGATCGTCTAACATGTATCTAGCATAGCCGAACGGCTCATCCAGCTGCTTGATCGCTTCTTTGAGTACATCTGTGGCTGTGCATCCATAGAATAGAGCTTCTTGCAGGACCGACATTCCAGCATTTGATCCTGAGTGCTTATGTGCTATAGTTGCGTCCCATTTTTCTAAGGCATCAAGCGCCAGTTCCATTGCTTTCTTGCTCATTTCAATCTCCCTGGGGTAGTATCAATGGTTAGCGCCAACTCTTGCAAGTCTGCCATTACTTCTTTATTCATGGCTATACACCAGGCAGCGAATCTGTAGCGAGTCCAGCGCATAGGTGCATCGTCGTCAATAATCTGGCACAAAGCCCATGCAATGCGGTCTTTTGTACTTGCGGTTTCTTTGTCGTATGGTATGTACATATCAATCCCCTTGGTTATGGGTTACTTACAGGGTTTCTTTAAAGTGCTTCATTGTAACTGGGCAGACGGCAGTCGCCAGTTCCAGTAAAGCCTCAGCGTACACCCGGATTTCGTACTGGGCATGTGCATGAAGTCGAAGACGCAAGAAGTGCATGAGGTTGTGTAGGTCGACCGAGGCAAACATATGGCTGTAGGTACCCGTAGTGAGTACTGACCTGGCTAGCTCTCTTGGACAGCCTTCCCTGATGAGGCTCTGGTATACCTCAAAGCATGAGTTGTTGGCAGCATCGATAGTCAGCTGGAATTTGCTGGCTAATGGATGTACTTCCTCAGTCCTCATTTGTTTATTGTCCTTGCTTTGCGTGGTTATTTGAGCCAGCTCCGGTACGTAGTACTCTTCTGGTAGCTCTGCGTACCTAGCACTAACTTCATTGTAGCTCCAGGTGCGGTGGCGGTGCCACTGTCTCAATACGAAGATGGGGGCCTTCACCTCAAAGGTGAACTGCACCGACTCAAAGGGGCTTGTGTGTTTGTTATTCAGCAGGTACTTGATGAGCTTCTCATCCTTACCCGAATCCTCTCCTGTGCGCCACTCCGCTGCATAGCTTACGCGAGCTGCCCGCACTATGGATAGATCACTGCCCATACTATCTACTAGCCTGACTAACCCACGGTCCAATACTTTGAATTCCATTTTAATCTCCTGTAGTTCGTTCACGTTGGGGCTGTCTCTGATTGGGGAATATCAAGGAATCTCACATGCTCTAAAGGTACATTGCTTATAGTTCCATCTGGCCACTCAACAATTGCAGTTGTGTAGTTACCCGCACAAGTCGCGAACTCTTCGTAGTTCACGCCGAATTGATGAAACATCGCTTCGCCCTTTTCCTCCAGTCTCCATACACCGCTGGGGAACTGCTTTTTAAGCTCACTTACCATTACTTTACGCATTTCATTTCCTTTCTTTCATCTTGGTGCATATCACGGGTTAGGGGTAGGCGGCTAACCTTACTTTGGGGCGTAGCGGGCACCATTTTGGTATCGCCTGTTTATTATCGTTCCATTTGCGCAGAGCTATACGCTTGTTGTGATGTGCTTTGCATGTCCACTCATCTATTGACTCGAATACATCCGCTTTGTGGAAGCGTTTGCTCTCATGATTAGGGCACCACCCGCAGTCCGCCACTGTCCTTATAAACTGTACTGTTTCAGTCATTTCAATCCCCCTCCATGGTTGTGAAGAAAGTTTGGAAATACTCGGCCCGCTCAGTCATATTGCTCATTAGATAAAAGTATATGCAGCCAATATCACAATATTCAGGTTCAGGATCATCAGGGAACTCATCGGCCCAGTTAGCCACGGCTATCTCTGTGCGCCACTGAAAAGCCTGCTCCTTAGTCTTGAACACCCGCACCTCTGTGCTATCTACTGTTTTGTATAATGCTACTACGCTTTGCTGTTCTTCACTCATGTCAACTTACCTTTGAACGCTGTGATTCTATTCATGCTCGGCCCTGGCCTCAAGTACCCTGTAGTCCTTACTGTACTGATCGTTTAATTCCCCCCACAGTGGGTCATCTGCTGTGAGTTTGGTAGGCTTATGCGCCCAAATCTCATTTGTTATCGCTGCACCCACTATACCTCCCATGACCATTGAGACCGAAGCCAAAAGCAAATCGTGGTTAATCATTTTCTACTCCGTAACTTGGTGTAAAACAAGTTGAACAAACGCAGCACACGCAACATTCAATATCTGGCCGATCATTATCCTCAAAGCTTTTAATGTCTTGCTCAGTATATCCTGCATCTTTCCGGTTTTTTGCACTCCAGTCACCACTCCCTCCACCCCAATCAGAATCAAGGCGAAAGTGTCCAATTCTTGTGCTTTTACAGTTAGGGCAAATCTGCATAACTCTCTCCTATTAAGCTAGATGGACTGAAGTATTTAATAAGCGAAAACATGGCATCTTTGTCTTGCGACCATTTGCACTTCACAATAACCTGGGTTGTCGTGTTCTCGCCTTCCTTGGGTCGCAGCACCTTTAACGCTTTTGCCCAGCCATACCTTGGATGGTCTTTGTGCCTGTAGCTTTTGTCAATCACTATGTCTTTTGCTCTCATCATTTTCTCCGTCCTGTAGCTCAATACTTCAAACATCGCTTTCCTCCACTAAGCCCTGAGGTGTCGGCAGCTTAGTGGTGTCCACTCCGAAGCAACTTTGCATGAAGCGTGTAGTCGCTGCGTTGGCCTCGTCGGGCAGTATGCCTTCGTACAGCATATTCATCGCAATCTCGCAGTGCCATCCCCACGCATATTTGGGGTCATCTCGCATTTCACTCTTCAAGATTTCGAGCGCCGCCTCAATGCGACTTGGTGTCTTGGTGTCGCCATCTAGGCTGCACCGCGCCGGCCATTGAGAGAACGGTTCGCAGGTGCTGTCAACCCCGCGCAGTTCCATAAAAGCTTTGATTTCTTCAGCCATCGGGGCAGAGTTGTTGGCCGAAGCAGTCAAAGGCTTGTTACGCATTGTAAGATAGTCGCCGAAGTCTAACAGCACTCCCGCAACAATGTGATCCAGTCGTTCAAGGCTCATAGTTTAATTTCCTTTTAAAGTTCCGCACTTTGAAGGTAGGCGGCTAACCTACCAAATAGCAACCAACTTTCGTCCGTTTGCTTTGTCGCCATCTATCAGTTCAATCCTAACGCCAGGAACAAAAGTAATTGCTTCGGCTACATTATCACCTTGCTGCGTAGTTACTTGTACAACACACCCAACACCATCAATCTGCATTGCCTTTGTTGACTTCATCCACCCTTGCGCCGTGGAGGATGCTTTGCAAATAAGCTGGAATGTATCACCATTGCCAAACACTTTCAAGTCGTTAATATTCGCAGTTGCTCCTTTCACCTCTGTGATGTCCATCAATTTAGGTTCTGTCATCTTACTTTCCTCTTTCAAAATGCCGCACTTCAAAGGTAGGCGGTTAACCTCTTGCTCCGTATCAAATACGTTCAAGCGGATTATGTAGCACTGTCATTTCGGCTTAGTGGCGTCTCCGATGTTCTTCATCACACCTTTGAGTGCAGTAGCGGTATGAGGCTCATCCTTATCGGTGAGTGCTCCTCCCATTGTTATCACGTCAGCGACAATCGCAACAGGTGTTTCGACAACAACACCAATAACTGCCTTGGTCAAATTCTCAAGTAATCCAAACATAGTCTATTCATCCTTTTAAAGTGCCTCACTTCAAGGGTAGGAGGCTAAACCATTTTCTCGGTATCTGGTGCATATCACGGGTTAGGCCACTCTGCCACGGTGGTAACGTCCTTCGATGCTCCGCACCGTATGCACAAATAGCCTGTGGTAGCCCACTTCAACCCGTCGCTGTCTGGTTGCAGGTCTAACATTCCACATGTGACCGACCATCGGTGCAAACCAAGCCAACAAAGCATCGGCGTGTACCCAACTTTTGCCGCCAACGATTGCTTCTGGCCTAACCCTACATTCGAGAGGGACGCTCCTTCAGCAGTTTCATTATTGTTTGAGTTCATCAGTCGCGCCCCTCAATTCAGCGTTAGCCACCTCAAACTGAGATCCGTGGTAAACCTCTTTATTCGTGTAGTCTGAGATTTGCCACATTCCAGACCCTTCGTTAAACCACCACGCTAGATCTGGATAATTATCGTCCGGCTTGCTTAACTGGAATAGCGTCCCACCTACTTTCCTTAGGTGCGTAGCTGCGGCACGTCTAGTGGCTAACACTTTGGTCAAGCGGGACTGGCCGTCAGCGGCTTCGGTTGTTTCTTGTGTTTCACTCATTGCTTATCTCCTGTTGTTGCGGCCAGCCCCTTACCTTCTACGTTATGTCACTATCTATGGCCTTGTTAACGCTCTTTCCAGCCGCATTAAGTAAGTCGCCAGTGCGTCCGAATGGGTGGTCATCCTCATGGTCAGCACTTGCGAATAATGTCAATATATCAACTACGAGTGCGACTGGTGTTAATGCCACGGCAACTGCTGCCTTTGTCAAATTTCTAAGTATTCCAAACATTTTTCTCTTTCAAAGTTATACCTAACCCGCGTTAGGTGCTTCCAAATGCTGAAGCTCCAGATAAAAACGGTGATACTCGGCAATCCGCTCGACGTCCTTCGGGCGCACGCCCTTTAGTCGGCGAATGTCGCTGTTGTGGCGCAGGTCTGCCATCTTCACCATCACTGCGTCAGGATTTGCTTTTACTCGTGCCTTGTAGTCGTCGTATGCCTCGCCATCAACCTTGGTGAGCGCCACGATGCCGGCAATTACGCGCTCGGAAAAACCGTTGTAGCGCAGCGTTCCGACGCCATCCTCTACACGCTTAAATGTGTCTTCCACAAGGTCGTGCCCAAGGGCAATACACATCAGTTCCTCGTCGTCGGTCTTCAAGTAATGCATCACCTTCAGCGGGTGCAGGATGTACGGGTTTCCACCCTTGTCAAACTGGCCGTCATGTCGGTTTGTCGCCAGCACAAGCATTCTGGAAAGCTGCTCGCCTTTCATTTGTCGCCACCTTTCTCTGTAGTTGCCGCCGCACCTAACAAGTCGTTGCAGGCGGCGGCCAGCCCTTTACCCCCTACGTTAGCGTCCATCATCTTCACGCATGATGTCGCCGTTGAGTTCGATCCGTTTACGGTCAAGCTGGCGGACTGTTTCGATCACATCGCTTGCCCAAAAAACCTCGGCCTGGGTGTACTTAGTGCCATATTCTCTGTTTATAATCTGAGCCTTGTACTCGGCAGCAAACCAAGACCGCCCAGCAAAGGTATATGCCACGGCAGCCAACCCGGCGGTAATCGCCAAAAGGAATCCGAGCACCCCAGCCATAGTGCCTATGCCGTCATAGGTTTCTCTGCTGTACCACATCAGTGCTACTGCAATAACGCTAGCTGCAATAATTGCTACAAGTATTAAAATCATCTTTATCTCCTTCAAAGTTATGCCTAACCCTACGTTAAACCCGGACTCCGCAAAAGCGCGTATCCGATTAACTCTACGTTATGCGTCACTTGGTGTATAATCTGCGTTAGGCGCCTTCCAGTTTTCATAATTAGCTCTTATGCGGTTGCATCGGTGACAATCGCACATAGCATCGTATGACTCATAGTTGCTAGTTGCTTTCAGGTAGGATATCCACTCGTGAACGGCAGCTAACCCGGCGTTCGAGCGCACGGGCAACGGCGCGGCTTCTTTTTCAGCTTCGTTCATGGTTTCTCCTCGCGCCGTTCCCCGGCGCTCAACTTTGCGTTAGGCATCACCTCCCACCAAGTCTGTGGAGCGTATCTTTCAAGCGGGGAATCGAAGTCCCCCAAGTACAATTTGCCATCGTCGCCCTGCAAAACAGTGTGGTATTGGTCACGGTCATGTGAATTAAACAATGTGTCCCCTGCCTTGATTTCAGTTCCGTTCTTGTCTTGCATTGCGTCACTTGGTGTAAAACAAGTTGAACATACGCAGCACACGCAACATTCAATATCTGGCCGCTCGTTATCCTCAAAGCTTTTAACGTCTTGCTCGGTATACCCTGCGTCTTTCCCGTTTTCTGCACCCCAATAACCGCTCCCTCCATAATTATGATTGATGCTAAGGCGTCCAATTCTTGTGCTTTTACAGTTAGGGCAAATTTGCATAACTCTCTCCTATTTAACACCGTGCCTAACAAATCATTCCAGGCGTTATACCTTGCCCAAAATATGAGACAGTGCCCAGTATTCTGGGTTGAAAAACGCCGCCACAATCCCCTGCGCTGATCCAATCACTACCACCTGAGTGGTAATAAAATAAACAGCTGTTGCAATCCATGCCAAAACTGCGCCTTCGTGTTCCCATTCAGCTTCTGGGTATTTATTATATTCAGTCTTAGCTGGTTTTGTGGTTTTATCTTTAACAAACCGCATCAAGACAATTGCCAATATCACCATCACGATGTCCGTAACTAAATCAATGCCACCACTTATAGGCGCTTGGTGCAGCAAAACATCCCACAAATGCTGTGCTGTTGTTCCAAGCTTCTCGGCCAGTTTCTCAATCAGCGCTGTTGTTTTATCGTCCATCTTTATCTCCAGTTAAAAGGTATACAAATCATTCTAGGTGACGGGCGAAAATCCGCCATCCTCTGAGTTAATGCTTGTTGCGTATCACGGATTAGCCTTTACAATTTTCTAGATTTCCCGCGCCGCATTAGCCCATGCTTCATCCTCAGTTCTGCCAAGTCCTAATAGTCTACGGGAGAATCTTTCTGGCCAATACCTCTCGTTAAGCCATTTTTTTTGGTCGGGGCTTATGTACCATACACTCCATTCACCAGTGCTTTCATGCTCTATGCTGGCCTGAGGGTAGAGAATTAATACCTTGTCTTTACTATTCACTCTCGTCTCCGGTAGGCCTGAATATCATCCCGCATGAATGCATTCTGTAATACATAAAAGAAAAACCGAGACACAATTCCCAACCCGATTAATGCTACCCAGCTTTTAACTTCAAGGCCAAACCCAAAAGTCCACGCGGCAACGGCAATCGCAAGATCAATCGTGTATGTAACCCACGCCCTGAAGAATCTAAACGTATTACTCGGGGCTGGCGCTGAACCCAGCATCTCACTTTTTAGTTCAACACCAAACCTGGCAATCATTCCTGCCTGCCGCTCATTAAATCCTGCCGTCCGTGCTTCGGCATAGGTCCCAAATTTCACTGCATTCTCCTTACTTATACCAAAAACCAAGGTCTATGTTTAAAACTCTGGTAACTCTACTATTTCTGGGTTAAGTGCGTCCTTCAACTTATCAAATAAGGGCTCTGCTCCCTGCGGATTCAATTGGTTAAACCACCCCAACCTTCCCGTTAGGTAGTTTTTAAACTCTCCAGAGGTCATACTATTCTTGACCGCCTCAGGTTCAAGTCCATAAAGACTTACGTTGTGAACCATGGCCCGAAGCTTTTTACGCTCATGTCTGATCAGATTAGTTTTCTGATTTACTACTACCCCACATACATAGTGTCGATTCTTTTTGGTCATAACCTTGGTTTTGGCATTATTAATCTTAAAGCCAAAAGTGGTCAAGGTCTGTTTAATAAAAGCCAAGACCTCGCCTATTTCCATTCTCCCAGTGGAGGAAATAGTAATGTCATCGGCATAGATCGTCAAGGTAAGATCTCTTTCTCTACAGTACGATTCTAAGATGGGGCCAAAAGTCTTAGCTATTACCAGGTTACTAATCTTAGGGCTTGTAATGGCTCCTTGTGGGACAAAGAATTTATAAGTACAAAGTTCAGAAATCAGTCTTGCTGGTTTAGGACCAAATCCATCATCAGTAAAGATTTTCATCAAATGGTCTTGATGTATACTGGTAAAGAAGTCATTAAGATCGACGCTTACTACTACGCTTTTGCCCACATGACTCTGAGCCATCTTAGGTATAGATCTGGCCTTTTCAAAAGCATGAATATATCCAGGTATATCATAAGTACTCAAGACTCTGCTAAGTAGTCTATATTGAACTAATCTCATTTGCCCAGAAGGATTGTAGATATTCCTAAAGCCTCCAGATCTTTTAGGAATCCGAAAGAAGCTGTAATGTTCTAATTTGTTCAGACCAAGCCAAGTCAGCCTCCGAGCATTCCCCACTTCCAATATCTGAGATAATTCCAGGTTTGTCTCTGGTCGCACGAACGGGGGTGGAGGTAACTGCATTTGATCCGACATAAACTTTCCTTTTAAGTAATTGTAATCCAGAGGCTGGGTATAGTTTTTTGTTATAAGATAAAAAACCATTTTTAAGAACAGAGGGGGTCATATCTAAATGAACAAATAATCTAGACTCTACCCCTATAACTACTCGGAAATAATCCCAGGCCTCATCCTGCTGATTAAAAATGGCGAAAGTATTCTTTTTGTATACAAGATCTGGGCTTTGACCTTTATATCCTTTCGGATGGATGGCCGTTTCAACCGTCATAAGACTATCCTCTAAGTTTATATATTGATATTAAATTCTCTGCCTGGGCACGAGCATCTGACCCGGCATGATGGGCTAACATTGGTCTTGTATGTATCCAACCTCTGGCCAGGTTGGAATCTTTAAACTCAGCCAAGACCGTGCGATAGCATCTGTTGTTTCTAAAAGACCAAGGTACAGAGTAATTAATACTAGTGTAGGCATTGGCCAAAATTACATTATCAAAATCAGACCCATTACCCCAAACTTTAATCTCTGAGCTGGAGCTATAAGAGAAGAAAAACTCAGAGAAATCGGCCAAGGCATCAGGCAGGCTTACTCCATGCTTGAATTCCGCCCTAGCGGCATCGGACTGTTCTAACCACCAAAGAACAGTGTCTGCATCCATTGTTCCACCACACTCTACGGAACTAATCAGGCTAACCTTCCTATAAAAATCCATTCCTATGGTAAAATTCTTCAGGTCTACCTCTATTGCTCCGATTGCAGTGATTGCAGCATTCGGGCCAGTGCCCATTGTTTCTAAGTCTAGTACTAGGTTTTTCATACTGCTACCTTACGGTCTTCAAAAAGCTTTTCTAAGAGGCCAGCACCAAATGTACAGATTTGAGCTATTAGAGAAGCTATTTGAATGATTACTTTGAAAGATGAATAAACTGACTGTAAAAAGACCCACATATAATATTCCTTAGAGTTGAAAAAAAAGAGGTACGAGTTTGGCTAGCATAACGTCCTCAAAATGCTTATACCAAAAAAACTTGAAATGTCTAGGTACCCCTTTTTAGGTTTGTCAAAGCCCTTTTCCAAACTTTTCGTTTGAAATCAAGTACTTACCTTCCCAACTGACAAACTGACAAACTTTCTTGAAAAAAATGCCCCCACCTCTATATAAAAAGCTCTATTAGAACGAAAGTATGACAACCTCTATATATATATATAATATAATATAATATAATATATATATATAGAACAAGGGGTTAGCTCTTTTTTGTAGAGACCCAGGCTTTTCCTTTTATAGAGGTTGGCAAATAATTTTATGCTGTAGACAGAAAAGATGTGCCATTTTCACGAAAAGTTTTGTCAGTTTGTCAATAATGGGGTTAAGTGCTTGATTTTAAAAAGAAATCCAACTGACAAAACTATTTTCCCATTTGTCAATAACTGACAAAGTATAGATAACTCTTTGTTTTAATTAACTTTTTTAATTTGTCCATTTTGTCAATAAAATCCAAAAATTGACAAACTGACAAAATGCCTCTGACAGACTTTTGGAGTTTTGTCAGTAATTTGTCATAGACTAAAATAATGCAATGACTGATGTATTGCTTACCCGACAACTTCACCAGGCCGACAGGGCCGGTAGACACTACGACTACCGAATTGTAATTGGTGACAAGGCCTTGTCTTGGGCCACTAAAAAAGAAATGCCCGACCCAGGGAAATCCATTGTCTTATGGGAACAACCGGTTCATACTGCCTCTTATGCTCTTACAGAGAATCTGGTAATTCCCAAGGGTAACTACGGAGCTGGTACTACAGAGCTCCAGTTTGTAAGAAAGGCTACTATGGAAGACCACGGTAAGGATACTTATACTTTGAATGTCAAAGATGGGTCTAGATTTTTGTTGAAGAAGATACCAGCCTACGGAGAAACGGCCTGGCTGTTTAAAAATATGCCTAATAAATACTTAGAGAAGCTATCTCACTATGCGTAAATCCAGAAGACCAAAAACCTCCTTGAGAGAGTCACCCTATTCACTACCAGAACAGGCATATCATAGAGAGCCTGAACCGATAAGACCTAAGACGGCAAACCAGGATAGATACATCAAAGCAATCAAGACGGGTAAGGTAATCTTTGGTACCGGCTCTGCCGGGTCTGGTAAAAGCTTTATTGCAGCCTCCATGGCTGCCGATATGATTCGTAACGGGGAATTCAGCAAGTTACTGATCATTCGACCAGCAGTAGGGGCCCAGGAGGACCTTGGATTTATACCCGGGGAATTGGAAGAGAAGTATGCCCCTTATATTTTCCCAATTAAGGAAATCCTATACGAACGGCTGGGCAAGAGCCAGACAGATTATATGCTTAAGGTTGGTAAGATTGAAGGTGCCCCGATTGCCTTCCTTAGAGGTAGGACTTTTAAGGATTGTGTCGTCCTTGTGGATGAAGCTCAGAATATTACTCCCGGACAGATGAAACTAATACTTACTCGTATCGGAGAAAACTGCAAAATGATTATTACTGGTGACTCAAGCCAAAGGGATCTGACTGGCAAGTCAGGATTAAATGATGCCATAGAAAAGATTGGCTGGATTCCTCAGGTTAAGGTAGTTACCTTTACGGCTGCTGATGTTGTCCGGTCTGGTATTTGTGGAGATATTGTTTCCAGCTATGAATAAGTACCTAGAAAAAATAGCCTTGGACTTAATGGGTCTTACTCATCCCTTAAAGCCTTCAGTCTTAAAGGCTGGAGCCTTGAAATTTAAAAGTCTGAGGGCTGCTGACACCTTTAAAATTCCCGCTAAAGTAATGGGTTTAGACAAGGCTGCTGCCGACCTTTCTCCTAGACAGGAAAAAGCCTTGAAGAAGATGGATGACACAGGCGGAGTAATTCTCAACCATTCTACTGGTAGTGGTAAAACTAGAGTCTTTTTAGTTGCCGCCCAGAGAGCTTTAGAGGCCAATCCCAACAAAAGGGCCTTACTAGTGGCCCCGGCCAGTCTGACTAATAACGTCGACAAAGAGATCTTAAAACACAATATTAAGCTAGACCGGGACAGATTGGATGTACTGTCTTATGAAAAGGCCGTCATTGACTCTGACAAGCTTTCAAAAAATAAGTATGCCTTGGCTATTGCTGATGAAGCCCAGAAGCTCCGCAATATAGGAACCAAAAGACACTCCGTTATTTCTGAGCTTTTTAAAGACTCTGACAAAAGACTGTTGGCCTCGGCCACTCCTGACTACAATAATGTTTCTGATATCGGGGCCATGGTAAACTTGGCCGCTGGTAGCAAGGTTATGCCTGAGGGAAAGCAAGCCTTTGACGAAAGGTATGTTGATAAAAAGATGGTCTCGGCCCCTATTCTACAACGTATCTTTGGTGCCCCGCCAAAAGAAGTCTCCAATATTAAAAATAAAAAAGAGCTGGCCTCAGTGGTCAATAAATATTCTGACTACTACAACAGCAGCGAAGACCCAGAGTCGGCCAAGCATTTTGCCCGCAAAGAAGAGAAGGTCATAGACGTCAAGATGAGTGCCCTTCAGCACCGTCTTTATAAGTATTCGGAAGATAGTCTACCTTGGCACCTCAAGATTAAAATCCGGGCTGGTATGCCTTTAGATAAAAAAGACTCTGCCCAGATACAGGCCTTTAGTTCTAACATTAGACAAATCTCTAATTCTACCAGGAAGTACCTGCCTAATTACGAAGATCCTACTCCCAAGATTAAGGCCGCAGTAGATAGTCTGGAAAAAGACTACCGGACAAACAAGGAATTCCGTGGAGTGGTCTACTCCAATTTCCTGGAGGCTGGCCTTAATGACTACTCAAGAGAATTGACCAAAAGAAAGATACCACATAATATATTTACCGGTTCTTTGAACAAAAATCAAAAAAGCGCAATGGAAGAAGAGTATAATACTGGCAAGGTACCGGTCTTATTGATTTCTAGTTCTGGTGCCGAAGGACTTAACCTTTTAAAAACCAGGAAGCTTCAGATCCTGGAAAATCACTGGAATGAGTCTAAGATTAAACAGGTAATGGGTAGATCTATTAGATATGATTCTCATAAAGATTTACCAGAGAAAGATCGGGTAGTAGAAATTGAAAGATATAACTCAGTCTTCCCCGATGGAATCCTTGGCAAGTCTAGGAGTAATAGTATTGATACCTATATGATGCATAATGCAGCCCACAAACAAAGTCTGTCAGATCAGATGAATAAACTATATGATAGGTGACTATGAATTCAATTTGTAGAATAGGTGATATTGTAACCGGCACATGTCTAGTAAGTACCACTGGACACCCAAGAAGTTTTACCGGGACTTGGACTACTGGAAGTCAAGTGGTTTTTGCTGACAACATAGGGGTAGTCAGACTTGGGGACTCTGGTATTACTGATTGTAATCATACTTTTATAGCAATAACTGGATCTCCTTATAGCACCGTAGAAGGACTGCCTTTGATCAAGGTAGGGGATACTGTTGAAGTAATAGGTGGTGGTACCGGAACTGCAATAACTGGTAGCCCTATGGGAGACTCCTTCTAATGTTTACTAGGGCCAAATACAAACAAGGACAAGACTGGACCTCTTTGGAAAATCCGGCGGCATCGGTCAAACTGGACGGTGGTCATTATTTTTTGGCAATAGACAACCATGGAGAAGCCAAGTTTATCAGTCGTCGTAAAGGGGTTAAGGGTAATTACCCAGAAAGACAGGCAAGCCTACCTCACCTGTCTGGTCCTTACCCAGAAGACTTTAGAGGAAACGTATTTTCGGTCGAGCTTATCCATACTGGCCACCACCCAGGTCCAGAATCCCATCCTCAGGCCTCTGGAATTTTAAATAGTCTACCAGATAGGGCAATGGCCACCCAAGTTGCCACAGGCCCAATTAGGGCAGTCTTATTAGATGTAATACACCCCGCCCTTCCTACTTATGGTCAGAAGATCTCATATTTGAAATCCCTGGAAACCCAGTATAATAAACCAAATGTATTATATGCTATACCAGTAGAAACTAATCCCAGTAGAATTGCTGACCTTATTGACTCTACTCGCAGTGAAGGTAGAGAGGGTGTAATCATTACCTCAATGACCGCCCCCGAGACTAATAACCCTAGGATAAAAATAAAGCACTGTCAGACTTATAACTTGGTAGTGACTGGAATCACTCAGGAGGTAGGTCAAGACACGCGGCCAAAAGAATCAGCCGGGGCCTTGATTGTATCGGACTCTACTGGTAGAGAAGTAGCCTCGGTAGGCACTGGTCTAAGTCATGATCTTCGTAAAGAAATATGGAAAAACAAACCAGCCTGGATTGGTAAACTTATTCAGGTCAAGACCTTCGGCCTTAAGGTAAACCGACTTGCTTCCCCTGTATTCAATGGGGATGCCGATGGTGAAGTTGATACCATACCGAGCTAAAATAGTCCTATGACAGAATTAGAATCAAAAATAATTGAGCAGATTATCCAGGCCTATAAAAATCAGGGAGTGAACCCTAGAAAAATAATGGATAACCCTATTTTTCTACACCTGCCCCTGGCATCAAAAATAGAAGTAATTAAGCAATATAGCTTGGCCTTGAGGTCTAATCCAGAAACCTCTGCCGCCAATACAGCCATACAGGCACTTAAATCTGGGCTGTCGGGAGCCGTCCTGTCTGCTGGCATATCTGGCCTCAGTCAGAAGACAAAACTGCTGAGTCCATTAGTAAGAGGCCCAAAAGGGTTTAATTCAACTAACCTTGCATATGCCGCTGGAATCGGGGCAAGTCTAGGTATTATTAAAAGTTTAGTCTTTTCGCAAATGAAAAGAATGGATGACCAAAGATTTAGCAATATGGTGGCCAATAATTCCCCAGAGACGGTACTTGGTATCAATTATACAACTGGAAAACTAAATCCAGAATCAGTAAATTCAAACCCTATTATTTCTCAACTGAGTTTGATGAACAATGTATTACATGGCGAGATACATAGAGGATGAACCTCATTAATAAGGTAAATATAGGATGTTAGCACACAATTTAAAGGAGATCCTTACACTGATCCCAGAAGCCTCCGAACTAGTAAAACAGGCTTCTATAGAAGAAGAGTTCCCTACAAATAATAAGGACTCGGTCTGCGCCTCCTACCTACGTATGAATTACTTGACCAAGGTGGCCAATCTAAATATTGCCCCAGAGACTAAATCTAAGATTATCAAGGCAGCCTCTTTGTATCAAGTAAGAGACAGACTGGACACGATGTCTAGAAAGTTTAATCCATCGCTTGAAAAGACGGCCAGTCAAAAGGCCGATGAATTAATTATTGAATTTGAAGACAGCGTTGGCAATCCTTTGGGCTTAGAAAAAATAGCCTCTTTGGCCGAAGCAATTGTTGACCAGGATTTAAACCTATATAATAATCCTATGGTAGACTTATATGCCGTAAAGGGTTGGTTAAATAAAGAGGCCGCAGTAAAGACCTTAGCCAACCGCTTCTATCAGACCAAAGATCAAGACTTTGTCAAAATTGCCCGTATGGTTTTGGACAATGTAAGAGAAGACGACCAGAGTCAAATTAGACAAGTCTGCCGGACTGTGACCCAGTTGGATAAACGAGCAGGCCTAGACCTTATTGGGTTCAACTTCTATAAAGAGGCCCTTATTACAAAAGAAGCTGCCTTTAAGTCAGTATTAAAGATTAAGCTTTTAAACAAAGAAATTCCATACGAGACTATTGCCAAATTTGGCAAAGAGCGTATTGGTCAAGTCTTGGGTAGTTCTGTCTCAGAAGGTATGAATGACGACCCCGTCAATAATAAGTATCTTATCGAGTCCCTACCTAAAGATTTACAGACAGTCTTGGTAAAGGTATTAAATGTCTGACCTTGGATTAGCCTCCTTAAAGGATATTAGAGATAACCTGGACCGTATATTTGGTGAGGGTCTTTGGGAAAACCTTGAGACGGAAACCATTTCTCTTACCTTGGATGTTGTCCTAGACCCTTTGGCCAGAGACAAAATCTCTTTGTTAAGGGTATTGGCTCATGACCCCGACCTATTTTTTGAAGATCCTATGGTATTTCTACATGGTGTAGAGGTTATTAATAATAATGTGGCCGACTTCGATTTCCTGCCCGTCCCCTCTACCTTGGAGGCAATATATGCCATTGACCAGGTCAATGAACTTATTGACGAACCGGTTAAAGTCTCTGACTTTTCTCTTGGGGTAAAAAAAACCTTGGCCAACATTTTGGTCCAAGATGGATTTTCCCACATACCAAGCCAACTCTCTGGGGTACCCTTGGGTTGGATAACCAACTTTCCGGAGACACAAGATAAGACAGATGTTTCAAACCGGGACTTGGCAATTAAGGCCTACTCTAAACATATGATGGATGAGCAAAAATAATGGAATACATGTTAGGTCAACCCATTACCATAGTATTTCCCAGTCAAGGATTAATTTCAGGTCTTACTAGTTTCCCAGATCTTAGAATTTTTGTAGATGGTGTCCTGACACCTGAAACAGTAACTTTTAGGGACTTGAGCAATGGGTTATATTCTATGTCTTTTAACTCCAATGCTTCTGGTGCCTATACCGTGTACATTCAAGGAGCCATTCAAACTAGGTTCAATGTTGTAACCCGTGATGTCTATAGCTTCCTTAGAAATATAGAAGATGAGGCCATAGGCAGTTGGACTTGGAATAAAGTAACCGGAGTAATGTCTATTATAAGACAAGATAGTTCTATTCTCGGTACATTTAAAATAATTGACACAGCAGACTCCTCTTCCAGAGAGCGTCTAGGCTAAAAAAATCCCGAAAGTATTTTCCGGGATTAGGGATTTTTTCTTAGGCCGCCAACAAAATAGCCTTATCAAATTCTATAGAAGCTATTTTCATCAGAGTATCAATATTTGATCCGGGAAGGGTATAACCGCTCTGCCAGGAGTCTTGACTTACTAATTCTCTCAAGTATTTAAAATCTGTATGCCTATAAATACACCCAGAGTCTAACCCGATGTCAATTCTGTGGTAATCAATATCTTTGGCATAGTAGATATTTTGTACCACAGAAAAAGCCGTGGCCGCAACCAAAACATTAATAGCCATAGTCTGATCCAGGTCAGCGCAGCTGGCCGTAGAAGTAGTCTCAACCATCTGATTAAAATAGTCTACATCCATATACAGAGAAGGTACTCTAACACTAAAGGGGACACTCTTATTACTTATAAGTTTTTCCAAGATTTCTCCAGAGGCTTGACATGCACTTGGACTACTAGTCCCCATTACTTTTACCTGGCCATAATTATCTCCATTACCAGTATCTATGATTATGCCTACCACTGAATTGGCGGAAATCCATGCCTGAATATCTTTCCTAGAGGATACCGAGTCTACACATAGTATGTGTAATGCTACTTCACCATACTCCATAGTATTAGACTGTGAATCTGTAATTGAGGTAGTCTCTGCCTTAATATTAATATCATAGGCTTTGGCATACCGAGCAGCTAATACCTCTGACTTATATTTACCGACGTCAGAAGTCACAAAATTTTGTCTACTTAAATTTTTAGCCTCTACAGTGTCAAAATCAAAAAGGACAATCTCCGGATTAATTACATGTGGCAGACTTTTAAGAAACTGAGCCACCAATGGAACCAGTCTAGAACCAGTTCCACCACATCCATGTATGTATACTTTGTTAGGAAATAGGCTTGAAGTGTTATATATCATTTCTTATTTATCCTATAAATCCGTTGGTCGCATAGTGTCTTCTGCCATTTTCTGTCAGATTCTGATAGGCTTCATTAATAATAAGTTTTAGATTTTCATCATTGTGATGATTGTCCATTACAAAATCAAGGGCATCTCCGATTATATATTCATAGTCATCATCCCCTAGTCCTACGGGATCAATGTCTTCCAGTCGTCTACGTCTACCACCATTATCAAAATCTACGGGAGGGATAATATAATCATCCTCTTGAAAGCCATACAGCTTAGAGCTTTCCTGGTCATAAAAAGGAGTGATCTGTCCGTATTTGGGGGGATAATTATGTGGCTCCGGAACAGAAATTTGATCTAGCCAGGTAGGATCGATTTGTACTATGTCCAAAGAGGGTATCTCAAAGATCTCATCAACTTGTACTGGATAGTTAAGTTCACGGAAGTTGAACCGGAACACCATGGTAGGCTCCTTGTCCAGATTACCAATTACTCCTGAATAATAGATACAGCCTTTATCATTATTATTGTCTGTACCACTAAAGAAGCTACTCATTGTATTATGGGAGTGCATGTCTAAGACAATAATACTGCCTGATGGTAGAGTGCTTGCATCATACGAAAAAGATACTGCCGCCTTTGATACCGTCTGTTTCGGGACCGAGACATGATACCCCTTTTCTTTTGTCCATAAGACAAAACAGTGGGCTTCATATTCAGCCTTCTTATGAGTAATTACTTCTTTAAAAAACTTGGTGATTTGATGGAGAATAGACTTTGGGATTTTGCCATCTGGTAAGAAGTTCAGTTCCTCTTTTAATTTGTCTCCGTCACCAACTGCTTCTGCCGGTAGGCTTGGGATTTTCAGGCGGACACTACGACCACCTACCAGGTTTTGATGTTTTAGAAACCCATCAGAAGTCGTTACATAGATGGTTGAATAGGATCCGACTACATCTTTGAATTCATCTTCTGAACAAACACAGGAGACATATGGTACAAGAATTTTCATTTTTAAGTCCTCGTCATGCTAATTGGTGTAAAGTTGGCAATATTTCACTCAGGTCATTCGCCACAGGAGTTGGAGCTAGATGTGGACTATCCCGTAGCATATAGTACGGAAAGGTTTCGGCATCTTCTAGGATTTTATACCAGGAGGAAACATTGCCTCTGAAGGTAGTATCATTAATGGATAGGTCATCGTTGAAGGGAGTATCAAACAACATGGTGTAATAATAGTGAAGACCTTTTAAGTTTTTGGAAAATACTCTAGGAGTAGTATTGCCTCCGTAGCACATATGACCATCATTATATATATTAGAAAATGGGAGTATCCAAATATGTTTTAGATGATCTTTTTCTGTAGGTACTTGTTCTAGCAGCTCTACTGACTCGGCTCCAAGATCAGTACAAAAATATCTGATATCCTTTAGGTAATATGAGTTATCTGGTTTAATATCTAAGGTAAAGGATAATATAATGTTTGGAGCCGCAACTTTATAAATGGTCTCGGGGTCGTAGCTCTTTTTGTATTTAAGGTCTTGTTTTTTTGCAGGGAAGTAGGTACTTAATTTTATACCTTGAGTTGTCCTGGAAAATCGTATACAGTTTGGTGGTAGACTAAAAGCTTCTTCAGAATTTGGTTGAGCTACTTCCTTAGATACTGTTTTTAAAAAGTCATTAATAGAAATTATCTTGCTACTGGTACTGAGACTATTACCGGTGTCCACTTCGACACAATCTGTATACATTTTTATATTTATATATGGCTCGCTAATATTTTCTTCAGTCATACAAAATCCCCTTCTATGAAGATGTTAACCATTTTTAGGCGGTTATTAATAACGCCTAGATTACTTCTACCTATTGTAAAATCCCCAATTTCAAAGTCTATTAGTTGATTTAGTATTTCAAGGGAGGTTATCGTTTGTGATAAGTTTTCCATCAAGGCCAGACCTTTAGAGTATAGATCTTCTGAATCAACAAATCCCTTCTTTAGGTTACCTATATTCATTGTGTATCTACCGGGTTATAACGCATTCTAATTCTTAGGATATTTTGCATAGCTTTTATAACCTCTGGAAAATACCACACATATCTATATGGGGTGAATGAACGGTTAGGGTTTAATGGTTTCATCAGTACTGATATACTCTGAGTATTAACATACTCGGCATTTACAATACTTGCTGTTAGCGTTATCCCCAAAGTAGTAGATGCTTTTACCAACTTAGCAAGATACCTAACCATAGTCTCAGATCCTTTGGGCGACATTCTACCTAAAAACTGTATCTTTAGTGGTACTCCCCGATTAATATTAGGAGGAGAAATAATTACATTAGGCCTATGTGGGAAAGGTATATAAGTAAAAGCCCCTTGGTACGACTTTAAGGCCTGTGACCCAGCTATTTTAAGTAGGGAATAAAATGGATCACTCCACCCCGATAATGTATACCTTTGGTCTGCCGAGAACCCATAGAAGGATTTAAAGTTTCTAGTCACAGCCTTTAATTCCAGTAGTCTACTAAAGGTAAATTTAACAAGAGACTCCGATATAAGTGCTGATTGTAATCTACTTGAAAGGACATCTACTGCCCGTTTTCTTTTAAGTGGTATTGTTTCGTATATCAATTCTTAACCCCTGGAAAACTAAAAAAAACATTGACCTGGCCAGAGGTCAATGTCCTTAAACTAAAAAAGTTTTTTTTAGCCTTTGGTACCCGTTTTTGCGCGGAAGGTGAATTCCACATTACCATCGGAGTCAGTCTCTTGACTTGCATCCATAGAGGCCATGCCGGGCACACCACCCTTCAGGTTGCGGACGATGTCGTCTACAGTATAGTGATCACCTGGAAGAGAATATGATTCGCCGGTCGTTGCAATGTTTACGGTAGTTGTTGCCATGTTTTTAATTTCCTATAGGGTTAAGTAAAAAAGAAGAAAGACTAAATATCTTTCCTCTAAATTGCTTATACCATGAAATTCAAAAATATCTAATTCAAAAGGCCTATGTTAAAATACGGCATGACACAAAAGAAAGTGAAGTTAACTACTTCGCAGCTGGGCAGGGCAATATTGTCCTTTAAGGGGAAACCCTTTTCCCTGGACGGCTATAAACCATTTACTGAAATATATGACTTTGACCCACCTCTGATGACGGTCAAGTGTTCCAGACAGGTTGGTAAGACTCTATCCATTGGGGCCATCAAAGCCCTTAAGTGTATATCAAGGCCTTATTTCACCTCTCTGTATATTGCCCCATTGTCAGTCCAGGCCTCACGGTTTTCAACTACTTACCTAGACCCTTTCCTGAATTCCCCTCTGGTCAAGAAATACTATAGGGATACCAGTTCGAAGAAAAATGTCTTTGAAAAGACATTGAATAATGGTTCTATAATGTTCTTGTCTTATGCCGAGTCCGAGGTAGACGCCGACCGAGTTCGAGGGGTGGCCGGAGATGCCCTTTCCGTAGATGAAGTTCAAGACGTCCAAGCCGAAGCCTTGCCTATCCTATATGAATCTTTGTCGGCCTCAGACTATGCCCTTAAGAGGCACTATGGTACTCCTAAGTCAGAACAGAATACCTTAGAGGTACTGTTCAAAAAGGGGTCGGGTAGTGAGTGGTGTGTTAAATGTAATCATTGTAATCACTGGAACATTCCCTGGGACCATGACAATTGTGTAGCCATCTGTAGTGGACTAGTAGGACCTATTTGTATTAAATGCTCTAACCTATTAGACGTAACCTCCGGAGGATGGATCTCGGCCAGACCAGACCAAAACAAAGTACATGTGTCTATGCATATACCAAGGTTTATGCTGGAGTCTAGGGCCAACCCTAAAAAGTGGGGGGAACTACAACATGCCATAACAGAGTATTCTACCAGCAAGCTAGACAATGAAGTCTTTGGTATTGCCAGTGGCAGTGCTGGCCGTATTCTTTCTCAGAAAGAGGCGATGGAGTGCTGTAACCCAGAAGTCTCTGAATTTGATACTTGCTGGGCGATGGACTCTCGTGGTATAGTTGCAATTGCAGTAGGGGTAGACTGGTCTTTGGTAGGTAGTAAAGTTAGCCATACGACAATTACTGTTGCCGGGTTTGATAGTACCGGTAAGCTGTACGTAATGTATGCCAAAAGAATAGATGAAAAAGATGTACAGAAACAGGTCCGGGAAGTAATTGACATTTATCGTAGATTTAACGCCCAGATTATTTGTAGCGACCGTGGAGTAGGTGTTATGCAGGGGCAATTAATTTCTCAGATTATAGGTTCTGACAAAGCTTATATGATACAATTAGGGGCAGCCAAAGTTCCATTGACCCTGGACCGTGCTGGCGGTTATATGTTCGCCGACAGGACAATGGCTATGGACTCCGTTATATTTAAGGCCAAGTTAGGCCGTTCTAAGTTGGAGACTCCAAGCTGGAATCTGATGTCTTCACCTTTTTGGTCAGATTGGCTTAATTGTTATGATGAAGAAACCAGGTCAGGAAGAAAAGTTTATAGAAAGAATGACGGAACGACCGACGACCTGTTAATGTCAACGGCCTTCGCCAATATTGGATTTCAGATAATGCAGGGCGACTTCACTTATCTGGATCAGCAAGACCCACATCAACTAGGAGATTTTTAATGAGTAAAGAAGTAAAAGAAGAAGTAAAAGAGAACACCAAGTACAAAGAAGAAGATCTATTGGCTATCTTTGATACCCTTATGTTTGAAGGTAAGTATACTGAAGATGTAATGATTAAGGGCAAGCTTAAGGTGACGTTTAGGTCAATGTCTGCCAAAGATGTATCAGAGACTTCTGCCCTTCTGGACTCCAAGAACTATATCTTATATGAAACCATGCAGCAACAAAGAGCGTTACTCAACCTGAGCCGCTGCCTTGACTTTTATAATCAAAAAGACTTGTCCACAATGACTTCTGATAATAAAATGGCATTCATTGAAGGCCTCCCTGCTGCAATGGTGGCTGCCTTGTCAGACTCTCTTGGGGAGTTCTCTGTCAAAGTTATGAAAGCCTGCGAGGTAGGTGAGAAAAATTTTTAAAACAGTCGTGGGCCATTAGCCGACTTAAATTATATACCTCTGGAATAAAACCTCCACCTCTTGGAAGCCCCCAAGATATAGTCCTTAGAAAGTTTGATCTTATACAGGAAGAGAAGCAGGTTATATTAAATAAGATAATGACTCAACACATTATTAGTCAAAGTAGGGGGGATTCTTTTGTCTCCTCTATTAAGAAGCTGTGGAGTCATTATGTTAGTTTGGCCTATGGTATAGAAGACAAGTCAGTAGATGAGGAAGTGGCTATGCGTCATGAATATGATTTCTTCAAACATCTACGTCCAGTAATGTCTAAGACCGCAGAAGGTATAACGGTAGTCAAAGGTCTGCTAGGGTTAAAATAAAGTATGGCTGACATCTTTAAAACCCAGGCAGATACTAGGTTTAACTCTTTTACTGATCCCCTTAACCCGGTCAATACAAACTCTGGGTCATGGGGTATTAATTCAGCCTATCTGACTCCGAGTTATACTGCCCAGTATAGACCCGGCTATCAAGGACCCTACGGAACCCAGTATGGTAACTCGGGTAATCCTGGGTTTTTCCATTCCTTAAATGCCACCTTAAATCCTTTTAGTGCTGCCCCTGGCCCTGGTGGAAACGTATACAATCAAACTTCTGGCTATTATAGCTCACTAGGACAAACACCGATGGCGGGTGCAGCCTCCTTGGCTCAGAACTATGTCTTACCTATGACGGCCAGCTACTATGCCTTCAAATACCTTAATCGTCCCAGTCATGCCATAGGTAGGGCGGCCCTGGGTGGATTTTCCAGAGGTGTTATGTCAGGTCTAGGGGCTAATGCTGGTATGGCCGCCGGAGCTGGAGAAATGATGGGGGCAGTAGGTGGCTTCGCGGCAGAATTTGCGCTTCCCGGTATGGTGGCTCAGGCTGCCTTGGCCCCGGCAAATGCCATGATCTTTAACCCAATGGTAAACAACTTTCAGACCGCTGACATGTTAAGACGTAATACGGCGGGTATTACTTTTGGTGGTGGATATGGTAATGATGTAACTGGTGGTGGTTTGAGTCGTAGATCAGCCTCTAGGATGTCCACTCAGATGAGTCAAATAGGTGCCCGTGATCAAACCTTCAGTATGGATGAAGTTACTGACATTGCCGATAATTCTATGAGGGCCGGGCTATACGATAACGTCAAGGCCAAGGACTTGGTCGGTAAGACAAAACAGATTGTAACCCAGATTAAGACCATTATGCAGTTTGCCAATACCTCTGATTATAAAGAGGCTATTGAGCTTATGGCGACCATTCAAAGGTCAGGTGTAGGGGTAGGTACTGCCATGAGCCAGTTTACTACCACAATGGGTGGGTATGCGGCCACTGCTGGTGTCTCTACTCAGAGAATGATGAATACCGTAGGTATGCAGGGTCAATATATGTTCGGGGCAAATGGATTAAATCCAGCCCTGGGGCAGTTGGCGGCAGGTAAGTCTTATGCCTCCTTTATGGCAGCTAACCGTCAGGGTTTAATTTCTCAAAGCTTGCTGGCCACAATGGGTGGAGCCGAAGGGGCAGCCCAATCCTCTATTACAGGCCAATTAAATGCCTATCAGAGTCCATATGCCAACATTATTGGGTATAACGCCTTATATAATGGCGGAGCCGGGAAATCAGTCATAGACAACGTTACAAAATTCGGAGGGGCTGCTGCTCGTGACCCTATTGGAGTACGGGGTAAAATGCTTCTTCACCAAAATGATATTACTGGTTCCATGACCAAGGCTGGGCCTATGGGTGTGGAAAGGATGATCGAAGACTATGTTGATAATAATCACGGATTGTCCAGGGATAAAAATGGGAAAATTTCTCCAGAAGTAGCTATGGTGGCCTTGGTAGACGGTCTTGGTATGAGCCCAGAGAACGCTAAGGCCGTTATGATAGATCGTATGAACCAGGAAGACCCGGAGGTTCTTAAGGCCCGGATGGCTGCCCTTACTAAGAATGGTGCTGACCAAACCATGTCTTATATGAAAAATCAGAATATTAACTATGGCCCACTTAATGGAGCTGTTCAAGGTATAAGCGGGGCTTGGAGAGGAGCTAAGGCGGCTGGAGCCAGGGGAGTAGGGCGAACTGTTGGAGCCCTGTCTGCAATTATTGGAGACGACACAGAAAAAGCTTTGTCGGGAGCTCAATACGGCGACCTAAAAGGTCAGGTGTATGACCCCAGTAGAAAAGTTGAAGGCAAGGTTAAAAGACTTAAAAATATAGAATCCTTTGATCGACTAGACCCAACGAATGAGATAAATAAGCTGGCTGATGCGGGGGATGAGGATGCTCAGACTTATATAGACAATTCTGGCCCAGCTGGTAATAAAAGCCTACAGAAAGAAGCCTTTCGCAGAATGTCTACTATGGGAAAAATTTCTGCTGATGAAGAATTCTATCATAACGCTGCCTCTATAAATATGGAGGGCGGTACTACAACGGCTACCCCAGCTGGCTCCAAGAATGACCTATTAACCTCTAGATTAGGCGAAATCAGGAAGATAGGAAAAGAAGGTATGATGAGGGGTATGGCAGAAGACTTAATGCTAGGTACTCTACGCACTGACCTAAAGGGGGCTAAATCTGCCAAAGATGCCCAAGATATTGTGGATAGGTTTAATACGGTTAGTGGTAGGACTGGTAAGAATAAATTGGATATAGCCACGGCTAGAAGCTTGGCCGACTCGGATGCTAAAAACTTCGTTAATCAGGGATTATCTGAGGCTGGTCTTAGAATGACTGAACTTGGGTTTGATCCTAAAAACCCATATGCTTTCTTTAAAAGCGAGGCCGATCAGTTAGAAAGTGGTAAGGGTAATCTATGGGATTCCATAAAAGATAAGGATGCCCGGGCCAGAATTATGGGGCTCAAAGGTACAGCACGTAGAGATGCCTTGGAAAAGGAAGTTTTTAATGGTATTAAAATCTATGACAAAATGTCCACTTACGAAGGAGGAGACGCAGACGATGCTTCCAATCTGAATGAGCAACGTATGCAGACGGCCAGAGATATGAACCAGGCCTTGACCGAATATAAGAGTAAGGCCATAGACTTCAGTACTTATAAGAGAGAAATTTCTGAAATCTCCTTTGCCGGATCAGTATCTAAATTTGATAAGGCAGTAAATAATTGGGTGAGTAAAACAGAGGGAGGTAAGCTTCCAGGATTTGATAAAATAAACTTCGGCAAGGGTAAAGACCCAGCCGTCAGAACTTTAAAGGAACCATAAAATGGCCAAGGCAGTTATTAATACCAAACTTTTGGCATTGACCCCAGCCCAAGTTTACTTACAACAGGTAGGTGCTACTTTTGAGGCCATTAGATATAGCAATACCGACTTGTCGTATATACCCGCTCAATTTGGTGGATTGACGGGCCAAAACCTGGTTTCTAATAGTGGGGTAGTATTAGAAGTAATTTCCTTTGATATAGAATCATGACATTTCCTTTTACAAGTAGTCCTGTAGTACCATCTAGTCTGACTAGTTTTCTTACACCCGATTCTCCACTTCAGGCTAGTAAGGTACCGGTTGCCTCCACCAATCTGAATAATTTCTTGACTAGTCAACCATATAACGATAGTAGTCCAGACAGAGATGGCGGAAATACCAGACTAGGAATTGTCCTACCCAGGTCAGCAAGTAACCGTATGAGTAACGGAGTAGTCCAGGCTACGACTAAGGATTATAACTCCAGGGGAGTAGTTGCGGCCATGAGACTTAAGGTCAATCCTAATCTTAAAAATAGACCTACAAGCCAAGGTGGGCTGGATTATTCTTCTGATATAGATTCTCTTACAAAAGAAGGGCTTACTTTCCAGAACTTTTTATTGACCGACATTCAGGTTACATATAGTGAAAAAGTTCAAATTATGACTACTTTTGGTGATAACGAAGTAGCCTACTATTTCGGTAGACAGCCGGTAGTATATAATTTGTCAGGTGTACTGGTAGATGCCATAAACTTTGAATGGTTTACCAAATTCGTAGCCTTATACCAAAATACCCTCAGAGGTAGTCAGCTGGCCAAGAACTATGAATTATTGGAAATATTATTACCTAATATAAAACTTGTTGGCAGTATAATGTCTTTGTCAACAAATCAGAATGCGGCCAGGGATACAGATATAGGGTTTGTCCTTCAATTTTTAGCCAAGGGTTTTGTCCCTCAGCCTATGCCTGCTGGGACTGGAGCTGTTGGAATCGGCAAACCAATGCTTACCTTTGACACGAATAAGGTTCCCAATCTGAGTAATCAAGTATCTGTTTTATTTGGGGCCAATATCGGATCCGCAAGTAATGTACTTAGTACTACTACTGGATTAGGCAGTATACTGTCTAAAAACCCCTTTTCATCTATTACTAACCCTTTGACATCAGCCGCATCTATAATTGAGTCATCCTTTTCTCCTGTTTATGGTATCCTATCTGATATAACCAAACTTATAAACACTGGTGGTGGGGATATTGCCAGTATTATTAACTCATTTAGCAGCCCAGTTAATGCCATACTTAAATCTATTAATAATATCTCCAAGGAAGCCTTCGCCCTTGGGACGGCCATAGATAACCAGATAAAACAAATTGCTGACATAGGATTAAAGGGCCGTAATAGTATTACTCAGACATTAATAGGTGTTAAGAATGCAGTTGGATCCATTACTCGTATTCCACATACAGCATCTCAAGCCTTCGCCTCTTTAGTTACTGGCGGTAGGGTTTCTTCTAAGGCGGCCATATTAGGAGGCGGATTCCGCTCAAGTCATACTGCCGACAAAATACCACTATTACACTCAGGATCCACTTATAAACCTTCCTCTGGGGCCTCTCTATGAGTCTAAGAGAATACTCTAATTTCCTAGTCTTTGAAGGAGTCCTGGAAAGTATAGGAAATGTCTCTCCTATAATGTCTCAGCTAAGGGATATGATTCTATATCCACATCTTAAAATTGTAGAAACAGATTGTAATACTTTTATGGGTAGAGTATTACCTTTGACCCCAGACCTAACTGGAGAGATAGAAGTATCAACCGGTGTAGCCTTGACTAAAGCCAGGATAAACTACCTATACTCAAAAGGTATCTATACTACTCAGGTAAGATCTATCAATACTTGTACCTCTATAGATGGTATCTGTACCAAGTGTTTCTCTGGCACATTCCCGGAAAAGAGCACACCAGAAGTCGGGTCTATTGTCAGTATACCTCCTAGATACATATTATCTTTTGACATAGTTATCGGAAATGGTCATAGCAATACATATACTCTGAATTTTGCCCCTGAGGCCACAGATACTACTTTGTTGTTTATTAATGGTATTTTATCGCCTTCTAACACATATGATATACAAGGTAATATTCTTACTACTTTAACCCCACTACCAATAAATGACATAATAGCCGTCAAAAATTATGGTCTTAGTACCTCCGGACTATTGGGGTTTTTTGCCAGGAGTTATTCTGGGGCAGTTTTCGGAATACATGAGCTGCCTACTTATCCCTTACCTATTAGACAAGGTCTTTACGAAACAGTAGTAATACCAGATGCAGTATTGGATCAGGCTTTTACGGAACTAGAGAAATTTCCAATAACCTCTACCACCCTTGAGTATTATGGTACAATAAATTCTAACCTGGAAAAAGCCTTGTTCTTATTATACAACTATGCAATCTACTCATCAATTCAATAATAACCAATCCTATACTGATGTAGTATTTCAAGAATTTGCTCTTTTTATTGAGGGAGTAGAAGTCCCATTTACCTCTATGTCAGTATCTTCTGGGCTGGGGACTTTACCAACGGCAGTAATAACTGTACCACCAGCCCCGGCCTTAATGGATATAGCTGTTTTCTATCAACCTAAGGTACATATTTTTTATAGGGATACCATAGGAGGTATAGACGATGGGGCCAATGCCGGTGATCCCAATAGACAGCCGGGAACTTGGAGACTACTATTTAAAGGTATAATTGCCAGTAGTTCCTTTCAGAAATCTATTAATTCTTCTACTGAGAATATCCAGTTTTCCTGTATACATAAGTATAGTGTTACCAGAGATATGCTATTGGACTATACCGCTCGATTTAATCTCCAAACAGATAGGTCCACCCAGGGGACTTCTCCCGGAGCGGCCAATAGTCAAGTGAGTATTTTGGCGGCATTAGAGAGTATAACTGATAATGATCCGGCCACAGAGGCCACTCTGACCACACCTACTAATTCAGTCAAAACTTCTACCCTACCTTTATTTTTACGGAATTTCAAAAATAGACTTATTGGTATTCCAGGGGTCATGGTCAATTTCTGGCAACAAATAAAAAGGGATACTTTTAATAAAGACTTGCTTCCTTTTATGGATATATTTAATAAATTATATCTACCGCTGGTAGAATCAGGTCTACAGATTTTCCAAAGGACTACCGGTCATAGGTTTATAGAATCATTAATAGATGGTTCTAAGACTGACTATGATTGTGGGGCGGCCAATGGAGGGGTAAGGAAAATAATCACTCCTCACCCATATAGACTATTTATTGAGTCAGCTATTCAACAGGAAATGGCTATAAGAGTTATTAGTGAAACCATGCAGAATACTGGGGAACTTACTGATATTTTCTCTTTGTTCAATGCGGTCTATGAATCTATCGACTACGATATGATTACTTTGGCCAGCCCAGCCGAGTCTGCTAATATGCTAGATGGGGTCAGTACCTGGGCCGCCGATACTATTATAAAACCCAAACTACCTTTTTATTATTCTCCAACTTGTAATATTTTCTTACCAGGGATGTATCTATCCTTAAATGTAAATAGTGATGAAAGCAATATTCCTAGTAGACTAGACTTTAGAAATGATGAGAGTATTGATGGTACTAATAGTGCCAAACTAAATACTTACTTTAGGGCTCCGGCATCTGTTAGAGAAGCCATATCCAAAGGGTTTGATCCTCAGGGTAAAAATGACCTTTTGAGTACTACCGGCCAAGGTAAGGGTAAATTCAGTAAATATGAGCAAGGCAGGGGTGTCAAGGTAGAAGTGGGTGTTTTACCTAGATGGCTATCTATGTTTAGTGCCGCTCAGTTTTCTGATCAAAGTAGTAGTAAAGAAAGCTGGCCAGACCCTACAAATAAAAACAACTATGATTCTATTGATAGACTGGCAAATGCCTGGACTGCCAGGTATGGCAAAGAAAAGGATAATCTAAATCCATGGGTTAAAAACTCTGATGTCCAACCCTACCATAGAATGCTATTTTCTGCCGTTGACTACTATTATACTCAGTATGTTGCCAGAAGTAGGGCTGGTGTAATGGATTGTCCGTTTAACCCATATGTAATACCTGGGTATCCCTTGGACATTATCTCAGGAAACCCAACCTCGCCAAGTTTCCATGGCTTATGTACTAGCATAACCCATACAATAACCTCTACCTCTTGCCAGACTACTGTGTCTTTTGCCGCAGCCCTGACTTATTCTCAACTGGTAAACTACTATATACCTTTTGTTCACCCCTGGTTAGAGGTCAGCCTTGGCTTGGCCGATAATCCTACTTTGGTGGCCAACACTGAAGGCAAGATAAAGGCCAAGCAGTTCTACAAAGGGGTATTATCCAATTACGTAACTGCCATAGGACCAGAGGACTTGCTGAACTTTTCTACCGGTTTACCCAACCCTTTGACAAGAGGAGGGGACAACTTGGTCGGACCAGGAGGATCAGCCACTTCAGTAGAGGGACATAATGGCGGAGAAATTAACCCCAATCTGACCTATCAAGGTAATCTAAGTTTAGCATACAGAGAAATTGAGTCCAAGGACAGTATAATGGCCAGAGAAAATATAAAGTTTATTGATATGCATCCCTCCGTATACAATAGTACCGTCTTCAAGTATATTGATAAAATTATTACTGACCCTAGTCAAAGACTAGATCTTAACCAAAGTCCATTCCTGGACTATGCTGACCCCAGTTAAAATAAAGGTATGATTTCTACCTCAAGTCTGGCCGTCGGAGTTCAAACCGGTGCTGAATTAATTCCTACCAATGCTGCACCGGTTCTAAGTTCGACAAGTGACGCCTTGGCCTGTTTTAGTCAACAACAGTTCAGTGCCAAACTACAAACTTACTTGGTAAGCTATGTAATGGCAGTGGGTGGTTACTATTCATTATACTCAGGGTTTAATCCAGAATGACAGAAGATGTAAAAAATCTAGACCAAGAGCTTTACTTTAAATGGGTTGAGGATAAATCCAAGCCTAACCTCAGCAAACTTGTAAAGCAGCTTTATCCAATTATATACTCGGAAGTCCGTAGACAGTCTGGTACTTTACCAGAAGCTGCTCTTTCTGGGGAGGCCAAGAAATGGGCCATTAAAGCCATACAGACGTATGACCCTAGCAAGGGGGCCTTATTGTCTACTCATACTGTAAACTACCTGGCCAAGACTCGTAGACTTAACTATAAGTATCAAAATGCAGTTAGGCTTCCAGAAAATCTACATAGACAATTCTCTGAGTTTAGAAATGTAGTTAGTCATTTGACTGATAATCTAAATCGTGATCCGACAGATGATGAGATTGCCGATGAAATTGGCTGGAGTAGGCCACAGGTGGTTAAGTTTAAAGGTGGTCTGTATGATGACCTGCTGGAATCAGGCTCATTAAAGCCTACTGAGGCAACTCAGTTTAATTCTAATAAGTTCTTGTTGGACCATATACTTTCTCAATTAGATAGCCAAGAAAAATTTATACTGAATAATAGAGGTACTATGAATTCAACTCAATTGGCAGAAGCCTTGGGGGTAAATGTAAGTCGCCTCAATTATCTTGTCATGAAGTTGACCAACAAAGTAGCCGCCACTAAAAAAGAAATAGGCATGTACTAGTATGGCTGAGACAACTACCAGTTTAGGTACAGACCTAAACAGCATACTCGATACTATAAAAGGATATAATAGCGCTATAAAAGCTCACCTATTATCTCCAGTAACAGACACACCTATACTGTTAGATTTAATTAAGCAGTTTAATATTGATAACATAATAACCAAATCTAATAGAGAAGCCTTTGCTGGAGGGGACTTAGATCGAGGGGTGTTAGTAGATGTAATACATCAATATGACGCCCTTATGAGAGAAATATCTATGAGAGCATCTGCCAAGCTAGAATACTACTCTACTGCCGCGGTTGAACTAGATAATATAAACTCTAAGCTTGATAATCAAAGGGGAATATTTATTAATACTATAAGGGGATCTGCATGAACCCACGCATAGGCATTGCCGAGAACCTACCAGTAGGAGCCACCAATGATTTATTATTGGTAAGTACTCCTGAGGGCTATCCACAAGGCCAGCTTTTTTTTAAATTTGAGGACACCCCTAGAAAAATTACGGGTATTCAGAAAGTAGCCCAGCTATTTTTTAAGATACTTTTTAGCACAAAAGGCTCTGATCCGGTTCGGCCCAATATAGGCACGACTTTTTCGGCCAATACGATAGGGGCCAACATAACCACTAATGATAGTGTCTTCTTGGCAACCATAACAGATGCTATAAACGATGCGGGTAATCAGGTTAAAGGTATTCTAAATACCCAGGGTAGTGACCCTGCTAGTCAACTAAGTAGATTATCTATTCTTGGCATAACCACTTTTAAGGATGCCTTGGGAGTATATGTTCAGATAACTACTGCTGCCGGTGAATCCGCCTCCGTGGCTATACCTTTCCCGGAACTTAACCTACCCCTTTCCAGTTAAAATAACACATGACTATTACTACTGACCTATTCAGCTATTTACCAGGCCTTCAAGTATCTCCCAACGAAATCTTAGAGAGTGAGTTATTTTGCCAGCAAGTGTTACAGGCTCAGTTCCCCGACACTGATTGGAGGCAAGGTACGGGTGTTACCGATATGGTAATTAGGCCTAGTGCAACTCTACTGGCCTTAATTAATAAGGCACTAATTTTCTATTTCTCTCAAAATACCTTGGCCAGTGTAACCAATGACACTTCTACCAGTATCGTAGATAGTCTGTTGTCCAATTGGTTTATTACTAGAAATCAAGGATCTGCCTCAGTAATTAATGCCAGACTATATTTTGCTGTATCTAAAAATGTCATCTTAAATACGAGTACATATTTTTCCCCAGATAACGTCTTACGTTTTTACCCAAGTGGTTCTCTGGCATTCAATGCAGATCAGATGAGTCTTGATATACCCTCTAATTCTTGGTACATAGATGTAGACCTGGTGGCAGAAACTCCAGGTAGTGGCTATGACATAAGCTCAGGTAGTCTATTATATTTCACCACATTCGACACTTATTTCTTACATGCCGAGATCAACTATTTGTCAGCGACATCGATTTCCTCCGAGAGTAACCTAGATTTTGTAAAAAGAACTTCGGACAGTATCTCTACTCGTAATCTTATAAATAACCCCAGTATCAGCTCTAACCTACTGGAGAATTTTTCCCTTATAACTGAAGTAGCCTCAAAAGGTCTAGGGGACCCAGAAATGATTAGGGATCTTAGTCTAGTAACACCCCCATTTCCAAACGTACCAATATGGGTACATACGGGAGGTATGGTGGACGTATATTGCAGAGTACCTTTGACTACTAATACGTTACAATTTGTAACTGATGTTAATGGCAAAGTCTATATACCCGGCCCTAACTACAAAGGCATTCGCTCAGGCGTAACCGGAGGTATAGACGTTGATACAATGTTTGTAACTCATTGCCAAGCCTTACCCAATACTTTTCAAATTACTGTAGATTCTACTAATGGACTCGTCCTATTTGGGAATATAAGTATTGAAGGGGCGGCTCCTGGAAATAATACCTTAAATACCCAGATAACGGCCATATCCGGGTCTCTTATTACTGTGGCCGACAAGATTTGGAATACTCTTTCGGACGCCGTGGTAGGCCCTGCCTATGTTGTTAGCAATCCTAATTTTGGTCAAGCTTCTGGCGTGTCCTTGAACAGTGGCTCTAATACTACTAATACTTTTGCCTTTTCCCCTTTTGCCGAAGTTTCTTTTGCTGGATTAGTCATTAGTGGTACTACTGGGTTAGCCACGGCCACCAGACCAGATCATGGTATCACTCCCGGTAGGTATGTGACCATATCAGGAGCTACTCCTACAGGATATAATGGAACTTTTAAAGTTCTGTCATCTACAAAAGATACTTTTACCTATGAGATAGCTCCTAGTGTGACCGGGGCGGCTACTGGAATAATTAGCCTGTTCTATGTAGTTCCCAATAGTGATATTGGTTTTAGCAGTAGGCAACAATTACTATACGACTTTGGTACTGGCCAGGCCAATAAGACAGTTAGTCTTTCATTACATTCTTTTCAAGGATTGGACGGTATTCAGAACTACCTATCCAGTAAGAGTAATAAGGTCTTGGCTGCTGATTTATTGGCTCGTGGATTTAATCTATGTATGCTGGATATTGAAATAGTAGGATATACTGGGGTAGCACCTAGTTCTGCCTTGTCTCTATCCCTGACACAAAACTATCTGTCCTCTTTAGTTCCAGGCCAGGTTTTTGTTATGTCTGACCTGCTATCTACTTTGTACTCTGGCGGTATTACTACTATAAAGACTCCAATATCAATTACTTATAATATATATACCCGTGACCTGGTTCCTCCCATATCTGGTACTATTACGGACACCTTAAACACTAGAGATTCAACCAATATATTTATGGTTAATAGCATTAGTACTAGCTCAGAAAATGTCTAATAATATTTCGCAGTTTTCTTCCAAAGGTCTTGATCTTGGTATAGACTCCAAGGTCTTGACCTTTATGTATGGGTTATCCGACTTTTGGAGATTCATGTTTGAAGACTCTGAAAAAATAAATCTTCTATTAGAGTCTGGGGCTACTCAGGCATCAGAAATTTATAATCATTTTCTACAACTGACCTCTACCCTTAGTCTGGAGGGTATTTCAGCTCTGACAAATTCCCAGATAAAGCTGGTTTTAATAAATTCTACTGACCTGGTACCCGGCACGCCTTCTACTTATAAAATAAATGGTATATCTATTTCTTCTGCTAGGTTTATAGCAGACAAACCTTTTCTGCCAACGGCCACCTTAGAAGAAGGAGCTCATTACTTTATAGATGCCGGCTCTAATAATCTGTTACTATATAAACCAATAGAATCAATAGGTTTTCCTTCTAGAGTATTACCGGACGGTACTACTCAGTATTCTATTTGGATGGTGGATGCCAGGATAGATGAACAACTAATATCTAAGTATTATGGCAATCTGATTTCCATAAGCCCAGAAACGTCTACAGATAACTTTAGTAACTTTGTATATGGACTATATTACCTATATACCAATGGTCCGGTTCTAAATACAATTAAAAAGGCCCTTAATCTAGTCCTAGGCATCCCGTTGGCTAGAGGCGTAGAGACTATACTTGACATTAGGCTATACCCCAATTCGCAACAGTATTTAGTAACCACCGATTCCAACTCCTACTTATTACCCTATGGATTATCTCCAACCGGACAGGTAGGGGATGTTCTACAACCATTTCAGGAATTAACAAGTTGGGTAGTTATTAAGGATTACGTATCCGACGGAGTGTGGTGGCTTAATCTAGCTATACCTCCAGAACTGATACCATACCCCCCCAATGGTAAGGATAATAGGGCTACTGCTGGTAGTCATGCAGAGTATGTCATGGCCAATTACTTGTACAAAAATACTTTTTTGGTCAATGTAAATACTACAAGTTTCAAAGACTTGGAACTTTTTACAAAACTAACAGACGTTATTAGCAGAGTTCGGCCAACTTATACAAGCCCTATTTACATTTGGTCGGTTCCGGTCCCAGATGAAAAAATAGGTATATCAGATGCTAATCTAACCCTGGAGGTAGACAGCGTCCAAGTAGAATACGTATGCCCTAATATAGGGGTTTTTACAAGAGACTCCACTACTCCTATTTCTAGAAGAGGCGGGGCTTTTACCAGATTTTCTGGCCCCTCTTCTATGGACCGTCAGGTTGGAACTAGCCCAATAGACAATGGTACAGGCACCATAGTAAATGGGACTACGGTTACTGGCTTTCAAGGCAGATTAAGACAATTTAGAAGTGCGACCAAAAACGAAGAAGGCTGGTTAAAAGCAGTAGTAGTCTATCCTACTGACAACTTCGTCCCCAACAATACTACACTATCTTTCTGTAGGGGTATAGATACCACTATTTCATCTTGGGGTATACCCGTCTATACAAACCCAGCCTATGCGGGGTTTAGGTCTGTATATTTACATACTACTAGTGTTGACTCTTTAAGAGCCAATGGCATAGAATTTACAGCCGTTTCAAATGACGTTACAGTACAGGTTACTGATAGTACGATAGGTAACGGCGATGGTGCTACTTCTAGCTTCAGGATAACTACCGGAGCTCAGACCTTGGTTGGAAATACCGACGTATTCAAAACTAACTGGCAGGGTAGGCAGTTACAGTATTTAAATCCCAGAACTAACTTATTGACAGGCTCTGAAAGTATATCCAATGGATCCAATGGATGGTATGGTAATGATAGTCCGGTATACACTACGGATGGTACCATAGGACCAGATGGTGTAGGAGTAGCCCAGTTATTAATTGCAGGTGCTCAAAATTCCGGGTATGGTATTGGGAGCTTCCAATTAGGCATATTTGTACTTGGTCTGCAATATACTATGTCTTTATTTTTTAAAGTCCCATCTAGCGGTAATTGTAATATAATATTTGGTAGTGATATAGAGCTTTGTGCAGTAAATACCACTACTTTAAAAGCTTCTTCCACAAAGGGAACTACTACTTTGACCAGTGTTGGTAATGGATGGTATAGGGCAAGTATTACCTTCACAGCTACAACCCCTAACCCTGTTATATACTCGTCCAATACGGGACGAGTATACATATGGGGTGCTCAAATAGAACGGTCCCCGGTACTCACTTCTTATATCAAAACAACCACAGCCCAAGTTACTAGAACGGACTATTCATTAGTAGATGGACAAGTGATAATGAATAACCCTATACCTGAGAGTGGATCTATCATTAGCTGGTCTGGGGCCTATAGTGAAAGTAAACAAACATCTAATGGGACTGGAGGATGGCATACTCTGGCTTCTGGATCTAGGAATACAATGGGCATAAATACTGCTCCAATAAATGATGGTACCGGATACTCTGTTGCAAACTTCTTAATCCAAAACTTTAGCTCCTTATTTATAAGGGATACAGGGGCTAATCTACCGTGGTATTATCCAAAAAACTCGTATACCTCCATACCATTGTCCGTTTCAGACGTTATTTCTGGTGACTTCTTAATGTTTTTTGAGCATGGTGACGACACAGGTATTAGCGTATATTGGGTAACATCTAATAACAACTTCGTAGGAAGGCCCTATATAAGCACTAACTCCTCTGATGATTTGTCAATAACCATAAGTGGTAACATTTCTAGAGGTATGGGGAATATCGGTAGTCCATATTTTCTGACTCGTGGATCTCAGCAAGTAGTGATAGGCGGGGTAAGGGCTACTAATACCCTGAGTATAGATGCTGGTACTACAGACCTAGGAGCCTTATACTCCAATTACTCAGATTCTTTAAACCTTATTCAAAATATGGATAGATCGGGTAAATCCCTAGTGGTCAAGGGATACTTCTAGGTTAAAATAATTCAATGAACTTACAAGATAATATTGACTTGACCGGTACTCTGAGTATCTATCTAGATTATGGTGAAGGTAAAGAACTTTTTTTTAAAAAACAAAACTTAATCACAAATGTGGCTCGTATGGCCCTGCTCAGGTCTCTAACAATTTCTGGTGTTTCAGATCCTATAATAACTCTACATGCAGGTACTGGAGGTACTAGTGACACCAAAGGATTATATCCATATGTAGAAAATCCTTTGGCAACCGGGTTGGCCCATGAGGTTATCGGGGTTCCAGTTAGCACCTTAGAAGACACCAATGCCATTACTATAACCTTTTTGGCCGATATTTTGACCACTCAGGCCAATGGATTACTGATAACAGAGGCTGGGCTTTTTAAAACAAGTGGGGCCATGTTTAATCTAAAAAACCATCCTGGTATTTTTAAAAGTGCTGCATTCTCCATTCACTATGAGTGGGTAATTGCCACATGAGCTCTTTGACATTTACTACTTCTTTAGTAAATGATTCCTACCATATACAAGTTAACGTAACAGGAGGTAGTCAACTACCTTCTGGGATTTTCGTGTATGAAAATTCTGGTACCAACCTACTAGGAAAATACTATGGTATTTGTAGTTTGGCTGAGTTAACCAGACTTACCCTATTTACAGGGGAGGTGTTACCAGTATTCGGAAATAGGTTTGTCCGTAGTACTCAGGCTGATATCTCTGTCCCATTGGATTCTGATATAGCCGGAATAATAGCGACAATAAGTCACTCTGTAAGATTGCTTAACAAGGCCTATACTGGTCTTGGGTCTGTGACAAGCATAGTTCCCCTCTGAGTTAAAATAAATTTATGAAACAGATATACGCAAATAATGCAGCCTCTACCCTAAGCGGTAGTATAGACAATATTCAGACTACTATAAACCTGACCTCTACAACAGGTTTTCCTGTACCTGCTGCAAACCAATACTTTTTGGTTACAATCCAGGCTGGTTCCCAGATTGAAATCTGTAGAATAACTGCGGTTAGTGCTGGAGTATTGACGGTGGCCGCAGGTGGCCGAGGCCAAGAAGGGACAGCTGCTCAAAGTTTTACTAGTGGGGCCGCAGTAGAGATACGGGTTACCAGAGATACTTTAAACGGTTTTACTAATGCCTTGGGACCACTAACGTCCATAGACTTACTGGACAAACCCGTAAATGCCCAAAGCAATAATAATAGCTATTTAACTGGTAGTATTGATCTATTCGGTAATCCTGTGGCAGTAATTGCCCGCGATAATTACACTTGGAATTTCTTAAACTATTCTCTTTTATTTTCAGGTACAGTTGCAGGATCAACCTCTGGAACAAGCAATATCTCTACATCAACCGGAACCTTGCCTACTTTTACTAGTGGTGGTTCCTGTAATTATATTATTCAGTTTACTTCTGGAGCACTACAGGGTAGATCTAGAAATGTAACATCTTCGGTTTCTTCTACCGGTATATTATCTTGGACAACGGCTACTGCCTCAGCCCCAGGCAGTGGTGACTCCTTTGAAATATATCAGAATAATAATAGTATTCTAAATAGCCTTTCTAACTCTAATATTGTTTTTCCTTTGGCAGGTAGCTATACCTTGCTGGCGTCAGACTCAGGTAAAACGTTCCTGGTAAGCACCGGTTCCATTACCTTGCCTAGTCCGTCTTCTGGCTTGAAATATAAGCTTGTTGGGGTAAATTCTGGTATTGCCACCTTAGTATCAAGTGGTGGCGTCCCGATCTATCTACCCGATTCAAGTAGTACGACCTCTTTGCCCGTAGGGCTAGTTACTACTATTGAGGTTGTATGTGATGGTACTAGTTGGTTTGTGCTTAATACTTCTGGGCAAGTGATAACCAAAACTGCCACGGCGTCAAATCAGGCAATCTCACGAGGACAGGGAGATATTAGATACCAAGGTATACTAGGATATAACCCAGTAAGACAAGGGAATATATCTACCCAGTCGCCTGGGCCAGTAATAAATATCGGGCAGTCTGTAGCTGACAACACCCGTGTTAAGCTTTCTGTAGATGCTACTGACCGAGGCAATGTAGTCTTGGAGAATGATAATAATACCTTCAATGGTATAAATACATTCAATCAACCAGTATATGTACCTGCGGCTTCTTTGGGGGGTCAGGCAATAAACTTGACTCAAGCTGATACCAGGTACACCCAAGGTATTAATTCAGTACAAAGAGGTAAGAATACAATTTGGATTCCAGCCGGAGCTATGACGTCCAGGGTCACCTCCGGGGCCGCTATTGGAATAGTAGAAACTACTTATAATAAGGTTGTGCATAAAACTTTGGATTTTTCCCAAGGAGTTGCCCAGTACGCTCAGTTTAAAGTTCGTATGCCTAAGTCATGGAATGGGGCTGCTCCAGGTTTTGGAGCAACTTTTGTCTGGTCTGCTACCTCTGGAACTGGATCCGTAGTCTGGAGTATACAGGTTACCCCTATTGTCGATGGATCTCTAGATGCCATCTTCGGTACTGCCATAACTACAACTCAGGGTGTTACTACCGGAAATATTTTGACTACTTCAGAGACTGCCGGGTTTTTACCTACTGGGGCATATGTTAGGGCTTCTGAACCAACCTTGATTTTTCAAGTATCTAGGCTCATAACTGACACTTTAACTACTACTGCTAGCCTACACGGTATCAGTCTTAGTTATATTACGGACCAAGCCAACGATGCTTAATGTCAATAGCCTTATCGGGTTCGGGGTTGGTGGTTCGGGATATGAAATCAAGATCTTGGTCAACACCGCAAACTTTTCGCTCACCTCCGCCCTGACTGCCGTAGGCTGGGGCGGCGGCCCAGCTGAGGTGAGAGTGATCGTGGCGCCAGGCGTGGTAGTCTACGGAACCGCCGGTAATCCTGGATTTACTACAAGTGGCGTTCCCTACGGCTCCGTCATCAATCTAGTCAATTCTGGAATAATTACCGGGGCGGGCGGTATGGGGGGCGACGCTACACCTGTAACTTATGGAGGCCCTGGAGGCTTTGGAGGAGTTGGCAGTACTGGGCTGATTACAACCGTGCCTATGACGATTGACAATTCGGCAGGAGTGATTGCCGGTGGTGGTGGCGGCGGTGGTGCTGGAGGCACCAGTAAAGCTGGTGACGTTTACAGCACTGGTGGTGGTGCTGGTGGAGGGGGATCTGGCTTTGGAGCAGGAGGATTAGCATCTACAGTACACTACCTTGGAGGCACTCCTCAACCTGGAGCAGTAGGGGGCTTGTTAACTGGTGGTGCTGGTGGTGCTGGCGATTTCCCCGGGGCTGCGGGTGGCGGTTGGCCTGGTACTGGAATTGGGGGAACTGGGGCAAATCGTGTAGACGATCCCAGTTCCCTGCTCGGGGTCGGCGGCAATCCCGGAAACTGCACTTCAGGGAGCAGCTTCATAACATGGATAGCTACTGGAACTAGATATGGCACTCTTGCCTAGCTTATTTAAAAGTGGAGACAACGCGTTGTCTCCTGGAGATAGTTTAAAATGCAGTATTCATTTGTAAACACAGAAGGAAATATAATTGATACCAGGGTTTTTATCGAAAGACCTGACAACCCCCATTATTCAAAAGGGGTCTGGCTCCCAGATGAGCCTCCAGAGTATAATCCAGAGATTGAAAATCTGGAAGTAGTTTATCCAATTTCTATGGTGGCCGACTCCATCCCATACCTAGTCACAGACAAAGACATTGAGGTCATAAGATTGGCCAAAATAAAAGAGATGTACAGAGACTACTTAGCAGCCCAACAGTTACCAGTTTATTATATGGGTAGTACTTTTCAGGCCGATCTGGCTAGTCAAGACGTTCTTGCTAAGAGCCTGGCTGGTATGAGTGTTGTTGCTCCAGCAGGTTTTTACTGGGTAGATGTCCAGAACAACAAGGTAGCAATGAGTTTTGAAAACCTCCAAGGCATGGCTGCCGCCATGTTCCAACAGGGATGGGATGCCTTTAAAAATCTACAAGATAAAAAAGACTTAGCTAGTTCTCCAGATGCCACCGTGGCAACAATAAAAAATATAACTTGGGCATGATAGATGGAATACGATTCTCGTATAGCAGTAGTAGAAATGAAGGTAGGAACCCTAGAGAAATCAATTGAGACTATGGCAGAAGGTATTCAACAGTTAGTTATTGCAGAGGCCAAGAGGGAGAACGACAAAGAGATTTTTGATCGTTTGTTTGACTCTATAAAGCAGCTCCGTGAATATTCTTATGCTATAGATAAAAAAATAACTGACTACATATCTGCCCAGAATGAGGAGGATCTAAATCAATACAAAACCCTTTTATTTAAAATACTAGGGCTGATAGGTTTAGTCCTGGCCTCGGGTCTTTCAGGTTTTCTTTTTAAAACTCACCTGTTGTAAAATGAGAATAGTAATAAGATTCATACAATCTAACTCCTTGGTGTCTAAAGTAATTCGTTACTGGACCCGAGGGGATTGGTCTCATGTAGAACTTATGATGGACGACGGCTGGTTAGTGTCCAGTATTACTGATGGGGTTGAAATCAAGCCTTTTGGATATAATACTTCTTTGGTAATGCAGTATACAAACCTGTTTACCACGACTGAAAACTACTGTAAAATAATGGACTTTGCAGCTGCTCAGGTTGGTAAGCCTTATGATTGGAAATCCATTTTGGGGTTTATTTTCAGAAGAGACTGGACCTTAGATAATTCCTGGATTTGTTCTGAGCTTATCTTGGCCTCCTTGATGGCAGGCGATGTTACCGTACTTAATACTAATAAATTAAATAGAGTAGATCCTAATACCCTTTATTTATCCCCGGTTTTTATACCAGAAAGAGGTTGACCTAAATGGCCCTAGTACAAACAGCAGTTAGATTTTTCCTCCAAAATGAGCCCAGGTACTGGACTGTGGACAACAGACCTTTGACTGACCTTGACTCTAATGTCAAAAGTATTGTCACTGAAATCGGATTGATAGAGGCCACTGGAGTTCTTGGGATGAAGTTTTATACAGGAGTAGGGTCTCCTGAGGGAGTAATTACGGCCTCAGTAGGCTCTCTCTACGTAAGGTCTGACGGTGCAGTCAATACTACTCTTTATGTCAAACAAGTAGGTGCTGGGGCAACAGGTTGGGCGGCCAAATGATTACTCCTGAGCTTTTACAAAAATGTTTAGGTCTTAATGGAGCTCAGGCAAAAATCTGGTCTGCCGTCTTGGGATATGTCTGCCTGAAGTTTGAGATAAATACACCTAAAAGACAAGCTGCCTTCCTGGCTCAAGTAGTGGTAGAATCCGAGTCCTTTACTCATTTGTCTGAAAATTTAAACTATTCTGAGATAGGATTATTGACCACTTTTAAAAAATACTTTACCAAGGTAGAAGCTGCCAAATACGCCAAAAACAAGGTGGCCATTGCCAATCGAGTCTATGCCTCTAGATTTGGTAACGGTCCAGAAGAGTCTGGAGATGGCTGGAAATATCGTGGTAGAGGTCTTATTCAGATAACATTCCATGACAACTACCTAGACTGTGGCCTAGGGCTTGGAGTAGATCTATTAAATAATCCAGAACTACTGGAGACGCCAAATTTGGCTGCCTCCTCTGCCGCCTGGTATTGGAAGAAACACGGCTGTAATGCCCTGGCTGACACAGATGACTTCCGATCAATTACCAAGGTTATTAACGGTGGTTTAAACGATGAAGACCAGAGAGAGTCCTTCTGGGGTAAAATAAGACAGGAGATGAAAATATGAAAATTCTAAAAGATAGTTTTACAGTTGCCAATGGCCAAGATTTTGATATTGGTAAAATTCTCTGGGTCATGGTATCATTAACTTTTATGGTGCTTGCAATCTTTTCAATATTGCTAAAAGGTCAAGCGTTTGACCCAGTTGGATTTGGTACCGGCGCTGGATTGGTCTTGGCTGGTGGTGGAGCCGCCCTAGGACTTAAGTCTGGAACAGAACCTAAATGACCGCCTTTAGAAATACTCTAGACCTTTCAAATCCCATGACCCTCTTTACGGGATTTGACCCCTATTATTGGGCTACAGATAATATTCCTCTGCAACAGCTACATGATAGAGACGCAGCCCTGGCCGATAGAATTGACCTAATCTCAGTAGGTAGAGTAGATGTAACAGGTAATGGCACAGCCTCCCCGGTAATAAATGCACTACCCACAGGTTGGGCTGTGACCCGTAACGGAACTGGTGACTATACCATTACCCATAGCTTATCGACTCTATTATATTCAGTTATGTCAAGTTGTCAAAGTACGACGCCGGCGTTTGTAAATCAATATGCAGCCTCCGCTAACACTTGTAGTATTCGTACATATAACCTGAGCGGGGCTGTAACTGATATGCAATTTTCTTTATTGATAACCAGACTATGAATCCCTATTTGCTATATATTAAGTGGGCAGTGCTCGTTGTTTTTGTATTGGTCTTGGTTGGTTTTGGCTATCATCTAGGCTCCAATCATTATGGTCCAATTATTGCCGACCTTACTGAAAAAGTAGAGGCGGCCAAGGATGCCCAGACTGCCTTGTCTCTTTCTCTAGAGGCTCAAACCCAGAATGCCGAAACGGCCAAAAAACAGGCCGATCTTGCCTTGGAAAATAGTAAGGCGGCCTTGGCTGCGGCCCGCAAGAGTCAGCAGAAGGCCTTAGACGAAATAGCTTTCTACAAAAGAGAGGTGGCTGACCCTAGAGGTCGCACCTGTTCCCAGGCAGTATTAGAAATAAAGGACAATATAAATGTTAAATAAAATTATACCTTTTCTCTTTTTAAGTCTGTGCTCCTGTGCTCAACCCGTAAGACCCAATGTAGTACCTCAGATTGTAAAAGTAGAAGTACCCGTTCCGTGTGTAGTTCCGGCTGTAGAAGAACCAGTATTTATAACAGATGCTGAATTAGCCACTATGTCAGACTACCAAGTAATAATTTCCCTATGGGTAGACCATAAAGAGAGAAAGAATTATATTGAGGAACTTAAAGCCTCGAACAAAGGTTGTTCGGGGTTAAAATAGAGTAGTAAATTAACCAATAGGATATTATCAAAATGGCAGGAACAAGCGATTACTTACAGAATAAACTCATTGACTTTGAACTTAGAGGTCAGGCTTTTACTCCCACACCGACTATTTATATAGGCATTATGACTTGTACCAATGGAGCTCGAACCAGTGGCATAGCCCTAGCCCTCAATGCTACAATTAGTATGGTTGCTGCTGACGGGTTTAATCATTTATATAAGACCACTGTTGCTGGTAATACTGCCGTAACTGCTCCTCTTTTCCCAGGTGTTCCTGGAGAGACTATTACTGATGGTACCTGTACTTTGGTAGAACAGTCTGCATCAATTCAGAATGGTACTGCCGTCGTGGAACCTACCGGTATTGGTAGCTATCAGCGAGCTTCTGTGTCAACCTCCATGGCTACTTTTAATAATACGCAGGCCTCTGGTACGGCTGTGGCCAGCTCAGGGACCTCCTCTACTACTTCAAATACCAATACAATTTCTTTTGTGGCTGCAACTGCTGCATGGACCTCTGGTACAACCCAAGCTTGGGGTTTTGCCATTTTCGATGCCTTGTCTGGGGGTAACCTCCTACGCTATGGCGGCCTAAATGCAAACCAGGTTATTAACTCTGGAAATACCCTGACCTTTGCCCCCGGTACCTTGGTTATAAAAATTGATAATGCCTAATATATCGGTTATAGATATAGATAACGACTAATATAAATGATATTTGCAGCGACCTCATTCAGTACTAATTCGTTTAGTACTACTGGAACGGTGATGGTTGCCATATCTGGTAGTTCAAACTCTAGGGCCTATGGCTCTGGAGTTCCTATTAATTCTGTACTGGCCATAGGCCAGACCAATTCTAATAGTAGTTTGGCTGGAACGTTGGCCAAACAAGTAGCCATACTAGGCACGTCTAACTCCAATAGCAATAGTTTTGTATCCCTCCCAACCCAGGCCTCTGGAGTTTCTGGGCAAGATACTTTGGCGTCTGCTCCATATTCTACAGTCAGCTTTGGTACTAGTATTGATCTAGGCCTAATTAATATTTCTGGTATTATAGGTCAAAACTCAAACGGCTTAGCTTCAGTCTCTAGTATAAACCTTATTTCCGGTACGGCTGGTCAGTCATCTAGCTCTACGGCCCAGTTTTTTACAATTACAACTAACTACATTTCCGGTACGGCTGTCCAGTCATCTAGTTCTACGGCCCAGTTTTTTACAATTACAACTAACTACATTTCCGGGGTAGGGGGGCAAGTTTCATCAGGGTCAGGGGACTCGTCCAACCTGTCTTTTATCTCAGGACTAACTAGTCAAGTTCAAACTCAAGGTGCTGACAGTTTCTTGATAACCACCCCTTCTGGAGTTTCTGGCCAAAGAAGTGTAATGGCAGGGGACCTGTTCAATCCTGTGTTTATTACCACTGACGGATCAGGTCAAACATCCTCTGGAAAAGGAACTGGAGTAATACCAACATGGATTAATCCAGGTCTCTCTAGTCAAGAAACAGTTTCTTTTGGAGATCTGGTAGTCGGAACTTTTATTGATCTGATACCGGTCTCAACTATACCTACTCAAATAGGAGAGGGTCCAGTTGTCTATCCAGTAGATCAAGACCTGGTTATATACTCTGGGATTACTAGTAAGTTTCAGTTTGCCTATGTAGACCCCTTGTCTCTGCTACCAATCACCCTTGGTGGAGTAGAGGCGGTATTTGAGATAAGTAATATCAAAGATCAGTATAATATCATTTATACTCTGAGTACCCAAACAGGTGAGTTACAAATAGATCCTGTTTTCGGAGTAATCACCATTAATTTCTCTTCAGATTTCACAGGTAGTACTGACCCTTTTTATGGTCTCTATAGGCTAAGACTGATAGCCTCCGGTACCAGTCTTCAAATCCTTAAAGGATTTATTTTATTGGATGGGGCACCATGACAGCTTTGGCGATTCTATTTTGTGGTATATTCGATAGAATGAGGGGTTTCCACTGGAGATTCATGAGTTTCCTCTATGGCCTATTAATGGCTTTTATCTTTGGTATTACCTGGAAACTCTCCCTAGTCTTTGCCCTGTTGTGGTGGCTGGGGGCTGCTCCTGGTTGGGGAGAGCCCCTAGGGTCTCTTTTTGCAGGCAGATTTCAAAAGGTCTCTAGTAGAGAATGGTGGCAGGTACTAGGTCTTCAAAATCCAGGAAATGAACTTTGGGCCTCTTTGTTTAGAGGAGCCATGTGGGGAGCCTGTATATTACCAATGTCCTACTGGTTTCCAAGACTAGTATTTCTTCCGGTAATAACTGCCCTAGGTTTTGTCCTGGCAGTACCCATCGGCAAGTTTTTAGGCCATATCCTAAAAAAAGAATCCTGGGCCACAATGGAATTCGTAAGAGGCCTTTTGATGGGCCTGGGCATATTTATAATAAGCTAAAATAATCACTTAAAGGAAAATTAAATGTCTACTTCATATTCGTACCCAGAAAGAGTCCAACAGTCTGTAACCAACACCCCTGGAACAGGGTCTTTCATCCTCGGAGCTCCCGTGGTTGGCTTTACCTCCATGGCCGCAGACTCTACTCTTGAATCAGTTATTATTACTGAAGGTAGTACTTGGGAAGTACGTAAAGATTGTATCTATACTCAAAATAATCTAACCCTGACTCGTGGTACTTTGGTAGCTTCTAGTAGCGGTGGCACCATTACTTTTTCTGGTGCTTGTATTGTAGCAGTTGGTCTCAGTGGAAGCTCGGAGGGCCTTAAGCAGACCCGGATCAATTCTCTGGAAGGGAAAGTTTCTCAATTTTATACCAACAAAAGTAACTTTCCATCTCCGACTGGGGTGGTCGATGTTTTATATGTAGACAAATCTACTAATATAATCTGGGTTTGGAACGGCTCTGCCTATGCTTCTACCCCTATGGCAGTAGACGTCAATAATAACTTTATTGCCCAGATTGCCCCCAGAACTGGGACTATATCTAACTTGATGGGCATATTCAATGCAGCCTCTGGTGAGATTGCACGGACTACTGACTTTACTGCCAAGGTTTTATATCCAACTACAGTCGGTGGTACACCGGTACTTGAGCCTGCCAACAAATTTATTGGCTATTTGTGGGTGCCGCTCAGTGGGAATACCGGAATTACCAATAACGGCGCAATTTCACTAAATACTACCGGTGCAATCATAGATCCTAATATTGCCTCTCTTGTCACTGTCAATACTAGTAATATAGATTTATCAGCTCTAAATACCCTGTTCACAGGGTATCTCTCACATGTTAATATTTCCGGCAGAATACACTATTCAAGTCAGACCGACTCAGAGGGCTTTAATAGGGGTGTAAAGGTCCTTATAGGGGGAGCAGCCAATTCTCTTTTCACTAATGCAACACTTACTGTTGAGGCAAGACAAGGCGCATCTTTTAATGGTACTATTTCTGGGAATACCTTGACAGTAACCGGTGTGTTTTATGGTAATATTATTATTGGCTCTGTTATTGCTGGGACTGGGGTTACTGCTGGTAGTAAAATCACAGCCTATGGCGCAACTCCTGGGCAGTATACTCTATCGGCAGCAAGCACAGTATCCACTGCAACCAAAATGACCATAGACAGTAGGGACACTATAATCAATATTAATGAGAATTTAGATATGACTGCTCCTACTAACTTTTTAGGCTTTTCTGCAAACCATAATGCCGTTACCCTAATGCCCAACATATCAACTGCCGGGTACATTACCATCTCAATCTACTCGATATAATGAATGAATATTCTATTCTCTCCCGGGGCTCCTTTAATAAGGGGTTTTAATCCACAAGATGATTTTACTTACACCGTCACGCAAAACCCTGGTGCTGCCGTAACCACCACCACTAGTGGACAATTATATGATGCTAATGTAACTCATTACTATAACTCAGGTATTCCAAATAACTTTGACATCTCCATACAGCAGTCTCTTACTAACCCGATCAAGTCTATGTCGATTACCCCTGTTCCACCGACTTTGGCAACCATAGACTTGCAAGGTCATGTTACCTATAGTGGCCAGGAAACGGCTGTTTTTGAAATACAATCAGGAGGTATAACCCGCCGTTACTTTCAATGGATGCAGTCTATCGGATTCGTAGATAACTATTACACTACCAGCTACTTGCCAAACTCCCTTGGTGAACATATAAGTTCGTCAACGGATGCTCTCCTGATTGGAAAAGTGGCGCAAGGACAAACTAGCGGCTTGGCTTGGAATCTGAGTTACCCACAATCAGGTGGTAGTCAGAACCGACTGCTAAATTGTAACTATGATGTAAATGCTATAGCGGCTGATATTAACCCTAACTTTTTTGGTAAGGATATTTTAAATATCTCAGCAGTAGGCATTGTCAATACTCATGGTAGTACCGTCTTCAACGAACATCCGGGACTGTTGATTACACCAAGGCATATCTTTGGTGCCAACCACTACCAAACTGGAAATGGTGTAATCGGCTCTAAAATAGTATTTATGGCTAACGATGGTAGTTTCCAAGTCAGAACCCTGATTGATAAATGGTCAGATTCAGGTAGAGATCATTGGCTCGGATACTTAGACGCCCCAGTAACAGGTATACCTGTTTTGAAAATCATGCCAACTGGTTGGAGAACATACTTTAAAAGCCTCGATACCTCATTAGGTCCATATAAGGGTATAGTTGCTGTAATAAGTAAAACCACGCATCTAGCCAATGGTACTGGTAACAGTGACCGTTGGGCAGTCAATGACTATCAGCAGTATATAATAAATTTTAGTGGTAGCGTCTGGGATTTTACTTCATGTGATACATCAACCTCTAGTCCAAGAAGTACATGGAATAGTCTCATCTCCGGTGGGGATAGTGGTGGAGGAGTGTTCCTCCTCGTACAAAATTCACTGGTATTGATTAGTGCCTATGTATTTCCTGGAGGAGGTTACTCTATAGAACAAAATTCATCTAGACTTGAATCCCAGATGCTCCTGCTCAGTACTAATAATGGTGGTAGTACTGCCGCTGTTGACAATACGTTTACCCGAGCCGATCTAAGTTCATTTACGACGTATTAGACCAGGTGGAAAAGTGTAAGGTATGCCTTGTATGTTCAATCCTGATTTCCGAATGTGAAGACACCGGAGATGCTTCAGCCAGAGTTAAGGAAGTTTTATCACGAATCTACTCAAACCACAAAGAAGAAATAGATGTCTTAATGGCTGAAAAAAATCTCTCTGAAGTAGAATTCAAGTCTACCACGACCTACTCTTAGCTAAAAAAAACGCCCAAACCACGGGCATTTTTTCTAGATTTCTACTACCAATTCCTGGATATATTCAGGGTTTAGCCTTATAGGTTCATATCCATAAGGGTTACAGATAACTCTGGTTTCTCCGATTTTATAGTCAAAGGAGTCATGAGTATGCCCGTGAATCCAGACCTCCGGTTGGTACTCCATAATCAATCTATCCAGGCTATTACTAAAGCAGTCATTTAAAAGGTCTCCTTTAAATCTGGCCGGAATGGATTGAAGACTAGGAGTATGATGGGTCACCACTACAGTTTTAACCTTAGTATCCAAGGCATCTTTCAAGAACTCGACAGTATTACTGTTCTCTAGTACTGTGTCTTCTACCCTAAGTCCTTTAATAACCCTATAATCTGAGAAGTATTTCTGGACTTCCCACTTTCTAGGCTCTTCTATATTAGTCCAAAGAGTGTCTCCGATAAATCTAATCCCTTCGAAGAAAAACTCATCTCCAGCCTGTAGGATCACACAGTTGGATAGGTCAGAGTATCTTTTTTTAAAGGCTTCCTTGGAGTATTGACTTCCGTAAAACTCGTGATTACCCGACACCATGACAAAAGTCTTGTCTGGATTCTCAATAAAGATTTCTCTGAGGCGATCTATAGACTCATGGCTGGAGGAGGTCATATCCCCGGCCATGACAACCAAGTCTGCCTCTTTGCTAATAGTAATCCCTAGACTATCAATAGGTCTAAGAAATTCAAGATGGACATCTGACATTACTTGAAACTTCATTTTTTTCTCCTGCTAAAAATTCGCCCAAAAGAGCTGAATAGGCTGCTGCATCAACATAGTCATCAGCCCTAAAAGAACCTTGACGACCACGTACTAGTTTTAATAATATCATAAACTCCCAGCCTTCGGCCTCTGTAAGTAAATGGCCAGTAAGGGAATTGAATACCTCGACTATGGTCTTCATACTACGTTCACCTTCTGGTTTATCTCGTTGACTACCTCGGTCTTTCATTTCAGAGGCAGCCTTCTCTAGGAAGTTAATTGCTTTCATATTGTTTAGATTTGAATATAGGCCTATGGTTGAATTTAAAAAGGGAAGTAGGTACCCTAGGTTAGGTCTTGGTATTTAAACCTCTCCTAGTGAAGAATCGTCCGTGTTAGGATATTCGGTTCAGTCTCCAGGTACTTAATATAGGGTAGATTATCTGTGGCCTCCAAGATTCTTATAGTAGTTTCTTTATCATAGGCCTCATTACCACAGTCAGAGCAAACATATGCATTAACCATTAATGATCTAGGCTCTTGGTCTAAGGGTGTTTCTAAAAAGACCTCGTGGTCTTTAACTAACTCTACTGTTCCTTCTCCACCACAATCATTACAATCAGAACTATCTATATCTTGTAGTCCAAATTCTTCCTGTGTATTAGACAAGGCTCGACGAATTGCTTCTTTTTCTACTTCATTAGTAACTTCGGTCTTCATGATGATCTCCCATAGATTCTTAATATTTTAGGTTTGTCAAAGCCCTTTTCCAAACTTTTCGTTTGAAATCAAGTACTTACCTTCCCAACTGACAAACTGACAAACTTTCTTGAAAAAAATGCCCCCACCTCTCTATAAAAAGCTCTATTAGAACGAAAGTACGACAACCTCTATATATATATATAATATAATATAATATAATATATATATATAGAACAAGGGGTTAGCTCTTTTTTGTAGAGACCCAGGCTTTTCCTTTTATAAAGGTTGGCAAATAATTTTATGCTGTAGACAGAAAAGATGTGCCATTTTCACGAAAAGTTTTGTCAGTTTGTCAATAATGGGGTTAAGTGCTTGATTTTAAAAAGAAATCCAACTGACAAAACTATTTTCCCATTTGTCAATAACTGACAAAGTATAGATAACTCTTTGTTTTAATTAACTTTTTTAATTTGTCCATTTTGTCAATAAAATCCAAAAATTGACAAACTGACAAAATGCCTCTGACAGACTTTTGGAGTTTTGTCAGTAATTTGTCATAGACTAAAAAAAACCAGAGATGCTTTTCTGGTTTCCTTATTCCTTTACTCATCCAATTTATTGAACCCGTTTATGCATATATCTCTATACTCCAGTACCAGGTACCAGCTCCTGGTTACCGGATCTGGGGGCTCGCCCCGTCAGGATTCTGAAAATATAAGAATAGGTGTTACACCTATTAACTACTTGTTTACAAATTACTAAAGGAAAAACAGATATACTTAAAAAATTTTACCTATCGCATGGGGGTGCCAGTAGATAGGAAGAGCTCAATATGCCGTTACAACATACATCTTACCTGTACTAGATACTATATCTATATTCAATTTACAAAATAAGTAAAGACTTTAAAGACCTTCTTTACTTACTTTGCTGAGATGAACTCAAATTTCTCATATCTCGATATGAGCGTTGGACCGTAGCGGATATATTAAAAAACGTAGCCAGAGGCGTAGTGTTTAATATGGAGCGGTGGGTCCAGAGCTCATATCGAGAAAGTTAAACGAGGACGTTAAGCATCCTCTAACCACTCATCATGGTAGTACTTCATCCCAAAGTCCTTATACCAGGTTTTTAGAAATTATCTAAACAGTTCCCGATTTTTTTAAGTACGTTACTTGGGACCCTTTCTTCAAACATTGGAAATCCGTATGCCTCATTATTAGAATTCCATAAGGCGGTTTCGATATTGAGCATGGTACTAGTTTCATGGTTATAATTGATCAAATGAAACACCTGCCCAGAGTCCATCTTTTCTGTGGCAACTTCTCTTCCATTTTTAAAACAGAAAAGTTCGTCGTCTCTACAGAGGGCTATGGCCACTTCGGCCCTGTTAGCCTCTGGTTGAAGCTTAACTTTAAACGTTACTCCACCCTTAGGCTCCCAACTACTTGTCCTAAGATGTCGATAAAAAATCATTTCTTTGTTCATTTAAGTATCCTAAAAATGCTAAACATATAGCATCGGCTTCATGATCTGATTTAAGTTTTTTTCCATAAATCAATTCAGCAGCGGCCAATGAAAACTCTTTGTTGAAGGAATTGCCTGGATTAGTAAAACCATGATCTCTAACCAGTATTTTGCACAGGGTTGATTTCCAATCTATGGCCCTTACCATTTGTACTGGTATTTCTTTAGACTCAAAGTAGAATACCAAGGCCCCTATCATCATAAGTATATACTCAGATGCTCCTGAATTTACCCCACTATATCCTACATATCTCTCCATTACAACCGAAGAAATTGAGTAGTCTTGGAGCAGGGTTTCCAGGCCGGAAATAAAACCAGTAATACCTTGGTCCCTTGGTTTGCCACTATACCTAAGGACAACCTCTCCCTCTGGACTGATTATTCCTAGTCCAAAAGAAGCCCAACCTGGATCAATACCAAGGGCGAACATACATTATCTCATCAAACTCCCCAAGACTTGGTTGCTGAGTTTTGAAGTACTGACTTCTGGCCACTTCAAAACTAATTGGTTTTTCAGGCCTTTTCAATAGATTGGCAGCAATATTTTCAAGACTATTTTGAAAGACAACGGCCACAGTACGAAGCCCTGCCTCATTAGCCACTGTCAAAAACTCCTTGCGGGACTTGATTGAAACATGGCAGTTGTCTACAAATCGGACCGGGTCTTCCTGCTTGACAAACTTATTAAACTCCTTTAATACTTTACCACTAAAGCCAGAGTCTTCTGTGGAATGTTTCCAGGCTTCTTGGTAATTTCCAGGATACCAGTCCAGTCTAAGGGTGTCCATACTAAAGATGGGCCCATCCCTTTGACCCAACCAGGTACTCTTGCCGGACCCCGAACATCCAATCATGAATAAAATTTCATTTAATTTTATATCTGGTTCTGGCAAGGTCACAGGATTTTTAAGCCAAAACTCTGCCAAAAAAATCTTTTCCTTATGATTATCTGAGATTCTTCCTCGGCAGTCAGCCATAATTACCTTGGAGTATAAATCCCAGTCAATAGTGGCCTGTGCCCACTCAGGCTTGACCTTATAGTATAGGTGATTTTCAATCAGCCATATGACTTTACCCAGGTCAAACCCGAAAGGAATATTATCCCTATTGGTAATCAGCCAGTCTTCGGCCAATCGGGCAGAAATAAGCTCATGGCCATAAAATACAGACCTACCTTCTTTATCTCTCTTGGCTTCCGGTTTGCCAGCATCATGGAAGGCCACGGCCAAAAAGCCTGAGGCCAGGTCAGTATTAGAAAGATCGATGTCGGACCTAAGGTATTCCTGTACTACCATGTCAGTATGAACTAGCACTGACTCCTCCCTATGCCATTCAGAGTCTTCCCGACACAGACCCATTATACGAAACAATGGATCCGGCCTCAGAACTTCTTGATAGAAGTTCAGTAGGGTTTCTTTCATAGGTTGTTTACCCTTTCTCTAATTTCAGTAATAGTTTGAAACTTGGTGATTTCACCATCCTTAAAGACAGTTTCTAGACAACCAGTTTTTTCCTGTTCTGGAGTTTGTTGATCGTATAGGACATATTTTCCATTTTCCTTTTCAACTCTTAAAAGACCTTTGGCTGATTTCTTGGTGCCTGAATCAGTGGCTGGATCTTTTACAAGTTCTACGGATTGACCTTGGATAACTCCATGGGTTGCTTTCATTGCAAATCCCAGAGAGTCTCTGGTTACATAGTTATAGGTGTATGACCCAATACCAAAAACCACGTTATCACTACAAAACCCTTTTTCCTCCAAACGCCTAAAGATTTCCTCGGCCCGTGCCAATGTAATTGAATCACCATAGATCAAACCAATATGGCTATCCAACATCTTATACCCAGTGTCAGTTACAACTCCTCCGAAGATTTCCCAAAGACATTCTACAGCTCCTTTTAGCTCTGGGGTAAGAGTGGTTATTTCTAAGTTAACAGGATTAATATCATCATAGAGATTAACCCTATATAAGTTACCTTTCCAATGGAAATAAGTAAGGCCATCGGACCACATTGGGTTTACACCTGTTTCTAATTGAATCTTATCTAAATATCTCAAGGCCTCATTCATGGTATTCCCGACCGCATCAATTATTTTTACCCCACAGATAATTTCTACGGGATCGCCAGAGTCAGGTCTTAAGACGGTTTTAGACTGGCCAATACCATTTGCGGGTCTGGCCAAAATCTCCTCCTTAAGCTCAGGGAGATACTCGGTAATAACCTTCCAAAAATCCCAGGTGTCAGAAACGATAGATACAATGCCTGTAGGATAGACTTCACTAATGAGTCTACGGAAGGTTTCAATTTCTGTTTCCTTGCTACCCATACACATTACAGAATGTTCCGTCGCAGGGACACTTCCCCCAAGGAAAGTATCCAAACCGTTGTAGTAGTCTTCTAGGTAGTCTAAGGATGGTACGGTATCAGTTCCTGAGAAACAGGTCAAATGGGCAGCTCCACTCTTGGCTGCATCCTGCATTGAACTCATACCTCTCATTGAGAAGTCGTGGCATTGCCATCCTTTGAAACCAGGGTGGCCCCCAGTCAGTGCAGAATATTTGTCAACCAGTTTTTTATAACCAAGGGCTGTGGTGGCCGAGGTAATTGGCTTCCACAATTCTACAGAAAACAAAGTTTCCAGATAGGTAACCAACCAGGCAAAGTGTGGATCGGTATTGGTCACAGTAAAGACCGGAACTTTAAAGGGAACCATGCTTCCCTCTGGAAGGGCCTTAATTTCCAAAGGTAAGTATCCAAGTTCCCACAAGGCTTTGATATGATCGGTTCCGACCAGTCCGGGCCCAAGGGCTTTGTCCATTCTAGCCTTATATCGGTCAAGAATGTTTTCAATTGGTTTCCTGAAGAAATTATCTTTCCACAGGTCAATTAGAGTTGATTGCATGAACCCTTGAAGGCCGAAGAACAATACTCCTTCTACACCCTCTTGTAGAAAGTAGCTACCACTCCTGGGAGTGAAGTTGGAATAAATCTTTTCAGTTCCTTTCGGGTACTGGCTGATGTGGCCGGACTTATAGAAGTCGATTTGATGTTCTGGGCGAATATTCATTTAGTATAAACCTTAACGTTGGGGTTACAAAATACAGTATCATTGACCATCTTAAATATAAATATATCTTTGTAATACAAGAGTAAGTCAAAAAATCCTTTAGAAAAGATACCATGTGTTACATACAGGAAAAGATGTACGGTACTACCAGTCTGTCTTATGGCCTTGGCCAACTCTATAAATGTCTTGCCACCGTCACATATGTCGTCGACAACTAATATTGACCGATATTTATAGGCCTCCAACTCTTTATTGTTTACCTCTATACCGACAATATCCCCATTGTCTGCATCTCTGATCTTGGTGGCGGCAGTAAACGGTAAGTTAAGGGACATGGCCAGTGTTCTAGTTTTTTCTAAAGCTCCATGGTCTGGGGCCATCAGTATTGACTTATCTAACACTGGCCGTGGGATTGCCACTAAGGCAGCAATAAATTGGGGGATTACGGAGCTACGTTCTAAAAGACCTGAGACTTCACTATGAGGGTCTACAAGGCTGACATGGTAAAACTTGGCAGCATTTATAAGGTCACAGAAAACTTTTAGAGAAAATGCTTCTCCAGGATAACATGCACGGTCTTGTCTACCATAGGGTAAATATTCCAGACTAAGGCTTACCTCTATTACTCCTGCCCGATCCAGGGCGTCTTTGACCAGTAATAGGGTCATTAAGTCATCAGAGGACCGGATGTCATAATCCAGACAGATTTTCTCAGGTAAGGACTCAACCAGTCGTATCTGGATTTCCCCGGCTGAGAATTTAATAGGATAGCCAGGAGCCATCAGTTCAGATATTTTCATTTAAATTCCCCATTTATAATCTCCGAGTCTGACGAGTTTAAACCGCTGCTACAATTTACTGCGACTACTTCAGAGGTACTCTTTAGACTGAATCGGACAAGTCGGGTCTCCAAGGCATCACAGCCGAACAAATGTTCATATTCGGCAGATGCATGGAGCCACCATCTAAGAGCTTGGGCAGCCGAATACCCCAGGAGTCCGGCATTGGAAAGTTCTTGGTCATACGGACTATGACTTGGAATTCCAGAAGGATTTTCTTGAAACTTGACCTCGACCCAGTTATTGTCGAAAGTCTGACCTGAAACGGTCAAAGGTCTACTAGATACTCTGGCCTCTACTGAATACCCGGTCTTTCGACTAGATCCAGTACTTCTGTTCATTCTGTAACCTTGCTCAAGTTCCATTTAATTCTCCTTTGAAATAAAAAAAGTTCAATCCACACCTGACTGGGATAGCGAATCCCAATCAGGTACAGGTTGAAGACTGCTCTTGTGAAACAATCAACAGCTTTCTGAATACCGGCAGGTCACCACCAGGCTCCAGACGTCCAGTTTCAACAGCTTGACTAAGGCTGTTACGTTATGTCAGGGCGTCTGTAACACCCCTATCAATACCCTATGCTTATAACTGGAAAGTTCAGCAAAAGTATTAATTCTCTATTGTTCTTATACCAAATTCTTAGGAACTTATCTAATTCAACCTAGACTTGGAGACAAAGGTTCTGCCTATTATTTCCTATGTCTAAACGATTGTCTTAGGTCAAAGCCATACTGATTAATTTTGTCCCGGTCACCTATTTCTACCAGAGTAGGTTCCGGTGGAGACATAAAACAGGCCAGGTCTTGATAAAGTTGTTCTGGTGGATATTGGGCGGCAAAGCCTACTATGTTCTTAAGGATGGGGATTTCGGCGTCAATTACCACATAGTCTTTATACGGAGTCAATCCTTTGATTATAAAAACTGGGGTTCCCATTCTATGGGAAAGGTCTACCAGGTTTTGATCCATGAAGCCTGTATAGTAATCTAATTGCTTCTTGTTAACACTACGTGGATTATAGAGCAGAATTTTAGCTATTTCCGTGTGTCTTACCGGGTTGAAGAGGCTCCAGGTATAATCGGGATCCATCACTATTAGGTAGTATTTACCAACTACACATAAATATCTACATTGGTAGTCTCTGGTCGGAAATAGGTTTCGATCTGTCTCATAGTTAATTGTTATACTTCCAGAGATCCCTTCTGCTGACAAGGGAACAAGCCTATTACGAGAGTAGATTACTTTGGGATCACCACCACCATATAGGTGAGGTACATGGTCATAATAGTCTTTGAACTTGGATTGAATTATCATAGATTAGAAATGTTCCAATGTTTCATTCTATTTTCTCCTTGGGTATGGTAAAGTCAGGTAACGTAGTTCACTTACTCTTCCCACTCAATACTAATACAGGCAATAAGACCTGGCCAACGATTACATGAAGCTCGTGCTTCTTCTTCGGTTTTATAAATAGACCTACCTGCCACTTCATCTTTATATATATTGATCCAGCCTTCCTTCTTAACTGGAGCCATGAATAGATCCATGAGAGGGTGGGGACTTTCGTTTGAGATACGTCCAGTCACTGTGAAAGTGATGATCTGCCCAAGTATTACTGCACAAACCTTGTGGCTCCCATCTACTGAGGGGAAGTATGCAATATCAGTCACCAGTTTTTTATCGCCAGTCATTACTTTTGCACCGGCAAGTGCTTCTTCTAAAACAAATGGTTTCATTTCAATATCCTTCTACTATTATTAAATGGGTTTGGAACTACGCGGCTAATTAGGTCAGCAACTGAATGCCACCCAGCCTGTGCTTCCGCGAACTGCTCCGCAGCTTCCCATGCGTTGTCGGCCTGCAATAAATCAAATGTTTCCAAATTATCTAGTTCCATTGCTTGATTGCTCATTTCAATCCCGCTAGATTTCCCACTTAATACGAATACAGTCGATAGGACCTAGGCCACCTGAAGCTCGTGCTTCTCCTTCGGTTTTATATATAAACTGCCCAGTCATTCTACCAATATGGATATTGATCCAACCTTCTTTCTTAACTGGAGCCATGAATAGATCCAGGAGAGGGTTGGGACTATATTTTGAGATACGTCCAGTCTCTGTGAAATAACGGATTCCCCCGTCTATTACTGCACCAACCTTGTAGGGACTGTTTACTGAAGGTAAATACGCAATATCAGTTGCCGGTTTTCCAAGGCCGGTTATTACTTTTGCACCGGCCAAGGCTGCTTCTAAATTAAAAGGTTTCATTATATTTTCTCCCTACTCTTCACACTCTTCCCACTCAATACGAACACAGGCAATCCGACCTGAGCTGGAAGCTTGTGCTTCTTCTTCGGTTTTATGTACACAATACCCAAGCTTCCTACTCTTATAGATATTGATCCAGCCTTCACTCTTAACTGGAGCCATAAATAGATCACAGATAAAGTCGTGTTTTTTGTCGCGGAAATGTCCATCCACTGTGAAAAAGCGGACTCCTCCATTTATTACTGCACCAACCTTGTAGACGCTATTTTCTGATGGGAAATACGCAATATCAGTTGCCGGTTCTCCACAGCCGGTTATTACTTTTGCACCGGCCAGAGCTTCTTCTAAATTAAAAGGTTTCATTCTGTTTCCTATTGAAAGTTTCTACTTGACCGGTTAAAGAATTGTTTGACCAGGCCGCGATATACTATATTCCCTTTTGAAGTTAATACTGTTGCGCCTAGTCTTTATACTGGTGGGACCGCCCAGGGATGATCTGGGATAATACAAATTATGAGTTTGCTGCATTACCAGTTATGCTACAGTCCCTTTGGTCCGACAGACAGGATTTGAACCTGTAACCTACGGATTAGAAATCCGTTGCGCTATCCGGTTGTGCTACTGTCGGTATAATAATATTTCCTTCTATGTTTCTTATACCAAGTTTACCTCTCAGTATCTAATTCGGTAACCAGACTCTTTAGGTCGTAAAAAACCTTGGCCCCATTAGCCATTACCAGGTTGGCCACGGCCTGTAGTGACCTGTCCAGTAGAGGCCCAAATCTCAAAAACACCAAATTGGGTCTTTTATTACTATCATCTACTTCGGCCACAGAATATACTCCGGTCATTTCTGTAGTTAAGACGTATAGACAGATGTCACATTCCCGCCTCTGTCTAATTTCTTCGGCCTGGCACTCCGGAGTCCAGTCTGGGACCAACGGATTAAAGTAATCGCATTTGAGCATAGGAATAAGCTCGTCTCTCCAATTGGAGCCAGCACAGGTACCACCTAGGAATATTTTCATAGGCCAATCGGTCTCTTGTCCAAACCTGGAACGGCTAGTAGTTCAGCCAAGTCATCGACGTGCAGGCAGTCACACAGACAGGCATAGTCGTTTGCCGCCTGGATTACGGCAATATTACCATTGCAATAGCTACTACCTGGGGTGGCACTATGAAGTACTCCGAAGGAGACTACCTTGCCTCCGTCCAGTTTTACAATTTTGTCACCATTTTGGGCCTCACGGCCATTTCTGTAATGCATATTAGATTCCTTTCATTGGCCTATTCAGCCCTTAAACCCTGCTCAGTTTGACACATCAATCTTTCCTGGTCCTCCCAGGTTACTAATATAATACCACTATTGAATTTAAAAAGTCTATATTTAAATTTTTCATATCTTACTCTGAAAGAAGTATTTAAAGTCCATAGTGGATTAGAAGTTTCTTGCCAGCCAAAAACTCTACCCAGCTGCCTTTAAACTAGGCCTTGGCAACTTCAAGAGGGCATTGTGGGATTTCCGGCACTTAATTTCATTCTGTTTACTCCTCCCACTCAATACGAACACAGGCGATAATATTTGAGCCAGCTGAAGCTTGTGCTTCTTTTTCGGTTTTATATATATTCCCCATTGACTTTCCACCCTTATAGATATTGATCCAGCCTTCACTCTTAACGGGAGCCATGAATAGATCCAGGAAAGCGTTGGGACATTCCTTAGATAGACATCCAGCCACTGTGAAGTAAGAGGTTTCTCCGTTTATTATTGCATAAACCTTGTAGGGACTGTTTACTGAAGGTAAATACGCAATATCAGTTACCGGTTTTTTCTCGCCAGTCATTACTTTTGCACAGGCCAAGGCTGCTTCTAAATTAAATGGTTTCATTATATTTTCTCCTTACTCCTCCCACTCAATACGAACACAGTCTATCGGACCTGTCCAACCTGAAGCTAGTATTGCATCTTCTTTGGTTTTATAAATACACTCTCCTGGCTTTTCATCTTTATAGATATTGATCCAGCCTTCCTTTATAACTGGAGCCATGAATAGATCCATGAGAAGGTTGGGGTTTTCGTCTGAGATACGTCCAGTCACTGTGAAAGTGGCGATATGCCCGTATATTACTGTGTAAACCTTGTGGCTCCCACTTATCGAGGGGAAGTATGCAATATCAGTCACCGGTTTTTTACTGCCGGTTATTACTTTTGCACCGGCCAAGGCTGCTTCTAAATTAAAAGGCTTCATTATATTTTCTCCTTACTCTTCCCACTCAATATGAACACAGGCAATAAGATTTGAGCTGGATGAAGCTCGTGCTTCTTCTTCGGTTTTATATAAACAATGCCCAATCCTCCCACCTTTATAGATATTGATCCAGCCTTCACTCATAACTGGAGCCATAAATAGATCACGGGTAAAGTCGTTGTTTCCGCTGTGGAATAAATATCCAGCCTCTGTGTACTGAGAGACTTCCATATCTATTACTGCATAAACCCTGTATCTACAGTTCGATGATGGTAAATACGCAATATCAGTTACCGGTTTTCCAAGGCCGTTCATTACTTTTGCACCGGCAAGTGCTGCTTCTAAATTAAATGGTTTCATTCTGTTTCCTATCGAAAGTTTCTACTTGCATAGTCATCCTTTTAAATCAAACAAAACAGCCTCAATTTCAGGCTGGGTAACACCTCTATGTACTGACTTTAATTTCCCCCAGTTAAATCCAATTTCGGCATCGCTACCAATAGGTAGGTCAAGCCAATCAAAGGTTTCAACCAACAGATCATCCATGCATTGGAATATAAGTTCAATTGCTTCGGCTACTCTTGGGATTGGTACTTCTAACTCAAGTGAGTCATATACCGTAGATGTAGCCATACCTCCCAAGGATTTAACTGCTTCACTGGCCCTGCCGAAAGCAAACAAGCCAGCACTACTGGTTGGACTTTGAATAAGAACATTCTGTGAATTTCGTAAGCCTCCTTTGTATACTGCCGTTCTACGAAATGGTGGCAGGGTGCCAAACTGCATTTTCCTAAATCCAAATACCGTTACCACAAAATGATTAAACTCGGCCATCTTATGGGCATTACTGATAAATACCTCAATACCTGGGTATGTCACAAAGTACAAGGCAATCAAACGCTCTGCCTCTGACAGTGGAATATCTAGGTTATGAGCAATGCCGTTTGCGGTTGAGCCGTAGATAATACCGAACGTCAAGGCTTTTGCCACCTGTCTTTTATTCTTATAATCTGAATACAGAGGGTTACGATCATCCTTAAGCACTACCACAAACTCTTCATACGGTATACCAAACATTTGACCTGCTGAAAAGCTATGAAAGTCCATTCCCTTTCTAATGGCTTCTAATAATAATGGATCTTTGCTCAATGCCCCTAGAACTTTAACCTCGGCAGAACTGAAGTCAAAAGTTACAAAGGCATTACCCTGTTCTACACAATAACACTCTCGTATGTTATACCCATGTTTTGCCCTGGGAATCTGGGTCAAATTAGGATCCTCACCGCTTATACGAAATGAACTGGTACCGTGCAAATTATAAGACGGGTGAATACGACCATCTCTTTTTACAAAGTTTAAGTAGTCTTTGATAAAAGTCCTCCAGGTGGAGGCAATGTCATTGCGCTTGGCCAACTGCCGGAGCCATTCCTCTTGGGTAAGACTATACAATGCTCTGATGGCATCACCATCCGTAGAGGGGTCACCCATCTTAGTAAACTTCTGAGGGGTAAACCCTTTGACCTCATACAGGAATTTGGCCAATTCTGTCCCAGAATCCAGATTGACATCGCCAGTAACTAGTTTGATTTCTCTTTCCAGGCTGTCCATGTCAGCCCTCATCCTACGATCCATGTCACGGTTCAAGGCCTTATCATACTTGATCCCATTTATCTCCAGGTCAGTAATGAAGTCAAAGGCTGGACCTGTATACTTTTCATATGTCTCCATTATACTGGGAGCCAATACCTCTCTTTTTTTAGACTCTGGACCATAAAACTCCGTATACTTTGGAGTAGTATATAGCCTGGTCCCAAAACTAGCGGCAAGCTGGCTTGTGGCCAAACAGTCGATGCCAGCATACAGTAAAAGGTCTTCCACAGGGAAATCCTCATAAGTCCTATATACCGGCTTACTTGGACTTAGCAGGCTGTCTTCTTCTTCCTCTCCTTCTTCTTCCAGATCTTTGGCCTTAGTCAGGTCTGGTAATTTGTCCTCATATCCCCCAAGCTCAGTCTCGGGGATCCAATCTACTACGGCCTGTTTTAGACCATACATTCCCTGTAGACCAGAGTTGATCATATGAAGAATCAGCATAGTATCGAATACTATATTTCGTATCTTTACACCAGTTGTATGCCAAGTATAAAGATAATCAAACTTCATATTATGACCTACCTTACCTATCGCTGGGTCAGTCAGAATTTCAGCCACTCCAGGCCAGATTAGGTCGGGGTCATACCAAGTATTTTCCCTATGCCATAAAGGAAAGACCACGGCCTTATAAATACCGTTTTCTTTATACCCAAACTGGGCGGTCAAGAGTTTGGCCTCAGAGTCCATAGGGTCAAGTCCTGTGGTTTCAGTATCATAGCTGAGTAATACATTGTTCCTACCAAGGGCCAATACGTGGGCTATTGCCTCCTGGGCTTCAACTTCAGTTCTGGGTATCCAGATATTTTCACCAGCTCTGGCCAAAGCTGAGTCCAGGTCAGGAACTCCAAGCTCTCCTTGTATAATTCTACGAACTTTGTTTAGATCGCGTAGGATAACGCTGTAGAAGTCAGGGCCCCAAAAAGCTCCGGTGGAGTTCTGTCTCAACATCATCAGTATTCTCGGGTGAAGAGTCAGTACAACTGGAATATCTTTATATGTAAATATATCACCAAGATTATTCTTATTAGACTTCTTAAGACCCAGGGCTTTGGTAACCCCCGTGGTCAGACTTACAATAACCTTAGGCTTAAGCCGATCTATCTCGCTGAAGAGATAAGGTCTACACTTACGCATAGTAACTTCACTAGGAGCCTTGCCTTTTACCAGGTCAGCTGCATCTAGACTACACTTTAGCAGGCTGGTTACCTTATAAGTAATGCCTGAATCAGTAAAGGCGGCCTTGGCCAGGTATTCGATAACTCCAAGGTTTATCTTCTCTATGGCATAACCAGGCCTTTTGAACTTAGGATCGTCCAAGGCCTTATAATCTTGAATTATGAGAACATCCAGAGGTTTTTCTGGGTTTACTTTTAATAGGTAAAAAGAGGATGGAGCTTTTTGTTTAAGGGTACAAACTTTGTCACACCATTGTGGTGATATTGTATCAAAGTTCTCTTTTGGGATAATTGCATCTTCTACGGCTTTTGTAGTCTTTCTGGAGTATAGTTCTTCCAAGGAAAGAGTAGTTAATTTCGCCATTATATTTCCTACTTGGGTTGATCGGAGGTGTTACTCTTTCTTATACCACGAATTTCCTATTATTCCATTTCTGGCCTTGAAAATTGTCAAGGCTAATATTTCCTCTGACAATTTAAAAAAAGACTCATTTAACCTCTGGTAGGCTGCCCTATGTTTGGGCGAGCCTGGAACCAGTTGTTGTAAGTCTTCTTTTAAAATTTCGAGAGAAAGACGGGACAGTTTCTGCTGAGTATGAACCTCGGCCACTACTGATAAAACTGGGTCTTCCTGATCCAAATCAGCGTCCCGGAATAATGGTCAAGGATACTTTTACAGGCTTGAAAATAGACCCGGCAAAATAGCGAGCCACGTTTCGACTAGTACATACGAAGTTGTCTAAACGGTTGGAACTTTTATGTACCAAACCCCAACGATTACTTTTGGCATTATGTACTAATACTTCAACCTCTACTTTACGAATTACTCCTGTTTTATTGTCTCGGGCATCTTGTCTAGTGCCATATAGAGGAATCTTTGAATTTTTCAACTGGTCTTCACACACCCACATTTGTTTTGTAATCATTTTATTTCCTTTTAAGTTAAGTTTTAGGTTTTCTTACCCGGCGGACCACCAATGGCCCAAAGGTAAAATTAATGGTTAGAAATTTGGCATCATAGGCAGCTCTTATTGCATCAAAATCAGAATCTGCCTTAACTACACCAAGCCTTGGAAGGGGACCCCATTTGGGTTTCCAATAATCTGGAAACACATCATAGGTATAAGTAAATCCCCGGTACCTACTAGAGTAATACTTTACTGTTGGCTGCATGTTAATACTTAAAATCTGGGAGAATTCCCAGTTCCAAGAATAATACGTAATACACTACTTGTCAATGATTACTTTCCAATAAGACTTAGATTTTTCTGCATATACAACAAGTCCTTCTGGTCTCATAAAACCAGGAGAAGCCATGGAGCCATCAGTTTCAAGCCGGGTTCTACACTCAGAAATCCCCTTATTTAATTCTTCTTGGCAAGATTCAGCCATGTATGGAATATTATGGCAGCACAGGCTTTTCTTAGTAGGGTTGAAAAGACTAAATCGTTTTTCAGTAAGTTCATACCCCCGGTTTATACTCTGCCCCCACCATTCACCAAAATGGTGACCTACTCCTAGGTCAAGTATAAGTTGCTCGGCATTTTTGGCTACCCAGGACCCCAGGCCATAGTGATCAACTTCAAGACTTAATAGTCTACTACGGCTTTGAGCTCCTATATAATAGGTAAGTCCTTCTACTTCAAGATGATTTATAAACGTATCAAAAGCCTCCTGCTGTATTACTATACAGGCATTTGTGCCATCTATCTTTTCTGTAATATGAAATACTTCATTTTCTAATCTTGGTATTTTTGGCCAAGCAATAAACACTTATCTCTCCTATACAATTAGGTGTTTTTCAATTTTCGGCACTGAATAGTCTTGTAACTCCTCTACTAAAATGTACTTGTTAAGTCTACGGGCGGCGGCCATTACTATCTTCTCTTCGCTAAGGCCCAACCCGCCCCTTACTACGGTATAGTCAAGGACCTTAATCAAATCTGATTTCAAGTTGTGCGCTGTCTGGTTCATGTTGTGGGTTCTCTATAGTTTTTCCCAAGGCTTTATCGATAGAATTTGAATGGTACAATTTAAGTATCAAGTCCTCCTGGAAATGAATCTTCTTGGCGGCCTCTTCTAAAAGATCGCTGATTCTGTCTGGCTCACCTCTAGGAATACTTCTACGAATTTCCTCCCTTTTAAGTAGGCGGTAGACCAAGTCATCCTCCATTTAATTACTCCTAAGACCTGTAACAGATGCAGAAATATTTAAATAGGCGTTTTGTGTCCCTTGAGAATTACTGATAAATCCTTTGGTAAAATCTCTGGCAATACCGTAGGACTGACCTACTGCAAAGGCATCTTGGTTTGCGGCCAGGAATACTACGGTCCAACCTTCTCCCTGCTTTGTCTCAATTAGCTGTTTGACCTGAGAGGTTGTAAACTCCTTGCTGGCATTTTCCCCACCATCAGTAAGAATACAAAGAATTACCTTGTCAGCCCAATCTTCCGCTTTGATACGAACTGCCTGTTCGTTAATTAGTTTGCCTAGGGAGTCCAAAAGAGCCGTAGACCCTCTGGGGACAAAAGTCTCACAGGTCAAGTCAGTAGCTTCACTCAGTTTTTTACCCTGGTAAACGTATTCGAAAAAGTCATCAAACAGGGCCAAGGTCATACGAGCCTTCCCCTTAACTTCTCTCTGATCTTTTAAAAAAGTGTTAAATCCCCCAATGGCATCCTCTGCTATTATGGCCATGGATCCACTACGATCAATAAGTGTAAGTATTTCAGTTTTCATTTTAGCTATTCTCTGGGTGCATAGATTCATATTCTTCAATGGCAAAGTCCCATCCGTCCCAATTATCAACCCCTGCATTTCTAAGACAATACAGAAGGTCAGAGTCAGTATAAGCCTCCTCTATTTCTTCAGCTAAGCCATCCAATCTTTCCTGGAAGGTATGTACCATATCCATTACTTCTGAGCTCAACTCCAGCTTACTAAGTTCAGCCTGTAATTCTGTGTATTCCAGCAACATATCTTTAATCATATAACTTTCTCCTAAATCAGTTTCTAATAAAACTTCCTATGCTCTGCAAGGCCTCCGGGGCCTCTGTCAGATTTAATTTCAACACTCTACGAATGGTCCCGTTCATACCCATAGACTTCCTGGTCTCTTCTACAAAGTACTTAGATTCTCTTATAGAATTATATATGGCCTGCTTGGAAAATACCTCTTCAGTATCATTTCTTTTCTCTTTGTTTACTATTCTAAAAATCTCAGAGAACCACAGATATAGAAAATCTCCTTCTTGCCGAATATGGTCCGGGGAAATTGGTGGCCTATCTCCTACCTGTAGCCCTTCTAACATTTCGAAGAATCTAATTACCATGTCGCCCTCTTCCATATTAAGGGTTTCATTGAGACTGGCCTGGCGCATATACCCAAGATAGTCATATTCCGGAAAGTAGGTTTTGGCCAACAGATTTGCAAAATACCCGGGAATACACCAGTTGATTGCAGTCCTGCTTGGGACACCAAGACTTTGCATGGCATGATTCAAATCTTTGGTGCCTTTTACTATGGTCTCGGCATCAAGACGGTGGGCATTAGCTATCCAGTGGTATCCTATACCTGACAGAATATCTTTTCTACTAGTAATCCATTCATAGCTAGTAATCTTCTCTCGACCTTCCTTGGGCACACGGACGATAATACACCTTTGACGGGTGGCATCATCTGAAATAGTATCTTGTCCACCAAGAATAAGGGTAGACCTAACCTTCTGACTACTAGTGGCAAAAGACTCTTTGGCACCAATAGTCCTACTTATCCGGTTATAGTATCCACGCATTTTACCATAGATCTCTACCGACTCCTTATTAGCCCGTAGTTCGTCAATACAAGCTGGCAAACTTGAAAAATAGGCCATCTTTCTACCCCAGCCCACACCTGAGTTCATATTAGGAACAGTAATCAATCTTGCCTCTGGTGGGCCGAATAGGCTAAGTAACCAACTAAGGACTGTACTTTTACCACGGTCCTTATCTCCCCATAGCATTAAAAAGGGGAAACCATCTCCAATACGACTGAACAAAAGATTACTATATACTGAGCTCCAACAGAAGCCAACGCTGGTCAGAGCTTCTCCAAGCATGGTCCCATTACGGTTAAGGTTCAAACTAAGCTGTCTTATAAACCCCTCCAACAAGTCTTCTGACTCTTGGACGGTAAGTCTATCATACAGGGTCAGTACCTTATTACTAAGGAATTCCCCGTCTACGTCGTGAGCAGTACTAGAATCAACCGACACCGGTTTTAGCCCGTGTTTTTCATCCGTCCAAATTACTCCTGTTTCATCGGCAACATACTTTACTCCCAGGTCATTTATAAAATAGTCTTTGAACAACCATCCTTTTAAGGCTTCATGTCTGCCAATAATCTCCGGTATATGGACGACCCTTTCTGTTCCTTGAGAATATACGTATTCCCAAAGAGAGGTAAGATCCTCTTCTTTGCCATAATAACTGGCATCGGCTGCATTGGCCACCAAGGTTTTGAATAGCTTGGTTGAGACTTTGGCCTCTGACGGGATTATTAAGGGCTCACTTACATAACCATTATCCTTGGTCAAAATCATTTCTCTTTGACGTTGGCCATCTCTTATAAAGATGTTCATCAACTTCATAGTGAAATTGGTTATTTTTACCAAGGTGGGCTCTCCGTCCTTGTAACGGATTTTATAGTAAGCTCCGTCTTTTTCAACAATACCATTGACAGTATTACTTTCTGAGGCTTGTTCCTGGGAATAATCAGAGTCTGAAATCCCATAGTCAGGACAACTGGTTACTGCCAAGGCAGACTCAAGGGTGGCCCCGCCCTTCAGGTACTCATCAATATCTTTACCGTCCAACCGTACTTGTCTAAGAGATGAAAATGAGGTTTTGAGTTTGTTTACTTTTGTACGATAGCCATCACCAGCCGGATCAGGGTCGAACAGAGTTATGACTTCTCTGTTGGCAAGATTGACTCGTAACCAATCAAGTTGTGTAGATGACACACTACCGATTGTGGCAATCACCCCAGATTCCCAACCAGCTTCTATTGTGGAGATAAGGTCATTTTCACCCTCTACTACAATTACCGGACCATCCAAAGTTATAGAGTCAGAATTGTAGAAACAGTGACCCCTAAGCTTATTTTTATTGGGTAACTGATACTCTAACTGCTTGAGTGGATCTTTAAATGTAAAATGACTAGTATGACTTTTAACCTTGTGGGGATAGATAAACACCTTAGAAGGTAGGAAGTCTTTGCCTCTGCGGTTTACAAGTCCAGAGGCCTTTATAAGCTCTTCATCATATCCAAGAGAAACCAAGTGTGGAACAAGTCCACCATCACTCCATCCTACCTGCATATCCCCTAAGACTTTAGGTAGATGCTTTCTCCGGTCGTGCTGAAACTCCAAAGGTGTTAACCCATTAAGTTCAGGGCAAGGGCCTGTTTCAAGTAGGATATTATGATAGTAGACTGCCGCCTGATTAAAAATACCCTGGACTGGATTATGATCTTTGGGTAGGACAACATCATACTCTGTGGACAGAAGCTTTACGGCCTCTACAGGGGTAATGGCCTTGACCTTGGCAGTCAAGGCAATCACATCTCCTGTTTCGTCACAGGAAAAGCACTTGTAGAAGGACTCCTTTTCAGTCTTCTTAATTCTAAAACAATCTCTATGATTACAAAATGGGCACTCTTTATCCTCTGGTTCAAAAGTAGATTCGCCAATGGCCCTATACTCGGTTGAAAATAACTTCTCTGCTACATCAATTATATCTACTTGGTCTTTGACCGTGGCGAACATCTACTTCACTCCGATAATAGGGTTATTAAGGTACGCTGCCATATGGCAGTAGATTTATCACTATAATTATTTAAGAATCTACGGTTAAGCTTATGGACTCCTACTTTTGATAAAGATAAGGCCCGCTTCATAGTAGTTACTACACTACCTACATCATTAGGATCTGCTGCAAACATTTGATTAACCCATTTGATTTCTGGGGAAACTACCACTGGTACATGTTGGCTGACAAAATCGGCAGTGACAATATTAAAAGTCTCTGAAAAGCTTACCTGAGTTCCTAAGTCCATGGTAGCTACCACATTTAAGAAATCATCATGGTTGTACCAATTATGAGAAATTAGTTTATGTCTTGGGTGATCTTTAAATACGGCCCTGAGATTACTCAGGACAGGGTTGCCATGCATCTCTAGTCTAGCCCCATTAATATGGAACTCCATTTTTTTTTCCAGGGAATCAGCTACCTCTATTGAGGCTAAAGCCTGTACCAGGTGATTCTTAAATGGTCTAATGGCCCCAAAACAGCCTATTTTTAAAACCCCATTTGAAGGTAAGCAGGTAATATGTTTCTTCTCTGGGGGTATAGAGTAGATGTTTGGTAGGTATATCACTGAATTTTTACCAACAAGTCTAGGGTTAAAGCTTAAGGCCCAATTATAGGCATCATCGGCAGCGTCTTCTGAATTAAAGGCAAGCTTAATACCTTGTTCTAAGTAGCCTCTAATCCACTCAAAAATCATACCCTCAACTGCGGCAAATTCCGTATTACTATGACTGCGCACCATCCAGGTCACATGCGGGTATAGTTTTTTCAGCTCGGCAAACTTACTTGGAACTACCCAAAACCCCTCTATTATGACAAGCTCAGGTCTAAAAGTAGAAACCTCACGATCAATACTATTATTATCTACTACATCTACAATCTTGGCCTCTACTACCTTTTTAGCATTTAGGGCATCAACTATAAAACGTACTGAGTTATACAACCCAGAACATTTAGTTGGTAAACCTACACTGCCTCCATAGTAGTCAGATGACCAACTACTATTACGTTGTTTACATATAAATAAAACTCGTTCTTTTCTCATTTGATTTCCTTAATCTCAAAATATCTTTTAGTTGACAATTCTATTGGCTTTAATTCACCGGATTTGCATTCTACTCTGTAGTCGCAATATTTACAACTATTACAAGATATGTGCTTGAAGAATCCAAGGTCATCTACTCGGTCTATACTAGCCTGAATGCCTGAGGTCAGCCCATGTAGCAGCTTTGTTTCAACTTCTTCGACAGAGGAGTATTCTCCCATTTTGGTTTGTCCAGCCCTAATGAAGTGAACTCCGGATTGAGCTCCGGTTAATTTCTCGACACCATAATGGAATAATACCTTATAAGTGTTTAGCTGCCCTGCGAAATTCTTAACTCCCATTTCTGCCGGAGCTCCTGTCTTATGATCTATTAGAATAACGTCTTTATTTTCCAATTGAATACAGAGATCAATTACACCTCTGAAGAAGACATCTTCTCCAAAAAATCCTGTGGGCCTCCATTGGTCATCACAACCAATTCTTAGTTCAGTAAAATATCTCTTAACCTTATTAACCCTTTCGAACTCCCTTAGTTTAGAGGCGAAAGTCTCAATACTCATTTCTAGCGTCTCTACCTGGGCTTCCCAGTAAGGGTCTAATATAGGAGTAAATTCTCTTTTAGTGGCCAAAAAAGAGTTTTGGACAGACTTACCTTGTATTACAAGTTCACAGATACGGTGGGCCGCCTTACCTACCTCAGTAACCAAGCTAAAAGGAGGTTGGGGAGTCTTAACCTTCAATATATACTTAAGGTAAAAATTAAAAGGGCAAGACTGTAACATCTTATACTTGGAAAAACTCCAGGCACCCAGGCCAAACATACCAAAATTTAAACTAGCAGGATCTTCAAAAGACGCTTGTTCTGCTTTTATAATTATTTCAGTTAAAGTTGACATCTAATGTTTACTTCCTTTTGTGTCAAATACTAGTCCACCATGTTGTACTACCTCGGCCAACTTTTCAGTTAATTCCTCAGTAGATTTTTGCTCATACTGCTCCGTAGTGGTAGTCTTGATATATTTAGAATACATATTACTGTATTCTGGTCTTAAGAACATAACCCATTTCACATTAGATTTCAGTAATCTGAGATAGACTTGATCTCTTATATACGGTTCTACCGTCTTCACCCCATCTCTTAAAATGACAATGGCGGGCAAGGTTAGTAAAAAAGAGTCTTCGGTTTCTTCAAGTAATACAGCCATAAAATTAGTATCATCTTTATCTCCCAGGACAAAGGCTCTTGGACCTGGCTTACTGGAGAAAAGTAATATATCTACTGGCTCTGTTTCAGATACATCTTCGGTCATATACTTCCTTTAATAAATGCACTGGCCTGCATTCATTTTTAATTTACATAGTGTACTTGCTAGATCCAGAAACGGCAGCCGTTACTTCTGGCTCCAAAACTTGAACAGTGGTCACTTCAGACTCATCCAATTCCATGTGGCTAGGCAGGGCCATAGGGGTTGCACTGGTCAGACTTTTGACGTAATCATAGAATTTGGCCAGGGACTCTTCCCGATTTGCACTAATCTGATCGAACAATTCTTGAAGGAATGGTAGTGAATCTTTGGCCGAGGTGGTGTCATTAGCCGCCAATAGCACTTCCACATTCTTTGACTTTTTAGAAGTCTCGGTAGTAAGAGTATATTGACGTTTATAAGTAGAAACACCGTTCTTAGACATCAAACTCATCCAGGCAGTACCGTTGGAATAGTTCGACTTACTAAAGTTTACCATAAATACTTTGTCCAATTCTGGCGTGGTGGCCATTACTGTTACAGTAGTATTACACTGACTTTTATTGTTCTCTTCGTCAAATTTAGAATACTGGCAGCTTGAGCAATTACCAAACCGGAACCCAACCTTTGTGTCCTGACTACTGCAAATTACACGACTATTATTTTGATCTGGATCCCAGTATTGACGACCTTTCCATGCTCGAAGTGGAATTACCGTCAGAGGCTGTTCAAATACCGTATCACGAATGACTATAGAACCAATTACAGCCGACTTGGGGAGCTTGGAGCGGTCGCTTGTGCCTTGGACTACTTTAAGGGAGTCTGGACGCCACTCAATTGGGTTATCGCCAATCCCCTCTACTACTTCCCCCATTTTAGAGACAAGCTCTGCGGCACCGGCCTTGATTTTTGCAGGTAGGGTCGTTGCCAGTTCTGCTAATTTATCTAAGTTTTTCATTTAATTTTCCTGTAATGTAAAAAAGTTACTATTGATTGCTTCTGCTAATTCAGTCAGAGTAAACCCCCAGGAGTCCTGGAGCCTATCGCTGACCACCCCTTGGTGAAAAAGAATAAGGTCTGATTCTGTTATGATCGGTGACCCAGACTTCTCCATCATACTAGTTATACCATCATTATTCATAATGTTTAACTGATATTAAATTGTACTTCAAACGAACGTGAGTCTAGATAGCCACCACGTTTAGGATCTGATCCCATCATTAAGGAGTAGACTTCGTCTAATTCTTGGAGGGCCTGTTCCGAGGTCTCTCTTGAAGTTAAGACCAATCTATGTTCTTTATCTGATATTTTCAGAAGTTCTACTTTAATCATTTCTCGCTTTCTTTAAAAAGTCTATTCTACAGGGGTAGTATCATATGTCAAGATAAATATCTTATCTCTATACTTAATGGCCCATTCTTTCCAATTTATTTCTCTGGTCTGGAATCCACCCCCCGGCGGGTTTTCATTCAAGTATAAATTCATAAGCATACCCATGACTTCTGGCATTTCTGTCTGGGCCTTTATGGCAAATTCTTTCCGGCCCAAGGTTTTGTTCTGATCAAAGAAGTGTTCAGTACGGCTTACCCATCCATTAAAAATAGGTAATATGACATTCTCCATTTCCTGAACCATATTCAGGGCAGCTGGGTCGTCCCAGAACATTGCTCGAAGGTCGTCAGCCCCCTCATTGATGACTACTTCAAAAAGCCTGGATGGGCAGGTAATACTATCTTTAGTCTTATGAAGGGTCAGGTACTTTGTATTTTTAACCTTTACATTATAAGTAGACCCATCAGCCTGGGCTATTTTTATTACGTAACCTTCTCCAGAGGTCTCGGCCCGGATGTCATCTACTACTTTCTGCTGCTGAAGTCCTGGCTGGTAGATGGTAAAGTCCACCATTCTACATAGGTCAATACCAAGTATAGACAAGAGTTCTGTGTCAATAGTATCTCCCGAGTCTTTATCTCTTAGCTGTAATACGGTCAACCTTTCATCTTGATATGGCACCACAATCCTGTTTGTAGGAGAGGTGTATTCCATATTAGTGGTAAACCCTAAAAGCTCTAAGTTTAGAATGATTTGTTTGAAAGATGCATTATTTGGCTGATCTAAAAAAGCCATGGCAGCTAAGGCCTGGTCTGATTCCAAGGAGCCTTTGGACTTAAGAAAAAGCTCTCCCTCCAATAAGTAGCTGGAGATAAGAGAACCGTCCATTTTTACCATTTGACATAAAAACTCGCCCTGAGTATGATCTACTCCACCCTCTTCGTAGTTGAAGAATTTTTCCATCGGTAGACTTATCAACTTAACATTTTCCGGGTCGGTGATGTCAAACATAGTCCCTCTACAATTCTTGGCTCCAGGCCTTTGAAATTCTGTCCAAGAAGACAGCCTATAATTAAAAATCCTCAGGGTTCTATTTAGCTTAAAAAAGTCTTTGAAGAAAAAAGGACTTTCGTCCCCCACCAGGTTCATCAAATCTATATATAATGTTTTCATTTACACTCCAAAGGCCCAACCCATTTTTCATAGGCTGCAACCCAATTTTGAGAAATTTCTTTTTGGGCCTCTACCAAAGTAATTTTGCCACTACAGACAAGCCTGTTCAACTTGGTCTCTATGACGTCCTTTTTTCTGGCGCCACAAATCCCTGCATACAGCTGAGGCTGTAGATTACCAATGTCTGTTGGGTGTCCACCTAGCCCTAGGTTTTCTACGTGGTCTTCTTCATAATCGGCTAGATTTTTATCAGGTAGATTCCGGGCCTTTATCTGGGCTACCTTTACCCTATTAGTATAACTAACTGGTGGTCTTATCGTCTCAGTCCAGCCGACAACACAGATGGTGGAGTGAATATTTTCCTGATTAACGGCTGGATTACTAACCCCAGGAGAAAGTAATAAGTTTCCTACTAATAATAAAGTTTTCAATTTTTGGTCCTATCCACTAATTCTAAAAGGTCTTCTAGTAAGACGGGTTTCATCCCGTAGTTACCCGTCCAGACATCAAACCTATTTTTTACGATTTCTGAAGTCCCATGACTATGGCCATGAAGGTGTAGACTATTGTAATACTTTTTATTCCAGGATTCAATAGGGTAGTGGAACAGGGCAATATCAGTACCATAACCATTATAGTTCTTCAAGAATAAATAATCCTGAATAGAGTGGAAACACCTTTTATAATTATCTGTATGATCGTGGTTCCCTTTGATCAGGTGCTTTCTACCATTAAGACTATTAAGAATTTCCTTGGTTTTTTCCACCTTATGAAATGATACATCTCCCAGGTGAAAGACAATGTCTTCTGGATCCACCAAGGCATTCCAATTATCAATCATATCCCTATCCATATCATCTGCATTTGCATATGGTAAGTTACAGAACCTGATAATATTAGTATGTCCGAAGTGAGTGTCTGAGGTAAACCATGTTTTTATTGACATATTTTTTAAAGTACTATACAGTTGATAGATAACAACAGGATATAAAAATGGATTTAAGTAAATACTATTCCGAAATCTCCAGATACAAGTCAATAGGGGCAGAAGAGGAGGTAGCCTTGTTTAAAACGTTTCAAGCTACTACAACTACAGAAAAAGAAAAAACCAAGATTAAGGATCGTATAATCTCCTCTAACCTAAGGTTTGCCTTTAAGGAGGCCAAGAAGTTTTCAAAGAATGATCCTATATTATTTGAGGATTTGATCTGTGCCGCCAACGAAGGATTATTGGTAGGTTTTGAAAAGTTCAATCCGGCCAATGGTGTTAGGTATTTATCATATGCAGGTTGGTGGGTAAAGCAAAGGATATTAGATGAGATGTCAAAAAAGAGAATAGTTTCTTTACCTAAATCAAAGCAGCAGCTGGCCACTAGAATTCAAAAAGCCAAAGATAGAGACGAATCCCTATCCTTGGCCGATTTAGTAAAGGTCTTTCCAGAGGATAACCCCAAGGACATTAAGGAACTTTCCGATACTAGATACCTTACGTATTATATGGAGGACCTCAGTGATGATCTTCTAGAAATAGATCCAATAGGTGAACAAGTTCAAATTAACATTGATAATAATAAGGTTTGGAAATCTGTCTCTGATCTACCCTCTCCGCACAGGGAAGTAATTGCCCAACTATTTGGGCTTGATGATGGGGTCGAGCAGTCGATTACAAACATATGTAAGTCAATGAAAGTTTCTAAGGAAACGGTACGACAGATTAAAGCGGAGGGCCTCGAAATGCTCACAAGAAAGCTGGGCCCTACTTAGGTTTTATAAGGATCAAAAGTCCCAGTTAATCATTTTGATTCATGTTAGACACTACCGAGTTCTTGTGGTTTGATAGTGGTTGCTACTCTACCGATGGTTCTATTGTACCGGTAGTTTTGGTTTGTTCTTAGACCCTGGTTTACGGCCTCGACGTTTTAATAGTACTGGTCCAGGATTTTCTTCCTGGCCTCCCACCAGTAGCTCTCGTGACACTCCAGGTCCATTATCTCTTGATTTTCGGATTCTAGGTGTTGACTGGCCAATATCTGTTTTACTATTGTGGGTTGACTTTTCAACTGATTTTCTGACAAGTCCGGAGTCCACGACTGGTCTAACCTCGGAGAAGTCATGTGTAATAGTGGGGATTTTGAAAACTGTTTGTTCTTTAGAATTTTTACGCAGCTTTTTGAAAACATAGTTTATCTTTCCAGACAGGTAATTTTTAAGTTCAATTTTTATCTCTTCACTTGGCTGGGTAGTAGTATCCAGCGCCCCATCTAGTCCTTTATCTAGATAGAAATATTTTACATAGCTTAGTATCCTACCAGACCCATCAGGTAGGCTTAGGAAAAAATGATAAGATCCTTTGATCGAGTTAAACCCTAAATAATACGGAAGATTATTCTCCTGTTGTTTCATAGACAAACCTATATATTTTTCTTATATCTACTTATACCACAACCTGATGGTATTATGTAATCTAGTTTACGACTGGGAAATTCCTATTTGGTATGTGGTAATGTATACGGCTTTACAATACCCGACTTTATTTTTTAGTAGGTTTAAAGTCAGAGATAAAAGGCTGAATGGATATTTTACCGGAGTCCAAAACCAGACTAAATGGTGCATTTTCCCCCATAGAAGCAACGACTGTCATATAGGTTATTCCAAACGTTTTAATCAGTTCTGAAAACTGACTGGCAAGTGCATAGCCCCTTGCCAAACGATCCACCTGGATCTTATCTTCTATAATCCTTAGAAAATCCCGTAAAGTATTAGCTTTGTTAACCTCAGTATTAGAAATATCAATACCAAAAGTGTCCTTGATGCCAAGACACATCTCAATCATATCAAGGCCATCCATTTCTAGGTCTTTTCTAAGATCTGTTTCTAAATGTATGTCAGATCTCTGCCTATCTAGTTGCTCTGATATAGTGGTAATCAGATACTGCTGTCTATCTTCAGGCTTCAATGTATATCTCCTCAAACACAGGTTCAATCAATGGCTCTATTTTTTTAATCCGCCAGGGTTCAATACAACTCCCTTTGTATAAACCTATGTGCCCTATGGTAGATATAATGTCACTACAAAATACACACTTCGCTAAATCATTTAAAGGACCTCTGTCAACAGTAAGTATATTACCTATTGTATCCCCATTATTACAACAAACTGTAGGTTTTATGACTACTACTAAATCACCATGTTTAAACATATATATCTACCTAAACGTTTACTAAAAGAACACTAGGAGTTTTAATTCTGAGATTTATCTTTTGCCTCTTTAATCTTTCGGTTAAGTTCAACGTTAATGTCTTCAAGTTTTAAAAACTCTCTACGACAATAACTATCATTTTTTACAGGTAAGCCAGCCCTGTTTACTTCTTGACTAGGCCCAAATCCAAAGGCAGTGGCCAAGTCCTTCAAAAAAGATTTCATAACTAAGATACCGATAAGTGATTTTTAGTACAGACCTCAAAGATCTTGTACCCTAAAATAATTTGTTGACCAGGGTCAGGCTTATAATGAGGCGATTCATTCAGTAACCTAAGTTCACCCTCTCCCAAGTATAGGTTCTGGGGCAATTGGCCAGTAGTGCGTATGAACTCTTGAGCCGTCACACGTATCCTATAAATGATTTCCATAGTACTTATACCAAATTCAATAATTAATATCTAACCTAGGCTCCCACCATTTTACCGCCTACTTCCGGAAAACACTCTACTACTACATTTTTCTCCGGAGCCACCTTTTTGATAATTGTTTCAATGGCATAAGTCTTCAATTTTAAGCAGGCATCTGCACTGGGAACTTCGATTACCTGAGCTCCTGTATTTCCAAACAGTAGAATTAAAACGTAGTATGTGTTCATCCCAAACCTTTAATTAGTGGGGGTACCCCCAAGTTACTGTTGCCGTAATGGCAAAGGCAGATAACCAGTAAAACATATCTGCCCACTTTCCCTGGACTGCCCACCATAGTGCATTTAGTAGGTATAGTACAAGAATAACATAATTAAATATTTTAGGATTCATTGGTCAAACAAAGGTCCGAGATTAGGGATTACATATAGGCACATACTGTTTCCTTATTTATAACAAACTGCCTCTAGTAACCAGTTTTGAAGGACCTTATTATTAGACCTTAAGAACTTCTTAAATCTGCTATCAATTAAAACCGTATGACCCCAGTCAGTGTCAGACCTCACTACTCTGCCTATCTGTTGACCAAATGTTATCAAGGCTCGATAGTTATATCCTATAAAGTCATTTTTTAATTGATGATATGTAAATGGGTCTGAGACATTATCATATGGCACTCGAAGAATAATCTGAAACCTAGCTCGGTCATCCTTCATGTCCACGCCCTGCTGACAGATGGGAGAGATTAAGACCAAAGGCTTATCTGACTCATAGAACATATTTAAAACCTGTTGGAAATCTGTTTTGTCATGTAGAATCACCCGCCCCGTTTTCTTAAGAGAGGCATAAATCTGTCTGGCCACTGCATAGCTTGGGGTATGGATAAGCCCTTTTACGTCATGATATGTTTCCAAGACAGTCTCCAGGCTTTTAACTATGCTAGGGTAATTTTCATCCCAGGTCCGATGAGATGTATCTACCAGTAAGTCTTCTTTTACAACAATAGGCCTATTTTTTTTATTGAAACTAGAGGCCACCTTGATAAAATAAGTTTCGTCCTTTACGAGTCCTAGCCCTCTACAGAAAAGCTCTTTTGAATACACAGTACCAGACATTAAAAGTCTTCTAGTGCCATAATTGAACAGGAGACTATTTGCGTCTCGACCTATATCCAGCGGGACTATCTTGAGCCTAACCTCATGCCTAGGAGTATCGTTAGTGTCAAGGCTAAAAATGTAATTCTGCTCATGTTCCCGGTAGATTATTTCAAGATTAAATATGAACTTAGACACTCTTTCCAAGTAATCATCTCTAGGTGAGGTACTGCCACCAATAGGTATACTTTCAGAGTATTCTGTTTGCATCTCAGACAAAAGGATTTCCCATGTTCCTGGTGGAGTATTTTCATAAGAGGCACCTGAAAGTACGGCTGCTGCCTTTTCTGGAAGCATTATTGAGAAAGTCGCAAAATCTCGGATTACCCCAGCTATCTCATGGGCCTCATCCACTATCAGCAAATCTCTTGGAGGAAAGTGCCCAGCAAAAGAAGACTGGTAAATAAAAGAGTGGAAATTGTGTACCACGGTCTTATTCTCAATAGCCAAGTCTATGGCTAGCTTATAAGGGCACGGATTAATTGCTACACATTCTTTGTATACGGCTGGGCTGCCTTTACAAGGCCCTTCTGCACAAGAATAAGATCCACGACGAACTTCTGATTTACCAGTAGCCCGTATGGAATCTAAAACCCCACTGATATAATCCTTATCCTTATTCTTATAGATACATGGGTATGCATTTCTACCCTTCATCAAGTAGGCATCTGTCGGGAAATCGTCATTATATTGATTTTGTAACGATTTTCTAGGGGTGATAATATAGGAACTTTCTTCCTTATTACCAAAAGTAACGGCAATGGCGCTTTTACCACAGCCGACGGGGCCTTCAACTATTACATTTTTATACCCCGAGTCAAAAGCCTTTTCAATCTCCAGGATAATTTCTTTCTGGGATTTTCTAGGATTTGGCAAGGGGAAATATTGCATTACAGACATGGTTGTTCACCTAATAAGTGTTTCGTAAAGTTTCCAATCACAGGCCAAAATATCTTCCGGTTTAAACCCTACAAGTCCTGTGAACAAAAATGGTTCTGGTTTAAACATGATACTCCAATATTCTCCAGGTTGCCATCCTGACCGACAGATTTTTTCGCCACACTTTAATTCAAATAATGCTTTTTCAAAGTTCATAATAGTTCTCCAAAAGAAACAAATAAAAAAAACCAGGATCAAAACTACCGATCCTGGCGAGTGGCTAGACAAAAAAGCTAGCAAGGAGCAGCGGTCTAATAAAACGACCGCAACAAAAGAAAAAAGTAAACTCTACTCTCTACCTTACTTATACCAATATATAAGCCCTATATCTAATTATTGTTCAGCTGCTTCAAGTACTTCTCTTTCTGCATCCAGGTCCCGGTTTAGGGCTTTTTGAGTTGAAAAACCTTCTGGGTACCGGGCCTTTAATTTCTTAATATTAGCCTCTCTGGCATTGGCCACCGACAAGTCTTGGAGAAGACAGAAGAAGTTAAGTGAGTTTGAAACCTCTAGTAGAATTTCCATTATTCTGGAAGTATCTATCGGGCTGGTGATTATAATCTCAAGCATGGAAGAAGCCTCTCTCATGCCTACCGACAATACTCCAACCAAGGCCCTCTGTTTAGCTGTGGCGTCGGACAGATCATATAACTTCCTCAGATCTACAAATTCGTCATTCTGCATAAGTGCCTCATGCTGGTCCATATCTACTACCTGACCTCTGATTTTTTCCAAGGCCAAATATCCAAGAGCCAAGTACCAGTAGACATCACCTACTTCTTCTACTACGTTTACCAGGTCAAGCTTTTTATTGTAGAATCGCTCACGCTTTAAGGCATCAACTAACTCTCCGATTTCAGTCATAAGCCCGTAGGCAGTATGCTCTAGGTCGTTGTCTACGGTAGAATCTTTGAGATTGGTATTGGCCGACAGAAGCGCATATTCTTTGAAATTCATTTTTAGGTCCTATAAGGAAAATTTAAAATTAGTAGTGTCATTTGTCAGAGTACCGACTAGATAGCTTGACAATTCAACTTCTTGTGGTGCTACTTGAGTATTAATATTACCATACCACTTCTCAACCCAGGGAATTGGATGGGTTAATTTATGGTGACCCTTAGGACTAAGTCCAATGGCCGCCTTTCTACGTGGCAGTAAATACTCTACGTATTGTATCAGGATTTTCTCATTTAGGCCAAGAATACTTCCCTGACTAAATAGATATTTAACCCAGTCGATTTCCTGTTGACCGGCCTGGTCAAAAATTTCAGTAGCCCGATTCCTGTTGTCACCTATGATTTGGACAAAGTCTGGGTCGTCTTTTGGCAAGGCTTTAAGTATGTGTTGGACCAAGGCCATATGCTGGGTTTCGTCCCTTGAAATGAGCTTGACAACCTTAGCCGAAGCCTCTACTTTACCACGTTCGGCAAAGGAAAAAGTGCAGGCAAAACTTGTGGGAAACCGTATTGCCTCTAAGGCATTGGCCGAAATCAAGGCAAGGTAAAGATTCTCCTTATTTGGGTTGTCAATCAAGGCATCATAGGCATGGGTCACTGCTGTGGCGCAATCTACAATCGGCACAATATTAGGTAGGTCGTCAAATATTACAGAAGGGTCAGAGTATATTGCCCGGATTATATGGGTATAACTTTCGCTATGAATACTTTCAAAGAAAGACCAGGTCAAAATACAGTTCTCTAAACTAGGATCAGTACAATGAGGTAAAAAGGCCATACTAGGAGCCCGACCCTGGATAGAATCCAGTAGAATCTGTCTCTTTAGATTACTGGTAAAGACAAACTGTTCCTCTTCGGACAAACTTTCAAAACTACTTTTTTCACCAGACCAATCCACTTCTACTTCTGGATTCCAGTAGAAAGACTTCATCTTAGTATTCAATTTATAAAAGATAGGGTGAGGCAAGACATCATATCTTGCAATCCCCCTACCCTCCCCAAAAAATAGCTTTGGAGAAAAAGGGTCAAGGTTAAGAATCATTAAATTTTACAAGCTCCACTTTCACAGGAAGTATCTTCTTCTACATTTGGGTCTTCGTCCAGGACGTTGCTGTAATACAAACATTTAGTCCCAAGCTTATAGGCCAATAAAATATCACTCAATATTACTCCAGTAGAAATTTGCTGTTTGGCCGGGTTATAAGTAGTATTAGTACTGATGGCCTGATCAATAAACTTCTGCATTATTGCCAAGGTTTTTAAGTAGTCTGAGACTGGGACATCCCAAGCTAACTGGTAGGCATGGTTGAGTTTGTTAATCTCCGGTACTACCTGGGCCATAGTACCATCTTTAGACCCTTTAATTGTAATTAATCCTTTTGGAGGCTCGATTCCATTAGTCTCATTGGCCAACTGACTAGATGTCTCACTAGGCATAAGGGCCATCAAGGTAGAATTACGAATGCCATGTTTTAGTACCCGCTCCTTAAGGCTATCCCAATCCATCTTCAAGGTATATTCCAAACCAAAGGTGGCAAGATCCTTTGGAAATATACCTTGGGAGTACCTGGTTGGCTTAGAGAATTTGTAGTCTGGATTTTCAGAGGCCAGGTCAATAGAGGCCTTAGTCAAGTAATAAGCCATCTGTTCCATTTTGTCGTGGACGGCCTGAAGAGTTTCAGGGCTACCCCAGACCAAACTGTTCTTGGCCAAGTAATGGGCAAAACCGATTATGCCAATACCTAAGGGGCGATATTCCTGAGTATGGAGCCGGGCTTCTTCCAAAGGATAATCTTGGTAGTCCAGGAGTCGGTCTAAGGCCCTTACTGCCATGTTACAGGCCAATTCCATTTCCGATTCAGTATCAATCTTACCCCAGTTTAGGGCTGACAGGGTACACAATGCAATACGGCCCTTGGTTTGATCCTTAGACATGTGCTCAGTAACTTGCAAGATTTCCGTGCAAAGGTTAGTCATTTTTACCGATTCCAAGAATGGGCTTTGACTATTAACGTGGTCTGCATTCAATATATAAATACGGCCAGTTTCAAATCTTTCTGTGGCCAGTTTGGTGAAGACGTCAATTGCCGCCATTGTTCTTTTAGTCTTAGTAGGATCTTTTTCATATTGCTCATATAAAACTTTAAAATTTTCAGGTGGGCCATAAAAAGCTTCATATAGGTCAGGTACTTCTTCAGGACTAAAAAAGGTAATATCTCCTTTTTGAATCAATCTTTCGTACATCGTCTTATTTAAGTGAACACAGTAGTCTACCGTTCTTATACGGTTTTCTTCCGTACCTTTTACGTTTTTCAATTCAATCAAGGCAGGGAATTCTAAATGAAAAATAGGCCAATTCATTGTACAACTTGCCCCTCTAATTGCACCTTGACTACAGGACTTAAGGGCTGCATTGAAGTATTTTGCAAAAGGTATTACCCCAGTAGAGACTGCATCCCCTTTTCTAACCTTTTGACCTTGGGCCCGGATGGCCCCGATATTAAGACCTATTCCAGCCTTGCGAGAGGCATAGTCTACAATGGCCGAAGCTGCTGCATTAATACTATCCCGACTATCCCCTGAAGAAATCAAGACGCAACTACTAAACTGTTTTTCAGAAGTCCGGAGACCGGCCATTAAAGGAGTAGGTAGAGAGACATAGTGCTGAGACACCAAGTCATAGTAAACCTTGATTGCTTGCATACGTTCTTCTCCTGAGTACTCATGAAAGAGAATTGCCGACACAAGGATGTAGGGTATTTGATAGGTTTCAAAGACCTGTCTGGTCTGCCTGTCTTGGACTAGATATTTCTTATGCATCTGTTCAGAACCGGCATATCTAAAAAGATCGTCCCGGGAATGATCGATAAATGAGTCGATTGTTTTCCACTCCTGGTCGGAGTACATATCCCTAAGATCAGGATCATAGTAACCTAGGGCGGTATTAGTCTCAATAAACCATATCAAAGGTTTTACTAAATAAGACCCACAAGTATCCTTGCGGACTCCAAGCCAACGTAGCCGAGCCGCCACATGGTCATAGCTAGGAGTATCCTCCGAAATAAGGTCGGCAGCCGCCTTAATTGTACTCTCGTTAATTGAAGTGGTAGTAATACCCTCATAGAACTTGGTATTAGCCATGAGCTCGATGGCCGACACTGAAGTATTCTTAATTGCCTTTAGCCCTAGATTGGGATCACCATTACAAACACGGTCCAAGACCAGATGAATCTTATTAAGGTCAATGTCTTGAAGACCCCCACTACGTTTTTGTACTTGCATCTTTTGTTGTCTCATTAAAACCCCAAGCTTAAAGTATTATGGAATCAAAGTAAATAGGCCCATGGAAAAATTAGTTTCTTTTCTACCCAAGGTCAAGTCTCTAAAGTAGTTTGGATTTTTATAAAGGCTGATTCCACAGCCATAAGAAGTGAACCGAACGATTTCTACAGTAAATCTACCATCTTTAAGTTTTGCATCGAAAGGGTATTGCAGCATTGTTAAATCTCCTAGGTGACAAGTTACTGACAAAACTCCAAAAGTCTGTCAGAGGCATTTTGTCAGTTTGTCAATTTTTGGATTTTATTGACAAAATGGACAAATTAAAAAAGTTAATTAAAACAAAGAGTTATCTATACTTTGTCAATAATTGACAAATGGGAAAATAGTTTTGTCAGTTGGATTTCTTTTTAAAATCAAGCACTTAACCCCATTATTGACAAACTGACAAAACTTTTCGTGAAAATGTCACATCTTTTCTGTCTACAGCATAAAATTATTTGCCAACCTCTATAAAAGGAAAAGCCTGGGTCTCTACAAAAAAGAGCTAACCCCTTGTTCTATATATATATATATTATATTATATTATATTATATATATATAGAGGTTGTCATACTTTCGTTCTAATAGAGCTTTTTATAGAGAGGTGGGGGCATTTTTTTCAAGAAAGTTTGTCAGTTTGTCAGTTGGGAAGGTAAGTACTTGATTTCAAACGAAAAGTTTGGAAAATGGCTTTGACAAACCTAAAAAGAGCCTAGGGAATTTCTCCCTAGGTTATTTCATTCCGGTAACATTGCTACTAGGGACATCAAGACCATCATCATTACTACTGGAATTAAATACATTGTTAGCAATACTTTTAGGACTATTACCATTTGCTACCTCACTTCCTTTTCATACTTCTCTGGTAAAGTGTCCCCCGGCTTAACTACTGTAATACCAGTAGGGGTTTCGATACTGACGGGTTTACCAGAAATCCCGTCAAATATTACTGTAGGTTGGTCAAGATATTCTTTGAACTCACTACCTAACACATATGTGGCTCCTAATGCACAAATTACTATCAGCAGATTTTTAACTACAGATTGAGTCATACTCTTCATTTATTTTCCTTTCAGATTTTTCAAATTTGTGCCAGTAGATTGCTGCACTCTTTTTAAACTGGCCTTTAAGATAACTACCGATACCGATGTTGTAAGCCTCGACGGCAGCCTTTTTAGATCCTAGGAGGCCATAGTAGCTTTCAAGCAGTACTACCCCAGCCTGAATGTTTTCAGATGGCCTTAGAAGCTCTTTACGACGTTTTGGACTTTCAGATCTAACCATCATCAGACCTACTGATTTCTGATACTTGGCCTTAGGTTTGAAATTGGACTCTACCTGTATTATTGCCAGGACTTCAGAGCCATTGGGAAACCCTGTGGTAGAGGCTTTTTTGAAGACCTCCAGGCAGAGAGACTCAGCCTGCGCACAGATGGAGCTTACAATTAGAACCAGGAAGCATATAGTTTTCACCAGTCTTCTCCTTCAGATACTGTAAGGCTATTTTGTGCAAGATCATTATTGGAACTGATGGGAATTGGTCCTCCAGTACAAACCTTAAGGTTGGATGCTGTCTACCCTCGATCATCAGGCTTTTAACGGCAGCAGTATGAGTTGGATTATCAAGGTCAAACACGACCTCCTTCTTTGGAACACCTTTAAGACTTTTACAAATATTCATTTGTATCTCCTTATTTATGTATGTTTACTTCAGAGATCTTATACCAATAAACCTTGTTATTATCTAAGACTTTCCACTATATCTACTAGGATTGCCTTATTACAAACAAGCTTCTGGTCAAGTCTTTCTAATACTCTATACTCTACTGGTGAGTCTGATAAAATTCTCCAGTAATGGCACTCTCTTTTCTGAGACATTCTATGTATCCGATCTTGCTGCTGTAGGTATACCTCTAATGAGAAGTTAATACTATAAAAAACCATGTTACAGACGTCAGAAGAAAACCCTGGTAAAATCTCTTCTTCTTGGTGACCAGTAATAGTTACCCCGTAGTTGATACTCTTGGCCTGACAGATTAAAACCTTTACTGTCTTGTTTTTATTAAAATCCGCCACCTTACCGGCTGCATCCTTTTCCCCACCGGCAATTACTTCATACGTAATACCAGCCTTATCAAGATACTCTTTTATTATGGCCAGTTCAGCCCGTAGATTAAACCAAAGAACTACTCTTTCGGTCTTGAGCCCTTCTGTCAATAGTTTGACCATGGCTTCGGCCTTGGGTTGCCCGCTAAAAACCTGGGTCTTCCTAGGCCTGTCATCTTTGACCTTACCCGGTTGGCCGAATAAGTCAGCCAATAAACTTTTAGTATCAGACTCAGATTCTTTATAGTAGATAAACCCATTTGAAATCTGATTTAGTTTACTCAGAAGGGAGAGTGGGTTATCTACTTCAACTATACTGCCATCGGCTAATGTACACATATAGTTAGATGCCAAGGCTTCATACAGGTCCTTCTGGTCTGAGGCCATACTTACTTGTATATCATGAAACTTTTTGGCTGGTAGGTCTAGCCATTCCTCTTTTGTCATAACCACAGAAACAGAGGCTAATATGTCCCTGACCTCTTCAATATTTCTGTAACCCACTACAATCTTTGGAGCTTTTGAATCCTTCTGATTTACCTGGACAGTATATTCGTTCTTGAAGTGACTATAGTAGTTACCCACAATCTCTAGTTCCAGGAATTTGACAGGGGCGTAGATGTCTAAAGGAGAGTTATTTACCAAGGTCCCAGACATAATCATTTTTGATTCTAGGCTAAAAATCCTGGATAGTCTAAGTATGGACTCCGTCCTAGAAGTCTTGATATTCTTTATAAGGGCTTCGTCAACACCCATAAACTGCCATTGTATCTTGGACAGCGGACCTTCCAAGATTACTGCCTTGTCATAGTTGATCACCACCAGGTCTGCCTGTAATATTCCTGGAAGCTCTTGTTCCCAATTGGTTGTTTCAATTACATATACCTTGAGTTCAGGCCTATGTTTAAGGGCCTCCTCTACCCAGACCCCTTTTAGTGTTACAGGGCAGATGACCAACGACTTTACAAATTTCATCAAAAAGATAAAATCCAGGACAACTTTTGTCTTACCCATGCCAGGTTCTAATAAAAGCCCTAGATTTCTAAAGGTATAGGCAAACCTCAAGGCTATTAGTTGATGCCTTTCTGGATTGGTAAAAAAGGTAAAGTCTGAGGGTAGGTCCAGAATCTTAATCTTGGTCTGGACCATCTCTTTTATGTCGGCAGAAAAGCTTATCTTTTTAAATCTGGTCTTGATTCTACTATAAAGGTTCTGAACTAATCTCTGGTCGTACTTACAGGAAAGAAAAGAGCCTCTTGGTAGAAGCCCTGGAAATTTATGTAGTTTGGATAATTCTTTGCTGCCTTCCGGCTCAAAAATTACACAAGTTTTAGCCAGGTCACTATATATTTTCATTATCCCATACTTTCTTACCAAAACTAAATGCCTCGGCCACTGCAAACGCCCTTGGTATAACTTCCCTTAATCTGATTAATTCTGCATAGCTTTTTGGAAAAACTAAAACTACAGGGTAATTCCACTGTATTTGTTGCTCACAAGGTATCCTCTGGTATATATCTAATCTGTCTGAAAAATTTATTTTTGACAAGACTATTAAATTACTTTTTGTTATTTCTGATTCATGAAGGGCCCAGGAAGACACTATACTAGCCATCCCGAATCCAATCACATTCACATCTTCTTGTCTATTTCTAGTCCATCTTCTTATCCAATTAAACATCGTATTTACTTATACCTTTATCGGTTGTATAAAAAACTCTTTTAATACCAACTGCCCTTATCAATTCCTGACAGGTAACACAGGGCAATGCCAAGGCCTTAGTACCATCTTTTTTAATTCTGGTTACATATAGGTAAGATCCTACTAGGTCTGATTGTAGTCCGGCATTTAAGGCTTTGATTATGGCGGCCTGTTCTGCATGTAGGGTATGTTCTACTTTCCTGGGTAAGATAAAGCCTTTGGGATCTCTATAACATCGTATTGCATTATGGGCATAGGATACCAAACACTTCTTTTTTGTAATTACCGCCCCTACTCTGGCCCTGTCAAAGGTACTTTTCTTGGCCTGCCTTTCAGCTATTCTGATCATAGGTTTTGAGAAAAGAATCTAAGTAGTTATTGATACTGCGTAAGACCTTTAAGGTCTCTACTGCATTCTCTTTAGATAACAGGTAGATCAGCTGTCCTAGTTTGATGGCATCTTCCTCTAGATTCTTGGGTACTTTAACACTTACTGAAAGGCATATTTCAGTGCCTTTCAAAGCCTTGCCCCTTACTTCATTTAAGAAGTTATCTGAGATCAGTGGATGCTCGTGTAAATAAAGAAGTTCTGAAATCGGAGGGTCAGTGTCATCACCTTCAAAAAACTTCTTTATTTTTGGATTATTAAAAGAAAAATTGAAATCACTCATTGCCTTGTATTACCTCGTATCCCATTCCATCTATATCTGACCTAATTGACCATGGTGGTTTCAGGAAGTCAGTGAAATTATCGTCATTTAACCTAGTAGTGACCTTAAACTTTATCCCTTCTGAAATCAGGAAGTCGACTACCGCGAAATTACTACCTTTAGTAGCTAATAAGGCCAGGGGTATCTTTACCTTAGTCATTTTGTCTCCTAAAAAAACCCGAGTATACTCTCTCGGATTTCTATGTCAAGTCAGAGGGAAGAGACTATATCTTGATCCTGGTCCATTTCCCCAGAAGCCTTATATAGGGCTAGACTACCAAGTATTACAACTGCCGCCCCAAGGACAAAACTGTATTTGCCTCGGTTGTCATAGATATGATCTAGGGTTTTTCTTATCCAGGATCTATCCACTTCGGTAATCTCGTACTTGGCCCTTCTTTCGACAACAGTTCGACGATCCCAGCTATCAGGATCCTCTCTAATATTATCCAGAACAATACCTAATTCCAAGACTTTACGACCCAGCTCCATCTTGGCAGCCAGGTCAGTACAATCTTCATACTGCTCAGTAATATCTGAAAGAACATCTTCCATTGCTGGTATTAATCCCTTCGGGTCTTCAATTTCAACTATTCTTATCTCTTCCAGAGCCTGCATTTCCAACCTACCTTTCAGACTTCCAATACTTCCAATACTATGCCCTTAAGGATTTCTATTTCTACAGGGTCAACGGTACCCGACTTCATCATCTCCATCAACTTGTGGGAAAATGATTCTAGTTTCAGGTCAATACTGTTACACTCTTCAAGGCCACCTAGGAGGTCATCAGTCCGCTGCTTATTTTCCAATTTCAGCCTACTGACAAGTTGCAGAACCTCAAATGCTCCAGTTTCAGTTTCATTAAGTTCGCTCATTTTCTTCACCTTTAAGTAATGTACGGAACACGTCTTTGGCCTCTTTTTCAAAAGACAGGAAATCGGCAAATACTGCCTCCCGCCCACAGTTGTCAATTTTTGGATCAGCAATTTTTGTCTCAAAACTAGCTAAGACTTTTTTGGCCTGTTGGAACTGTAAAGAATTCTCTTCTTTTTTGTTTACCTCTAGTAGATGTCCTAGGGACAGAATCCGCATATACATCAGACGGGATTGGCTTGGTAGACTAATTAATACTTCAGTTCTGTTCATTTATTGCTCCTTTATATAGTTGAGTGAAATTTCCTGCATGATACTTATACCAAAATTACCCACTGTTATTTAATGTATTTTATTGTAATAGGAAATTCTCAGGTCAATTACTCGAACACATAGCTTCAGGGCATCTATATGAGCCTGTATCATATTTTGTTCAAATCCATCGTACTCTAACACTTGTTTCTCAAGATCACTAATTTTTAAGTCGGTAATGGCTTTTTCGGCCAATAATAGTCTAACCTCTTTTTCCATCCCATCTTCTCCTGTTGACAAATAAGTCCTTCTATGTTCTTATACCACTTTTAATCCGTATTCTCTACCAGAGTTAAAATACTGGGTAACCTATAACTTCTATATGAACCTTGATCCTACTACTATAAGTGGCCCCGGCTTTGGTGCAAATCAATCAGGAAATCCCTGGTTTAACTTGGCCAACCAATATGCTCCCAGGAACCTACATGACATCATTCGTTGGGCCAGGTATATTATCTTACAATCACCAACGGCCACAGAAGTTATACGGAAATTGGCCACCTACCCAATTACTGACTTTAATATAGACACCAAGAGTGAGCCTTTAAAAAAGAGGTATAGGGATATTTTCAAGTCCTTAAAACTTAAGGAGTCCTTACAGAACTGTGGGTTCGAGTTCTTTTCAATTGGTAATGTATTCGTTTCAATCTACTTGCCAATAAACCGTGAACTGGTCTGCCCTAAGTGTTTGACTAGACATAGTAGTAAAAAAGCCTCTTTCCTATCCTTTAAGAAGTGGGAATTTACAGGAGCCTGCCCTACCCATGGATGTGGATATTCTGGTGTATTTACTCGTCATGATTCCAAGTCAATGAACGTAGCCGACATCAATATCATTAAGTGGACTCCAGAACATATCGTAGTAAACCATAATCCTATTACTGGAGAAAAAGACTTTTACTATAAGATACCCAATTCACTCAAACAGAAGATTCAAAGAGGAGATAGGTTAGCCGTCAATTCAACCCCTTGGGGGTTTATAGAGGCTATCAGACATAATCAGGACTTTAAGTTTGATACTGATGCCATCTTTCATTTACAGAATATTTCTACTGGTGGTAGTATTGAAGGCGTGGCCGTCCCTCCAATGTTGTCCCTGTTTAGCCTGGTCTTTTATCAGGCAACCCTTAGGAAGGCAAATGAGGCCATAGCCACAGAGTATCTGACCCCGCTCAGAACAATCTTCCCACAGGCCCAGACGGGTAATTCAGACCCGTCCCTGGCCCTAAACCTGAAAAACTTCCGTAATATAATGGAAAATGCCATTAGATTACACAAAAGGGATAAGAACCACTATCTGATTGCTCCGGTACCTATTGGATATAATGCTCTGAGTGGGGAGGGTAAAAACCTAATGGTAAGCCAGGAGATTGCCCAGGCCGAGGAACAGATCCTTATTAGTCTAGGAGTCTCTCAGGAACTGCTTAGTGGTACTACCAACTGGACTAGTACCAGCGTAGGTCTACGTATGATGGAGAATACTCTTCTGTCTTATATCTCTAGGATTGAAGACCTTGTATCTTGGAGCATGGCCAAGATTACAGCCTACTTGGGATTAGCTAATGTAGAAGTCTCAATGGTGCCTTTCCGTCTGTTGGACGACCCAGCCTTTAAACAATTACTACTTAGTCTTGCCTCAAGCGGTAAAGCCTCCCTTACCACGTTGTTTGAAGAGAATGGCTTAGATTTTCACAGCGAGATGGAAAATCTTATTGACGAAGCCGCAGCCGCAGCCTCTTCTGTAGTCGAAACTCAGGTTAGGTCCGAGCAGGCCCAATTTATGGCGGCCTCCAAGGCAGGAGAGGATATTACCAAAGACCTATCTTTCGTATCCGCCTTGGCCAAGAGTCAGATGATATACGAACAGATATCTGGAGCTAGTCCAGAAGATAAAAAGGCTATGCTCAATCAGCTAAAAATGGCTGACTATGGTCAATATTGGATGGTCAGTCAATTGATGGCAGGAGTCCTACAAGAAGAACAACCCCAAACTCAGGTAGAACAACCACAACCTCAGGAGAATACGGATGCTAAACAGGGACAGTAATATGCCATTAATGTCCTCTACTAAAAATGAGGCCAATGATTATAACATTAAGTACCTGAAGGTTGACCTTGATGATGCCTCTGGAATAGTGGACTTACAAGATATAGAAACTAGAGCCTTAAGGGATGCTGGTGTACAAATAATGACCCGTGATAAATTCACTTTTATGGATCGGTACTTTATGATAATTTCTTATATGGAACGAAATGCAGCCTAAATTAACTCCCATCTATTCTGACCCTAGCGACATTAATAGACATGCCGATTCTGTCCTGGAAACGGCCTTGACCGAGCAGTTCCCTATTGAGAGCAAGAATTATATCTTACAGGTCAGTAATGTAAAAGCAGATCCTAAGAAGTTTACGGCAAATGATGAAAAGACGGCCATCCTACAATCCAAGTCTTTGACCTATCCAATTAGAGGAGACCTAACCTTGACCTCCAAGGCCACGGGTAAGGT